AAGTGGATGTATCCAGCTGTAGAAGCGCTTAATAGTATTCCAGAAGCGTTTAAGTATGCAACATCAGAGTGGGAAACTATAGTTAAATCTTTAGAAGAAGAATATAGGGATTAATCGATGGGAATAGTAGCGACAGATATATTAATTAAGTCTATGTTAGAGGCGGCCATTGCCGATCTTAGATCTAATGAGTGGATACTGGAAGATATTTTTTCTTCTCTAGCGGATGACCCAATATCCTCCCCTGAAAGCGGATGGAAAGAGGTTAGATCCGCTATAGATTGGTTTCAAAAAACAGATATTCCTGTTCTTATGCAGCATCGGGTTGGCGATGCACCAAAAATACCCTGCATTTCTATAGCTTATCAGCCAAGTCGAGAGATGGAAGAAAGAGCTTCATTGGCTGATGATGGATTTGAGGAGGATTATTTACTCGATGGAAACTCAGGAACAGCCGCTGTCCAAAAAATCACCAACAATTTTACCCCAGATAAGTTCGACAGTTCGGACGGTTTGTTTATTTTACCTAAAGGGGTTGATACGAGTTCTATGGTTGTTGGTAATTTAATAGTAGCTAAGTCAGGTAAACATTATGATATTATCCAGATAGTCGGATCAGATCAGGTAAAACTAAAACCTGACATTAATGAAGATTTTACGGATTGTTATGTGGCACCGAAAAGTCGAATATGGAACGTAAAAAGAGAGCAAACTTTTATTAGCGAGTCTTATCAGATTGGATGTCACACTCAAAACGACCCAGCAACCACATATTGGTTATGGCAAATAATCTTCTATTCGTGTTTGAGATATAAAGAGGCTTTCCTGGAAGGTAGAGGTTTTGAATTATCTGGGTTGCAATCTTCCGCACTGGAAAGAAATCAAGAGTTTCAATCTGAGAATGTATTTTCTAAATACGTAACAATTTCAGGTCAAACTTGCGGATCTTGGATAAAATACATAGCACCTAAACTGGAAGGTGTTAAGGTTTCCGTAGAGATAGGCGACACTGACGGAGCTTTCGATACAACCATTTACGGAGAGGATGTTAAAAACTGCCCACCTACATGGTCTATGGTTGGCGACCTAGATGAAGATGAAGATCTAAGTGTTGATGAGGATGAATGTTAATGAAAGTTTCTGTTATTGCAATCCATCACCCAGAATTTGATAATTTAATCCTTCACGGCAAAAGAAGAGATAATAAAAAATGGACTATCCCTGGCGGAGGGGCGGACGGTGGAGAATCTGCGATTAAGTGCGCCAACAGGGAATTAATGGAAGAAACCGGACTTAAGATACCTAAATTGAAGTATTGGGGTAAAAAGATAATCAAAGGTAAGGATGAAGATATTGAAGTATCTTTATTTGTAGGGAAATGCCCAAAGAGTCTTAATCTTAAAATAGGTGAAGATCCGGACGAAGAGATGGTTCATTTTAAGTTTTTAGACCCTCTAGTTCATGGAAATTTACACGTACCGATGAATCGAAACATCTTAAAGGAATATTTGAGTGAAAAAGTTAAATAAATCAAATAATTTCGAACCCCTACATCAAAAAATAAGAGGTATTGCGGACTCTTACGCTGAATCTAAAGGTTTAAAGCTAACCCACAAAGAGCCTATTATTCCTGTAGATAAAGGCCGTGGTAAAAAAATAGCCGACGCTTACGAGTCTATGAGTCACGAACCTAACAATCGCGACGTAAAAGAGTCGTACGACGCACTAAATAAAGAGACTGTAGATCAGTACAACCACATAAGAAACAGCGGGGTTGGTTTTTCTCCTATACCTGAAGGAAGCAGCAATCCATACTCTAATTCAAAAGACATGTTAAGTGATTTACATGAAAATAACCACTTATGGTATTATCCAACATCTTCTGGTTTTGGTAGTTCTGAGTCCGACAGTGACCACCCCTTACTTCAAAATGTAAAAACGGTTGATGGTGATATGAAAGCTAACGATGTTTTTAGGGCGGTTCATGATTTTTTCGGTCACGGCAAAGAAGGTCACCATTTTGGACCTAGTGGGGAAGATGCGGCATGGAAAACACACACACAAATGTACTCACCTTTAGCGCAAAAAGCCTTGTCTTCAGAAACTAGAGGTCAGAACTCCTGGGTTAATTTTGGAGTGCACGGGGAAGAAAACAGATCTAACCCTAAAAATACAATATATGCAAAACAAAAGGCGGGTATTATGCCGGAATGGACGAGAGATATAAGCAAAAAAGAAACCCTTAGGAAGTCATATCATCCGGCAGTTCACGGTGGGAGTCATTTTATATTCAGTACTGAAAACCCTAAAGTTAAGCCTAAGATCCAGATGACTCCAGAATCTGTAATATCTAAATTAAGAGCTAGTGGTGAAAAAGTAGAAGAAACTCATGGCAGGTACGGTTCACCAGAAAAATCAATTATTGTTCATGATCCAAAAAATATAGATCAATTACACAACCTTGCGGCCAATCTAGGTCAAGAATCTGCGATAGTTTCTAATGGTGGTGCCCATGAAATGCATTACTATGCAGGAATGCATGCCGGAAAAGTAAGACACGGACAAGGAACTCAAACTTTTGATCAAAAACCTGATGATTTATATACGAAAGTTTCCCATCCCGACAACACCCACTCATACTTTCAACATAATTTTGACTGGGATGATAAAAATCTAAAATCAAAACTTGAAAAAAGTAATATATCTGAAGTGGTCGCGTCTGCTTTAGGTGATGTAAATAGAGAAAGGTCGAGCCTTAGAAAATACTACGGTTTGATGTATGGAGACAAAATAGAAAAACACCTAGAAATAAGAACAAAAGATAGAGTTTTTGTTTCTATGGATGGGGACAATATTGGAGCGTCAGTGGAAAGAGCTGCTATGGCTAACGACCTGCAAACAATAATGCAGCAATCCAAGATTATCACTGAAGGCCAAAGGATGATACGGCAGTGGGCTAAAGCTCAAGATGCCGACATTTATATTGACGGCGGCGATGACATAGCTTTCACTTTACCTGCTGATGCCGTAGGTTCATTAAATGCTCTCCGTAAACTTTACGGCGAAAAAACTGGATATACCATCACTATTGGGGTCGGCGACTCTATTTCGATGGCCGGACATGCTATGCTTTTCGGTAAACTTAGAGGTAAAAATCAAGTTAACCAGTGGAGCCCAGAAATAGACGAAGAATTAGAGAGGGTTAGTCGTACTTTATCACCTGAAGAAAAAATGCAAGATCATGGGTTGTTAGGTAAAATGGAAGACCTGGAAAAGGCTGTGGCTCCTCCGACCCGACCAGGTGAAATATCTCCTGATGGGCGGTATGTTAGTAAGCATCATAAAGGTGCTGGAGTTCAAGCTTGGCATTATAACCCTGAAATCTCGAATAGTTATGATAAGTTCATAGACGAGAATAAAGAGTCTTTTTTAGCTAAGCATCCGCCGGAACACCAAAAGATCGTAGGAGACCTTATAGATTCAGTGAGGGGCGACTTTAATAGGCATTTTGTCATAGGGAAGGACCGAAGAGGGAGCACAGATAAGATCAGAGCTAGGCATATTAGAGGGTTAATGATGGGGAATGATAATTATTCATTAAACGTATCAAGCCCTACATCGTTAAATTTAACCGCCCACGTTCGTCATGGAAGTACACCTAAATCTTCAAGTTGGAATTTTTCTTCAAATAAAGCTCAAGTTCCTGGAGAAACTGCCGATAAAGGTGTTGTAACTTCTACTGGAGGCCATTATGTCAGCAAAAGTGATAAAGTTATTTCCGGTTCAATCAGCGGCAGGGGTAAATCCTTGGGATATGACCAGGGATCAATTTATGGAATATCTGAGCTGGTACGGTGTAGAAGATATTACGGAGTCTCAAGAGGAAGCTCAAGCCTTGCTAAATCATCACAAAATCTAAAATTAGAGCATTATAGTGTCCAACCGAATCTCGACAATATAGATCCTGACCATATGGGTGCGGGAGTTGGCTCTCGAGGCAGAGAATCTAAATACGGCACCCCAGAACCTAAATTCTCCTTCCATTACCGAGCAGGCACTACACCTGAAAATGTCGTAGTTTCCCAGTCAAAATCTAAATATAATCTAGAGTTAGAGCCACATCATAGCATTTATGATATAGGTAAAGATCCTGATGGTATCTATAAAAAACTAAAAGAAGATTCGCAAGGCCGCCAGGTGAACCCTGGAATAGTTCGAATGGATGAATATCGCCAAGCTATTAAGGATGCTGGCCATTACGGTTTTTATAATTCCAACCATGACTCCCTATCTCACGCTGTAGCGTTATTCTATAAACACCCAGCAAAAGAAGATACTTCATTTCGCAAAGCCGAAGATCTATACGGCTTACGCAAAAACAGCGAAAGTGTCAAGAAACTCAAAGAGAAGTACCTTAAACCTGCGGGGTTGTCTTCCGAAGATAAAATCAAAAATATCAAACAATCCTACCTTGGGGTTCCAGAGACTACCAGGCAGAATCACACTCGCCGTATATCTGAAATAAAACGCCAATTTAAAAATAGAAACGAAAACCCCCAAAATGACCCGCTAAAGGTTGGTGCAAAAATAGCAAGACAAACAATGAAAAAAGCGAACCCAAAAACCTTAGATTATAGCGCCATAAATCAAATAAAACAAAAACCTTCAGCCCCTAAAACCTTAGACTACGGCAAGATGGCTCAAATAAAACAAAAACCTTCAGCCCCTAAAACCTTAGACTACGGTAACATGTCACAATCGATACCGACACCTAAAATAACCCCCCCGTCACCTAAAAGACCTGAACTTACAACTCCGGTAAGTGATGAGCATAAACAAGCTAAGATGGCAAAATATCTTAGATCTAAACTAAAAAAACCTAATCTAAATTCAGACTAAAGTATTCCTTGGAGAGGAAAATGACAAAAATCAAAGATTTAATCAAAAACGAGTTGTGCGAAACTTTTAAACCTAGATTCCAAAGTCTTAATAAGGGGTTAGGGGTAGCACCGGCTGGTGGTGGAGATGGAATGGGGCCGCCTAAAGCAAAAATGCCTCCTATGATGCCAAAGCAAAAAAAACCAGCAAGTCAAACACCACCTACCGCAGCACCGAAAGCTCCGAAGGCACCAACAGCTCCGAAAGCTCCTGGGGCTAGTATGCCAAAAGTAGCTGGAAAGCAAGTTGGGGGAGGGTTCAATAAAGAAGAAAAAGGAACATCTCAAGCTAAATTCCACATACATCAAGATGGCCATAAAATAACTGACGAGTCGGAAACCTTAAGCGAAATACACAAAAAACACGGTAAAGATATAGAATCTAAGGGTTTTGTTTTAGTTGAAGATAAAGTAAAGAAAAGTGAAATCATAAAATCTGAAGTTATGGGTGGATACCGGCCTGTATTTTTAGGTAACATTAAAGACTTAGCGAAAACCTCTCCACTTTTAGCTATAGCGTCCGTACCTTATGCATCATTAAGTAAGGCTGGCACCCAACATATTATCGCGGGGGTTCACGTACCTAATGAGGTAGCACCTCCTCCAAAATCTAAGAAAGTTAAAGGAAATAAAGATCAAGGGTCAGGTGGGCAAATCACTCACAAAGAAGAGATTCCTGCAAATAAGGTAATTAAGCCGGTTGATAGTTTAGAGAAAGACGTAGTTAGTATGACTACTGGTAAAAAGATCAATGCTACTAAAGAAAGAGTCGAAAACCAAGGAACTCCGGATATTGCAGCTGCTAGAAAAGAAAATATAAAAAGAATGAATAAACCTCCACTTCAAAACAAACAACCGGCTAAGAATAAAGACCAAGCTATAGCTGATGGTATGAGAGATCGCGAAGAAGAAAGGCGTGAGGGTGTCGCTATGGATGCGAAACATTCAAGTTCGGGCGTTTCTCATAAGACTTCTGAGAAGAATAAGGCCGACGAACGAAAAAGAAAAAATGCTGACATTATAAGGCGCATGAAGAGTGGCACTTTCAAAGGCCGCCGGTCGTAAAACCTAATATATTGTAAGGATGGTTATGACTAAAAGTCGCAAAAAAAAGAAATCCGAAGATGTTAATAAAGGTGAGGTTACTGATATGGGTTTATCTAAAAAAGAAAGAGAAGGTCTGGAGATTGTTGGTGAATCCAAGAAAAAAACAGTCAACAAAAAACTTCCTTCTCGTGTTATGCCTCAATTAACATTTGATTCGTGGTGGATGCAAACCCAAAAAAGACACGGGTTTAAAAATGACATAAAAGAAGTTGTATTTAAGCATTTTAGAGCTAGAGGGTTTCTTGATAGTAAGAAGTTCGACGACGGCCTTAAAGATTTTGGTATCAAATCCTAATATATTTAGGTAGGAGAATATAAACAATGGCACAATCATACACAACAGACGACGGAATAACCCTATACGAACCGGGAGCGGTAGTATCGCAAAAGGTAATCGCAGGGCAAGGCGGTATCGCTACCGCAGGTGTAGTTACTTTGATCGGAGAAGCTAACGAAGGACCTCATTGGTCTGAAGAGGCTGATCTAGACGATAACGTTTTCGGCCCAGATCAGATCGCTGAAGTAACAAGAAAATATGGTAGCGGGAGATTGGTTGATGCCTTTAGAGCTGTTATTGCTGCGGCTAATGATCCAGCTATTGTTGGTGCCGTCTCTCTTATTAAGATTGTTAAAACTAACGACTCCGACGAAGCACAGGCTTTAGTTGAAAGTCAAGGGTTTGGAACTTACGCCACATTAACGGCTAGGCGAGCAGGATCTCCGGGTAATTTAATTAAACATAAGGTTGAAACATCTCAACCAGAAATAGCTCCTTCTACTGGTGTTATTGCATATACACCATCTAGCTCTTCTATTCCTTTTAAGATTAGAATGAACGGAAAAGACCAAAAAACAATCACAGTCGTCGCTTTTACTGATGCGTCAGCTTTAGTTGCTTCAATTGAGGATATTGACAAAGGTATTTTAGCGAACGGAGGGGAAAGAGAAGACCCTCTAGCTACTCTTTCCGGCATATCTTTAACAGCCGCAGCGCCAGCAAGTGATGAACTAACTGTTACTTTAGCTACTGGTAGTATTTTCGCTCCAGTTCCTGATGTTGGCGACACTGTAGTGATCCCTGATTCTGGACAATACGGGGCATCGGCCGCTTCTGCGATTGCGGGAACTGGTAGTGCTAACGTTGGTTCTTATATTGTTTCGTCTGTAGTGAATACGGCATCAAGTGCCACTTTATCACTAAAAGCTATTAATATTACCGGATCAGCTACTGTAGCTGCTTCAGGTGTTGTTTCAGCTGGAGAAGATGATATTGTTGTTTTCAAGCCAATAGAAATATCAAACAAAACAGGAGCCGATAGGAAAGTCGCTGACGGACTTACAGTTGACTGGGCTACAACAACCAATGACGGAACTAATGCGGTACTAGAAATCACTTCAGGTGAAGATTGGGTTGCACAACCTCAAATAGGCGACACTCTTAAAGTAAGCACTACTTTTTCTGGATTAACTCCTGGCTTTTACTTTGTAGTGGCTTCAACATCAAAAACTGTATCGGTTGTTAGACTTTCGTCTGGAACCTCAGGATCTACAGCTACAGAGACGTCGGTCGCTGCTGGTTTTGTAGTAGAAAAAGTTATTATTGATGGTTTCGGCAAATCGATGGAAATCGACGGAACGGTAAGTGAGATCTTTAAAACGTCTGCGGGTGATGCCGTCACTTTTAGTGATTCTGTAATCTACTCTTCTGCCGAATATGAAACAACTACCACTATATCTAAAGGTAACACTGAAGACTCTTTCGATACTTCAGGGTCGATTGTTATTCATATAGGAACAACCAGAGCTTCAGCTAAGGTTGTTATTGACGACACTAAACTTTCATTCTGGGAAGGCGCTTCTGTTGCCTTTGAAGCTACTTTTGATCAGTTTAAGACAATGAAAGATCTATCTGACTTTATTAATTCTCAAACTGACTACTCTTCAAGTTTAGGTAGTGCTAGATTTTCATCTAAAAGTCCTACAGATTTAGACAGAGGTTCTTTTGATATTAGTTCTGTTGGTTGGAAAGTAGGAAGAATCAAAGCTGATGCTGTTGAGTGGGCTACAGAAGTTAGTCAATCTAGCTTAATTACGGTTCAACTTTCAGGTCAATCTGGATTACCAGAAGAAATCACACCAGAAAAATTCTTATCTGGCGGAAAAAGAAACGGAACAACCTCTTTGCAGGTAACTCAAGCATTTGATGTTATGGGCGCAGTAGAGACCAACTTTGTTAATACTCTTTTTTCTAAAGATGCAAGTGATGATATTGTAGACGGTAAAACTGATTCTAGTTCGACCTACACAATCGACGCTATCAATGCACTAGAAAGAAATCACGTTCTAGCTATGAGTAAGCTTAAAGCTAAGAAAAACCGAATAGGTTTCGCTTCAAAGTCTGGCACTTTTACCGAACAAAAAGAAGCTGCCGGAGAAGTCGGTTCTTTCCGAATCGGATTTGCTATTCAAGATTGTAAATTATCTAACTCTCAAGGTCAAATAGAAACGTACCAACCATGGATGAGCGGCGTTATCGCTTCCGGAATGCAAGCGGCGGCTGGATATAAAGGTATCGTTAAGAAGTTCGCTAACGTTAACGGTGTGGTTCATACTGACGGGTTTAACGCCAAGTCTAGTACTGACAGAGAGAGTGCACTAAAGGCCGGTTTACTCATAATGGAACCGGTAAACACTGGAGGCTTTCGTTGGGTATCAGACCAAACAAGCTATGCGGTGGATAATAATTTTGTTTTCAATAGCCTGCAAGCTGTTTATATTTCAGATTTGATGTCTCTAACTTTAATATCTTCCTTTGAAAGGGTTGTTGTAGGTAAGAGTGTTGCTGAAATATCGGCCGCAGCCGCATTAGGTTTCCTTGAGTCTGAGTTGTTTAACTTCAAAAGACTGAAATGGATAACAGCATCAGACGATGCCCCTAAAGGTTGGAAAAACGCCAGTATTAAAATACAAGGCGGAGTTATGAGAGTTTCTGTGGAAGTTAAGTTAGCTGGACTTATCTATTTCGTTCCAATCAATCTAGCTATCAGCGAAGTAACTCAAGAAGCTGCTTAAATAGGAAGACAAGTAAATGGGAAAAGCAAAAATATTAACAGGTGCCAGAGCCAAAGTTTCAATTAACGGTAATACTGTAGGATTGTTTGCGAACTGCTCCTGGTCTATCAGACAAGATAAAGCTCCGGCGTACATTCTAGGCAGATATAATCCTGCCGAGATCACACCGACGTCTCAAGAGCCAGTCTCTTTAAGCTTAACCGGTTATCGAGTTGTTGATGCCGGACCTTACGCTGTAGCTAACGCTACATTACTAAGAGGGCTTCTCGAAGAGGAAGATTTTGATGTAACTGTTTCTGACAGGCAAAGCGGTAAGATTATTTTCACTGCGGTTGGTTGTAGAGTTGGTGGTTGGTCATCGGGTGTCGCAGCTAGAGGTGTTAGTGATATTAGAATCGATATTACTGGTATTAGAGGTGAAGATGAGTACGGAATAGCGCAAGGCGGTGACGACGACATCGGCGGATCTAACTTGGACGACGGATCATAATTTTTTAAAAATTTTTAAATGAAAAAGAGGGCTTTTTAGCTCTCTTTTTTTGTCTTCCGTGCTATAATAGTTATAGGTGGAAGTTAATAATAACCTTGAAGGTGTGCCTCACTTTCGTTTTTTTGTTTAATTTGGAGTTGTATTTTGTTGTTAAAAAAAGAAGAGCTTATGAAGGATTTTAAGGGTTGGAATTATGATGGATGGTCAAACATGGCAAAGGTTGTCTATAAAAGGACATACGCAAGAAAAAAAGAAAAAGGTTCAGATATTTTAGAAGACTGGCCGGACACTTCTTATAGATCTATTATGGGATCTATCAAGCTGGTCGATAAGAAATTTATTAAGGATGATGAGCAAAAAAAATTATTTAAGTATTACATGGAAAGAAAAGCCACCTCAGCCGGTAGGGGGTTGTGGATCGGAGGTACCGATTTTGTTGATAAGGTTGGAGGTGCCGCGTTAAATAATTGCTGGTTTTTAACGGCATCTAATTGGAATAATTATGTCATATCTCAAGATCTTCTTATGCTAGGAGGAGGTGTAGGTATGAGCGTAGAACATAGATTTGTGTCTAAGCTACCTCCCGTAATAGACTCTGATATAGCAATTGAACATAAAGCTACAAATGACGCTGATTTTATTGTCCCTGATTCGAGGGAAGGGTGGTGCAAACTCACTTATAAGGTTTTAGAGTCTTTTTTCGAAACAGGGGAGAGTTTTACTTTTTCTACAGTGTGTTTGAGAGGTGCAGGGGAGGCAATCTCGGGCTTCGGAGGTACAGCTTCTGGTCCTTTGCCTTTGGTAAACTTCATAAAAGAATTAACATCTATTTTAACCTCAAGAAAAGGCAAGCATATACGACCTATTGACGCTGCCGATATTTTATGTTCAATTGCCAATATGGTTGTTGCAGGGAACGTTCGAAGGTCAGCTTTGATGATACTAGGAGACCCTTGGGATAAAGAGTTCCTTACGATTAAGCGTTGGGATATCGAAGGAAACAGAATACCTTCATATCGATACAGAGCTAATTTTAGCGTCATAGCTGACGACTACTCAGACCTTCACCCTTTGTTTTGGGATTCTTATAATGTAGGAGAACCTATAGGTATCTTTAACAGGAAAAATGCTCAAAAATATGGAAGGATGGGTGAAGAAAAGCCAGATAGTTGCATTGGTGTCAACCCTTGTGCAGAGGCTACATTGGAGGAGGGGGAACCTTGTAATCTTTATGAGATTTACCTATCTAGAGTTAAATCAGAACAAGAGTTGGTCGATATTTGTCGATTAGTCACTAGAGCTGCAATAAGAACAACCTGCGCTTTTTATCACCATGAAGTAACTCAAAAAGTGATTTCTAAGAATAGGCGTATCGGGATAGGGCTTACAGGTATCTTAAATGCCAAACTTTACACTAAAGCGTCATTAGATCTAGCGTACTCTACAGTAAAAAAAGAGGCAGAAATGTATTGCGCTGAGATGGGCATACCTAATTGCGTCAGATTAACAGTAATAAAGCCGTCAGGAACTTTAGGTAAATTAGGTGATTGTTTGGAGGGTTGCCATCCCGCCTATAGTCGATACATGATCCAAAGGATAAGGTTTTCGTCTGATGATGGTTTACTACCCGAACTTAAAGCGGCGGGTCATTATATGGAAATGGAAAAAAACCAGGATGGATCACCTAAACCCGAATCTACAGTGGTTGATTTTTATTTAGATAATGGCGAAAATACGCCATGTGCTGATACGGGCTTTAATACAACTAAACAGTTAGATACACTATTGGATCTTCAAAAGCACTGGGCTGACCAGGCCGTTTCGATAACTGTTTATTATGAAAAAGAAAAGTTAGATGTAATAAAAAAATGGATCAAAGATAACCTAAAAAATATAAAATCTATATCGTTTTTGCTGCATCAAGGTCACGGTTTTATTCAAGCACCAAAAGAACCTATAACGAAAGAGAGGTATCAGGAGTTGACACAGCCGGTAAAGTCGATTAATGTAAGTAATGTAAAAGAGTCATCTGAGCTAGATTCTAGTGACTGTGAAGGCGGAGCTTGTCCTGTAAGGTAGTTTTTTATGATCCGTCTTCTGTTTAATTACCCCTGTGCTTGTATTTGTATTTTTTAATAAGAGTTCTCTTTTTCATCTCCCGTAACAGCTCAGGCCAGTTGCGGGAGTTTTCTTTTGTGGAGTACATTAAAGGTCTCATTATTGATGTTTTGTTTGCGTGTTTTAAGTTTAATGTGCAATGTCCTAGTTCATGATAGATAAGCTCTTTTTGGTGTCTGAGGGGTATCGAGGTGAAGTGATTGATATTGATAGTTATGTGGTTTGTGTTTAGATTACAGCTGGCGCTGCGGTTTTGGGTGGTTTTTTCTGTGGAATATGTGGTGTAAACCTTAACGTTAAAGTCTTTTTCGAACTGTAATGTAATGGCACTCGCAAGTGCCATTACAGCTAAGAATGTCAAAGGATTTCAGCCTCTAACGCCTTAATATAGAAGTTGATTTCGTCATCAAATGCGTAACCCAGAGGCATATTAACCCTCTTTTCTGCTATTTCTCTTTTTCCCTTGATAGCACTTTTAACTAAGAACGACTGGTCTTTTTTGATTTTCGTTTCTTTCATCCAATCTAATTTTTCATACATTTGACGGGTTGCTTCTACTCTAACATCTCTTATGTCTTGCAGATCCCCTTCAGGTATTTCGTGTTTTTTCACTTCCCCTCCACGGGTATTTCCACAGTTCAAACCTAATAGATAGAAATCAGATGACTTTTTTTCTCTAAACCATTTGATGCATTTTTTGTTTACCCAGACACCCCAAAAAACTTGCATATTACCACCCCTCACTTAGGTCGAGTTCTTCTTCGACAGGGTCTTCTTTAGGTTCATCTTCCTTCTCAATGACCTTATCGGAAGGTTCCTCGTAAATCTTTAGGTTTTTTAATACATTGCCGGATTTAAGGATCTCGCAAGACTGTAAGAAAGAAATAAAGACGACATTAATAAGGCCTGCATTGTCATCTTTTTGTTGTAGTTCTAATAGAGGATCATCATAAAAAGAGTGAAATATATCCCACAGTGTTATCATTTTACCGGAAGAGCAAACACCTCCACCTTTGCCTTTTGTGGTTTTAATGACCCCCCTGCTATTTAGCTTCCTAACCACCCTCTGAAGGCTGTGATCTTGTATTTCCAGCTTAATACACAACTCTCCTACCGTAGACGGTTTTTCGGTTAATAGGTTGACGAGATTGATAGCTGTGTCGATATCTTTATTGAACTTAATCATTGGTTATGGCCCTCTAAGGTGTGCTTGATTAGTGCTTTCGAGGCGACAGGCCATCGACTCTCGATCATTTTAAGTATAGGTTGAGCTATAAGTTGAACCTCTAATTGAGCATGCGAGTCAAGCCTCAACCCTAAAAAGTGAATCCAGTTTCTTAGGTTTCCCGTCATCCAGAATTCAGTCATAGCATTTTGCGGCAAAACACCTCTAGCTATCTCTCTTGCTTCGCCGCCATCTATCTTTTTGTTGTAAAGTTCCATAGCGGCACTGTGAAATACTTCAAGGTCTTTATTAGATCTCTCGATTTCGGATTCGCTCATATCTCCGTCAGAACACTGTTTGCTATTTTTGTGTTGCTTTCTGGCTTTCGGTAAGTAAAACTCAATATTTTCAGATGTATATCTTCGTGATATTTCATTGTAAGAGAAGGTCCTGTGTCGGTGTATTTGGCTTCTTATGTACATAGGACATTTGATTTTCACACTTAAAGAGCAGTGCTCGAAAGGGGTTAGGTGTTTATTTTTAGCTAGATAGTTGATCAACTTAATGTCCGAATCTTTCAGTGTTTCTATTGTTTTTCCGAAAGAAACTCTGGCCGCATTCACTACCGTTACGTCGCTGCCCATACTATCAATAAAAGTCGCCGTTATTTCAGTCATTTTTTTCCCAAATAAAATGTTGTATTTTTTACTTAACCTAGAACCTTCCATTTTTAATCTAACCCTCTCTACTATGTAGTCGGGCTCCGCATTGAACTCGTTGTTCCACGAACTGAGGGTGCCACTTGAATCACCCCTGGTTTCACTTATGAATCCGTAATTTCTCAGTATTTGACTGAACCTTTGATTTGGCCGCTCCGCCACCAAAAAACCTAGCATTTTAACTAACTCATCATTAGCTTCTTCTCTGTTCATGCTTCACCTTTTGGGTTACTTAACAGGTCTATTTCTTTGTTGTTCTTTTCTATCATTTTATTGAAATTCTCAACAAAATCATTAAACACGACCTTAACAATAGAATTGATAGGCATATTATTTTCTTCTGAAGTTTGTTTGCAAAAATCAAACAGCTGCTCGGCAGCCATGTAAGAGATGTCGTCCGAGTTAGAACTAACTGAGACGAAACATCTTTCTCTTTCTTTGTCTAATATTGCTAAGGCTATATGGTTGCCTTTTTCTTTACATAAAGCCACTAAAAGGCTGACTGCCTCTTTGAGTTGTGGCTGGTCGATCAGATCTTCTTTCATTTCAATGCCCTTATTTTAAAGAAAATAGTAAAATAACCCCTGGGACGGACAGCGCGGTTAAAATTAAAACTAAAAAAAGAATATTAAACGCTGTGTCGTCTTTGTTTTGTTTAATTATTTCATAGTCTTCTGGGTTGCGAATGGGATCATAATCCCAACCCTGTAAATTATGTACCCCTAAAACATTCCCGCTCTTTTTAAGTCTAATAAAACCTCCATCTTCCAGGTGTTTCAGTAGTTCATGTGCTTTCATTTTTTAACCTTCTTTCTTCGTTCCTTTTCTCTTTTTCAAGCCACTCTAACCATAACACACCCTTAGTTAGTTCGTCTAGAGGGTATTTCTTTTTTTCTATTGTGGAAAGTGGCATCTTTTCCATTATTTCTATGTCTTTAATCATGCGTCCGTGTAGTGCTAGGAGTGTGTCGGCGTCAGGTGTGGATTGAGGTAACAGTTTCTTCTTCTTTCTCATAATCTACCTTTATTTTTAAGGTTAATCATACGACAGTGATGTTAACATAAATTGCTAATATAACCTAATCTTTTATTTGAAAAGCACGGGCTTTTTATGTCTCACGGGAGACAACTGTTTGTTATGACAGAGGAATAAATAATGACTCAGTTTTTTAGTCCTACGTCCGGATTAACGGAACGTACGTGGCCGTCTGTAATATTGTCGCCTATTTCCGTAAATGGTCATGTTATTTCAGTAACTTCCACTGTCGGTCTTAAAGTTAAGATGACGGTAACCCTATCCAAGCCCGGCTTAACCAAGCAACAATTTGAAATAAAAAGAGTATTCGACAGTAAAACCTTAATGGTTGGACCTATCGGTAAAAATATTAAAAAAGTCAGTGAAGCTGAAGCTTTTGATGGTGGTACGTTATACGCACAAGAGCAGTCTAGAAATAAGCTAGGCGACTCTCCAATACTAAGAGCGGTTTACGAAGAAGAACCTACCATAGCAATCAGAACCATAGATGTTGCACCTGACGGCTCCTTAATCGGCACCCCTGCCGCCGAAATATCCAAAATAGAACCAGACTCCCATTTTACTTACGGAGTCGCTTACGAGCCAACCTCGGTAAGAGATTATATCCCCTCAAAAAAAGTATATCAGGGAAATCTAACTATGTCTATTTCGGGCTCTTCTATAACCCTAGACGCCCTGTCGGGTTGGATGGTCAATGGAGCTAAGTTTCTAGCTATGGACTCAACAGACACAAACAACATAACAATATTGGATGAGTTTGAAATAACTAGTGTTTCCGGCACAACATTAACAGTATCTCCCACTCCAGCGTCTAATTTTTCTGGAATAGGTAGAGTGGATGGATCACTAGGCGAAGCGGTTAAGGTAACTAACTTCAAATACGGATCTGCTTTCGAGATCATAAAGGTTTACATTGGATCGTCCACCGTTAACGCCGACGACATCATAAGGCACATAAGAGAAACATGAACTGGGCACTACTAATAAAAAAATTCATATCGTTTGGTGTTTTGTTTGGCGGCCCAGCTAAAAAACTTGCTGGTATTAACGATTTCGCCAACTTAATGGTAGGTGTCTTCACATTTAACCCGACAGGCAATATCGTAACTTTCCCCCAACCATTACCGGTTTGGGCTAAACCTGACAGGTACTTTCGAGTAACTGATGGAGGAGGAAGTAATAATACTGCATTATTTAAAATAAAAACGATAGACCCTTTAACTAATACGGTAGAGGTTTTCCAGCCAGTTGATTCATTTTCTGGCCTGGCCACTCTTGATGGTAGAATATGGGCAATAATCGACAATTCAGCTATAGCGAAAGCCTCATCTACTGGCTCCACAATATTTAACGTACATAACCGAAATTCAACAGGTATTCCTGATGGTTCCGGCATAGCCTTAACTTACGCAGAGCATTACCATGATGAACCAGAAACAGAGCAAGATCAGGGTGAAATAATATCCCACCTTAGGAATGAGGCTGGGGGTTTAAGTATGGTTACAGATAGTTGCACTAACCAATTGGTGGATGTAGGGCCTTTGGTTGTAATTGATAGTGAGGGGGTTGTTGTTAGGGCAAGAACAGATAATCCCGTAAATAGTTGTTATCCACCAGAAGGGAAGTGTTATTAATGGGATTTCATCATAAAATGAGGGGTGGCGATTTGCACGCCCCATCTAACGAGCAAGTTCATAATAATTCAGCTACAGTGATAAATAAGATGCAAGTTGTGTCGCTGGATGGGATGGGATTAACCAACCCCCAAGTTGTCTTAGCTGACCCTCTAGTTAGATCTAATTTCGGAGTGGCGTCAGAGCAGATAGTTGTTGGCAATTCCGGTACTGTCACTGTTGTTGGTTTTATGTTGGGTGTTGATACCTCAGCTTGGCCTGATGGAACTGTTCTTTATAGTACTAGTTCCGGTAACTTATCATCCACAGCTTTAGGGTCGCCGGTAGCTACCGTTATTAGGCAGGACGCTAATTGCGGAGTTTTGTATGTTATTGCCTTGGGAGACCTACTGCTAGACTTTGTTAACCCTTGGTTGTTAGATGGAAACTCAGGAACAGACGAAGATATAAACCACATAGGTACCAATGATTACACCGGATTAACAACAAAAACTAACAACCTAAGAAGAGGTTTTGTTGATAAAGATGGCAGGTTCGCTTTTGGCGATTTAAAACCAGAAAAGTTTATTCACATAAAAGCCCACAGCGATAAACCTGGATCTGGAAATCAAATCGACACCTTTTCTGTTGATACCTCAGATGCTGCTTTTAATGCGGCATACTCTTTTGTTGTGCCAGATCAAGGGGTTATACAGATTAAGATTAAAGTAAACGCAAGGCAAGGCGTTACTGATCGAGCTGGGTTCGAAAGGACAGCTTTGTTTTTCAGAGAAGGCGGTACGGCGCAGCTCCAAGGCGGAGTGCAGTCGGATTTTACTTCCAGGTCAGACCTTCTTTTTGATGTGTCATTTAGTATTATTATGGATACTGTGGTGTTTCAAGTCAAGTCGAGGTCGGCAGATTTCACATCCTGGGTTGGCTCAGTAAACTTGGATGTTTTAACCTAATAATAGATAGTGTATTATTTTTAAAAAAACGGAGAATATAGAAAAATGGCAACAATAGAAAATCAAATCACGGTAGGTGGTAAATTAATATTAGAGGTCGATTCCGACCCGTCAGCGGCATCAGGAACTCCTGCGCCGGTAGGCTCCGAAGCGATGCTGGAAGGCGGAGGTCCATTAGGTACCAACTGGATCAAAGTTGGACCTCTAGATACAGCCTGGGATAAGGTAGTAACAGTATCTGATAATACCATGGTAGATAGCGGCCTTTTCCGTAGAGTTGCCATGTATGACACTGACCCGAGCGGAACTCACCTAAATGACATCCTTATTCAAAACGGCTTCGATATTGATGTTATCATGGAAGCTCAACTAACCAGATCTGCGGCCATCACTTACAGTATTCCAAATCCGGGCGACGCTATCACTTCAGCCGACTTTGTGCTGACTGAAGGTATCCAAACAATTAATGGTGATAAAACATTCAACGAGAATGTTACGATTCAAGGCAACTTGGATGTCAACGGAACATTGACCAGTATTGATACTGTCAACACTACAATCAAAGATGCATTGATCACACTAAACAAAGGTGGAGCAGTAGGTTCCGCTAGCAATTCCGGTGTTGAGTTTGAAGAAAACAGTATTATAACTGGATTTATCAAAACTAATGCAGCAAGAGATGGATTGCTAATTAAATCACCAGCAAGCACTGGAGTCTCGGAAGTTATTGGTACTTCGGCAGATCAGACGTACAACTTCCCGGACGAAGACGGTAGAATGGTGTTACAATCCTCTGTAGCTTCCGGAGTGGTAAGTCAGATTTCTTCATGGAAAACCGACGAAACGCTTCACAACGCAACAGGTGTTGGAGCAGACTCTTTAACTTGGGATTCTTCAAATCAGCGCTTAGGTGTAGGAACTCCATCACCAACAGAAAAATTCCACGTAGCTGCCGGCAATGCTCTTTTTGGTGCCTCAGTTAAAATTAGACATCAAGATGTGTCCGACTTCAGACAAGAACAAGACGCAACAACAACTACAAACGGGACATATACGTCCGTTAAAACTATAGCTATCCCTCTGGATACTGTAGTTATTGTTAAATCTTTTATTACTGGCAGAAAAACTGGCGGGACCGGGAACGGAACTGTAGGTGATGCTGCTGTATATGAAAGAACTGCGGCATTTAAGAATGTTGGTGGTACTGTCAGCCGTATCAGACAGCAAGCTGACTTTACAGCGGAGGATGTGAATTCTTGGTCATCAAGAATGGTCGTCTCTGGAGGTAACGCTTCAGTAGAAGTTAGAGGTTCATCTAACAATAATATGAGCTGGGAATCAACAACCGTATTTCAAATCTTAGACTAAGAGTAACTTATGGCACTGCTGGACGAAATAAGTTTAGGTAATATAGCAATCATGGAAGTCGATCAGCCACCTAATACAGGTGGCGGTATCGCCGCTCCAGAGGGTGCTGTAGCTATTGTTTCGTCGGTAGGTCAAGGAGCTTTTTGGCAAAAGATTGGGCCATTAGATACGGATTGGGTGGTGTTCTTATCAGGAACTGACCCTTCTAGCTTTAATGGTCGGATTATTAATGTCGGATTTTACAGTGACGATGATTCTTGGGCTAAATGGAGCACTAATCATAACAAAAAAACTGACGAATTACCTTATAGAATCCCCTTCGGGTCTAAGCTGATAGGTTACAATTTATCTTTTAAGGGTAATAATGACTCTTTCTATTTAGAGTTCTATAAAAACGGAACACTAACAGCAAATAGAGTTTTTCAGCAACAATATAGTAACATTAATCAAGCGGTTAATATCACTATGACACCTATAAGTTTCAGTGCTGGCGATGAATTAGCTCTTCGGTTTAAAAAAATAAGCGGCAGTGATGTAGATGATGCATATGTAGAGCTGTTTTTTGCTATAGTTGATGATACTGCAATTAATAATACCTGGAATTTAGGGGTGTAATTTTGTTTATTTGTGCTTATATGATTGGAGGTGTTGGGGTTAACTTACTAGAATCTTACGGAGTAAGAGACTTAAGTGGGAATCTGCCTTTTGTAGCTTCTGATGTGGTGCCCGCCAATTACACAGACATAACTTCCATCGACTCATGGGATAAGCACGGATTTCATACCGGAAAAGACTATAAATTCATCCGAAAAGAAATTGCTATTATTGCCGCAACTACAGGTTGGACAAACCTAACACTAGCCGAAAAAACAACCGTAGTTGACTGGTTCGCTATAGGTAAAACCGAAAGAGATGAAATCTACACTACAGCACAGCAAATAACACTAGCTGGCGACTTTCACAAACAATCCACACAATCAAGAAAATCTCGATCCGAAACTGTTATGCTTATTATTTATAATTATTTCGCATGGTCGGAAGTTGAATCTATAGTTAATGTTATCGAACTAGATAATCTATTAGATAAGTATGTTAATTACGGGGTCGAAGGGACAACTGAAGGTGATGGCGAAGGGTTGTTTGATTATTTCGAGGCAACTGCTGGTACCTCGTTTAGTTCTAGCGGATTAGCTGCTACTTCGTACGTACCAGTCACTGGTACACTAGCTGAACTTATAACTACTGTTATGAGTATATTAAGGGGTGGTGAGTACTAATGGAAGATGATCAATTCAAAGATCTAGTAATAAGAAAGCTAGAAAAAATAGAAGAAAAGCAAGAAACTCGACATGATAAACTACACACTATGATCCACGACGTACGCGACGAGCAAATGAAAAACTCTATGGTTTTATCTCAAATGAAGTTAGATATCCCGGAAATCAAAAAAGACCTTTTTGAGCATAAGGAAGGCGTTATTCAAAACCGAACTCGCATTAAAGAACTGGAAGAGGCAACTAGGGATCAAGAATCGGCAATTAATGAATCTGTTCAAATCTACAAAGACCAGGTTTCTCCGGTGATTAAGCACGTAGAAAACATGCAAGCTATGCCTGAAAAGATTCGAAGTTTTATAATCAAAACATCTAAGGTTATGGGCGCGATCGCTCTCATTTTGGCCTCAACTGGTTCGATTTTAGCTTACTTTATGAAATGGTTTTAAATAAAACCTCTACCTTGTTTGTTCCATCACCATTCTTAGTTATTTCAAATGCTTGAGGTTTATTGACTGGTTTGTAGTTCTGATTCATAATCGAACTATTGAAGAATGTCGTTTGGCCTTTTATTACGTGTCCATTTTCTTCGTGGATATGTCCAAACATGTGAACTGCCGGCTTAACAATACCAACCCTTTCCATTAATTCAACACATCCCGTATATCTGTTAATTTTCCTAACGGTACCGCTATGTGTAAACTTCTCTTCAGGAACTGCATCGAGTATCCTGCGAGGAGGTCCGTGCGTGACGAGTATATCAAGCTTGTCAGGCATCTTAGACCATATTTCGGATGCTTCCTCACCTCTACGGTACATGAAGTGCCAGCGGCTGAATTTGGGCGTCATAGGTGACCCCCAAATAGTAAACCCGTCAATCTCAATACTTTCATTGAGAAGAAGGTGAACATTAGAGTTACAAGTCCGGCGGAAATCTTCTACGTTTTCCTCATCAGTGAAAGTTTTGTCGTGGTTACCGACAGTAAAAACGACATGCTTAAATATTCCGCATTCAACTAGCTCATTACAGTGACTGATAAAATCCATGGCTTGATTGTAAGTGCCAGCGGGCGACATATCACCTGAATGAAACATCACATCAAACCCTTGTTCGACTGTCGGATATTTTAAATTATAATGACATCCGTGAGTGTCACTGTAATGAGCACATTTCATTTACTTTTCATCTTTCTTTGGTGTGAAGAAAAAACTTGCAGGAGAGCAAACCATTTCTGTTCTTTTGTTTTCTGTGCAGTGAGCTTTGCCGCAAAAATCAGTTTCTTTTGTTGGCATTAACCCGAATGGGCCATTTTTTAATGTTATGATATTGCTTACCTTTAATGAGCAATCAGACAGTTCAGGGTCAAGAAAAGTAAGTTTGTCTCCTATTTTTACATCCTGATATGACTGTGGTTCGATTTTTGTTGTCGCACATGAAGACATTACGAAGGCCAAGATTCCGGCTAAGATTAAAGTTGATTTCATAATTAAAGATCCTTAATTTGAATATAGATTGACTCTCCACAGTCAGCACAATACTTCCAGTGGGATTCTAGTTCATTTTTACAATTTTTACAATTTTTATCTTTATCGTCATGCCACTCGTCTTTATTGTGAGTGATGATCAAAAAAGACGTTACAAGAACTGGAACTAAAACCAGCAGCTGCTTTACCAAAAAAATAGTTGAGTTGGTGCGATAAGCCTCAAAAGCCAGCAAGGAAAACCCGAACGACATCAGTAAGTAGGAAACCAAAGATAGGTCTCGAACTTCCTTGTGTTTGTGTATTCGGTACACTTGAAGCCAATAACTTAATGGCAATAGAACTACCGCTATCCATGGTATGAATTCCATATTAACCTCCGTGATCACTATGACATCTCGTGTTGCTTGATGTCAAGTTAAAAGTACTAACATTACCAGAAAACAGTTCTTTTCGGTATTTTTCTTTGTCTCTTTTGTAATAGAGGGTGATCATTGATGGGTTCATTAAGCTAGATGGTATTTCACCTTGCTTTACTTCTACGTGATTCCTAAATAAAATGCAATGACCTAGTTCGTGTAACATCAACACTTCTTTACTGTCTTCAGTGGAATTAAACCAATATTCCTTATCTATAACAATAACAGGTCTTTTTTCGGCGGCATAAGTGCAGCGTCCCACCTCTGGCAACTCCAAAACTCCAAACTTAACTTCCAATGATGTTATTTTTTGCTTATTGCTTTCCGGCGATATTGCTTCGAATAGGTTGATGTACTTATAGAATTCGGAAGTTTCTAATTCTATACCTTTAGATCCTGTAGTACCTGACGGCTCTACACCGCAACTAATCAATAGTAACAATAATAATGACTTAATCATAGCCCTACAACCCTAGCTGAATTATGGTTAGATGTCATGTTTTGGAACTCTTTAATTTTACCTTTAATTGATAAAATTAATCTCATTTGATCGTCGGTTAACGCCTTAACAGGTTTACCTCTTTGTGCTGCGTCGTCTGAACTCAAAATAACATTACCTGTTTGGATAAAATTAACCCTCATTTGAAGAGCCACTATGATGCCGCCAATGTCTTCTTTGGTTAAGTTAATTTCTACCACGTCACACCTCTTTGTTGTGATTAATCATAGATATAGCTAATTGAGAGCAAGTCTCAACTCCGTAGAACTGAAATAAGTCTTGTATGAATCCAGGGTTGGTTTTATTTTCGTAAGTGATTACTTTCACCAGCGCGTCCGGGCATCCACCTGAAAGCTCAATCATCTTTTCTTCAGTCATTTCGATTTCTTTCTTTTTCTGTTAGGTGAACCTTTTGGTGTTTTGAAGCTGTAGCTGTCGAAACCTTTCTTGAATAACATATCTTCGTCTGAAATACCAACGATATCTATTTCGGTGTTACCTAGAACCCCAGACATATACATATAAACACCCTGAAATGCTGAATAGGTGTTTTTGATTTTTTGGAAACCGCACTGGTCGAGATTATCGTTAATATTTAGTGTTAGTTTATTGTGTTGTGCTTTTCTTATAGTAAAGATCGGAGTTTTATGTTTACGAAAAAGGCCATCCAGGTAGCTCAGATCCATACTAAAAAAAGAATTAATATATCTTCCAGTTGCGTTACGGCTATTTATGCCCATCCATCTCCGTTTATTGGTTTTTGCGACCACTTTGCCTATTTTTTTTAGGTGGTCAATATACTCATCAGCTTTGTAGAAAAAATACTTACTAGTCTTATCTTTAAAGATAACCAGAGGGTATATTTTGCCGCAAAAACCAACCACCATAAACTCTATGGTGATATCGCCTTCAGCTTCCGAAACATCTACGTTGTTTTTTACGTGAGAGATCCCATAACTAACACTGTCATATTTAAGCTCGACTTCAGATTTCACCCTATGGTAGACGCAAGTTTTATCGACGCCGTAAGCTGCGCCGGAATCATAGTAATCTCTGAATTTACTGTCAATAAGCAACATATACCTCTTGCGTTAGTGTCATATAACTTATCGGTTTTTTTTCACAAAACTTTAGCTGTTTTTGTGAAAAAACCTAATATTCTTATTATGGGTAAATTATGGGAAAAATGGTGTAAAGAGGGATTAAGATGGCCGTATCTTCACGATCCGGTTAGCAAGAAACCCTCAGTTACTTTACTGTTTCCGTACATTACGTTCGTTATTGCGGCTATATCTACGATATTATTGCATTTTTGGCCTTCCTTACTGTTAGCTACCGGAACTTCCATTATTTTCTGGGCAATGGCTACTGTATTTTACATGCTGCGAAAACTATCGAAAGCTAAGTTTAGTTTAGAGTCCAGGTCTTTCGAGTTAGACTCTGGTTCTTCGACCGAAGAACCAGAAATAAGCCCCGACGATCTTACTGGTTAAGATTTAAATCTAAAACTAAAACCCCACCCTCCACTTTCTTTACTGCCTTAATCATAGTCTTCTTATGAAAAGAAATATCAATGAATTCATCATCTCCTTCTATTATGATGGGCTTATCTGTAGGGTTGGTTAAAACTATCGTAATATAGTCCCCCGACCGATAAATCCCATTAATTAGCGCTCCCGCCATAGCGATTTTTTCGCTTAGTTCGCCCGTCAACCTGAGATCAAAAGTGAAATTATCTAAAGGGTTAACCTTGAAATCAACAACAACATCAGTGGTTTCCCTTGGCGAAAGCGTCAATTCCTGATCTATCATTAAAGGAAGTGAGGTAAATGCCCCTTTTATTTGGTTATTCTCTTCAACTAAAATTAATTCTCTCATCGTTCTCTCCAAAAAAATAATACAAGCAATTAACTATAATTATGCTATAATAAAAATAGACAAAGATCAACCCTAAGGAGAAAAAAATGCAAACAAGTAAAGTAATCAGCCTAAGCATCGTTGGTGATAAAACCGGAAGGGTTTATACCGGAGAGTTTACAGTTAAAACCGTACTATCCCAGAGGGATGAATTTAAGGCTGATTTGGTTCGCCGCCAAGTGTTAGGTCCAAGTCCTGATGGTACTCCTCCTGCCGCAAAACTGCAATGGGACGCTTACGTTATCGGCCAAGTTCAAGCCCGATCTCTCGAATCACCTCAGTTTTGGGAAGATTCTGATGGAGGGTTAGATATAGCTGATTCTAACGTAATAACAGAGGTTTATGACGCCATGCTTAAAGCCGAAGAAGAGCTGGTTAAGGAAATCAAAGAAGAAGCCGACAAGGCATACGAAAAACTCAACAAGAAGAAAAAAGACTAATGGCTAATCTTGACATTATCCAGGTTCAAATTATAGCTATGAGTTCTGTGGAAAACCCGACATGGAAGTCGCAGTACCGTAGTATTTGTCGCTGGTTCTCTAGAGAATTCTCTACCCCTATAGATGTCGTAGAGAATGATCTGGATGTCGTTTACGTCTTAACTCACTATTATGAATCATCTTTTTCTCAACTAAAAGAAAGCGGATCTGAAGATTCCAACACCAAATACGAAGAAATTAAAGATGAGTTGTTGTTGAGTAGAATGCCGGAATCTGCCGTATTGGCGGCTGAGGCGGAAGATGACGACTGGGAAGCTGAAATGCAGGCTGAAATCGCCGAATCTCTAAGAAAACAAAAGGAAAAAGAAGAGGTTGAGAAGAAAGAGGTAGATACCGCAGAAGAGCTAAAAGACCCTAATCTTAACGATGAACTGGAGTTTACAGTGCAAGGTGAATAGTAAACCCAACCCTCCTTTGTAGCGCAAAAAAAACAGGTGAAACATGACATTAAAAATTAATTTCGAATCAGACATTAAAGGGTTTGAACGAGTCCAAAAAGCGCTAGAAGCCCAAGAAAAAGTATTAAATCAGAATGCCGACGCTGTAGACAGAATGGCCAAAGCCCAAGCGGGACTTTCAGGTCAAGCTATGGATGTTAAAGGGATGGAATCCCTTAAAGGTTCAGAAAAACAAATTAAAAACCTGGCTGAGGCGCTAGATCATTTATCCAGCAAGAGATCCGGAATAAAGGGTTTTATGGGTATGTTTTCCGAGTTTGGGTCGGAAATAAAGAAACTTAACGCTGATTCGTCAGTTAAAATATTCAAAACCATGAACACTCAAATCGACGCACTTAAAAATAACATGCGTGGAACATCTTCTTTGATGAAAGATTTGAGGCAAGAAATTGACACGGCTAATGCTGAAGGTCGAGGAGTGGAAGCTTCTAAGAAAACAAAACAACTTGACGATTTAAGTGTTAAGCAGCAAACCGAAGGGGATATGCTACAAAAACTCCAGCAGTCTGCTTTATGGAGAAAGCCTTTCGCGGGCGGAGTGGGTCAGCCACCTGGCGGAAGCGGCGGAATGGAAGGGTTTCTCGGAGGAGGAACCTCAATGCAGCGACTAGCTACTATCGCAGGTACGATGGCTGTGGCCGCAAAAGCAATGCAAAAGATATCTCAGTTTGCAGTCGCGGTTAATGAAAGTAAAGATAGAGGCGAAATAGCGACATTTAATCGGGAAGTAAGTATTGCATCAAACGCTACGCAAGGGAATATAGGTAGAAAGTTCTTACTAGATAGAGGTTTAGGTAGAGAATCCGAACTTCTAAAAGAAGGTACTGGTTTTTGGGACAGTGCGGATATGGGCTTTAGACAGCTATTTAATCCTTCAAAATCCGGCGAAGAAATATTAAATGAAAAGCTCAATGAAAAATCTAAACTGGACGCAAAGAAAATAAAAGGTCTTAATGATGCGGCCACGTTCGAATTAGGGTTAGCTATGGACCCTACAGTAAATTCGGCGTCACTGCAATACGGGGACGATACCGTCAGGAAATTCCTCAAAAACATGGCAAAGAAAGGGATAACAGTAGAGGAATCAAAACAGTCACTAACTGACCTGTCCAACTTAGGTATTCTTGATCAGGTTGAAGGTGAAGCTTTATTGGCTAGAGATCCATCTGAACTTATGATGGATCGAAAAGGGGCTAGCGAGTTCCGAAGAAAGGTCGCTTTCGATATGAAATCAAAAGGGCTTACATCAAAAGAGGCTGTCGCTAGGTACGAAGAAGATCTAGGTAGATTTCGAAAAGGTATAGGCGGAGATGACGTTCCTGTAGGGGTCATGACAGAATTAACTAGTTTTGCACAAGGTATTCAGTCTGGTATTGTCGGCCGTGAATCCAACTTAGACAACCTGGCAGCTCCAGCTCAAATGGCACAGGCAGCTATAGCAGGGACTACCGACCTAAACGCCCAAGAGCAGGCTACCGTCGCCACAACCACGCAGTCAAACCTGCAAAAATCTATCGGCAGTCCGATGAGCGCTATGGGTATGGCTTCTGATTTTGCCTTAATCCGACTGGGGGTTAGAAATAAAATGGATCGTGCTGCAATAGCTAATCTCCTAGAAAAAGGCGACAGCGAAACTGCGGCCAAGTTGGCGGCTAAGTTGTCCGGCAAGAGTGTGGAAGAGGTGAAGGCGGCTTTGAACTTAGCAGTTAAGACAACGAGAGATCTGCAAGATCGAGTTTCAGGTTCAACCCCAGAAAGTGCCGCTATATATAAAGAACTAGGTTTAGGTGGTCGTACGCAATTCATGCTAACTGGAGAAACCACTGGGGCTATGGCTACCGACGAGGCTGACAGTGCTAGGCGGGGAGCTAACTTATTTGGCGGCGAAACGGAAGGCGATTTCGGACCACAACAAAAAGAGAGACTTCCTAGAACTGTAAGAAGGGAAACTACAGGTCGAGAGATTAGAGGTTCCAGAGCTAGAGATCAAGAGTCGGTTTACTTAGAAGCTAATAAGCTGGTAGCTGATGCGCTAGGGGAGGATATAAAAAATGTCCTAACTTCCGTTATATCTGGCGGGTACCTAGAAATGGGGTTGAAACTAAAAGAATCTATTGGTAGCATTAACGATAGCAAGCCAACTCAATCAAGGAATCCTTCCCCTGGAAGACCTTCTCCTGTGATGGGTGGACAAAAAGAAAAAGAAGACACAGTAGAACTAAACAACTCTAATGATGACACACCCAGCTCGATAGATGATTTTATGAGCCCTGACGTAGGTGGACGTCTATGAGTCGCCCGTCGCCGACAAGAATAGTAACAGCTAATACGCCCGATAATATGGGAGGATCTAATCAAAGGTCCTCGGGATGGGTTGTGGCTATTGTGGCTTATAATAACCCAGCCAGCATGTCGGATGAAGGCAATCACGAAACCAATATGATTGTTATCCAGAATGATGCGATCGGGGTAAACATAAACAACCCTAAAGGCTCTTTCGGAAAAATGTGTTCTTTATCTCTTAAATCGACGGATATCTGGTATCCTGGCCGGGTATCTCCCGGTGACTGGGTTGCGGTGTGGATGCATGACAATGAAGAAGATTTAGAAAGGGTAACTAAAAAAGTTGAGGCTTTACGTTTAGGTCAAAGTGTCGGCAATTCTTTATGTAACGACAGATCGGGCTTAAAGTTCGTCGGGCGGGTTACGGGGGTTACGCATAATGACACAGTGTCACCTGAGGGTCAAAGGGTTACTAATCAAAGTATAAGTGCCCAGGCATTCATAGAGTTCGCCACCAGCGTTTATTATACGGCATCCATCAAACCTTTCGTAAGTGACGCACAAAACACCCCTGGGGCTAGTGGAGGCACATCTCAAAATGTAGGCGCAGTTATTGAAAATATTCAATTTGGCGGACTAGATGATGTACTTAAAAATATAGCAAATAAATACAAAGACATATATGCCAGAGGGGATTCAGAGTTTACCCCTGATATCATAATAACGCTGTTTTTTATTATCATTATGGGTATATCAAAAAACAAAACCAAAGAAACTTTCGGAGTAGAAGGAACTTTCAATAACGGAATCCACATACCCTCAAGAATAGCTAGGCTTTTTAATAAGCCAAAAGCCACTAAAGTGTGGCAAATTATGAACGTACTGATAGGTGTGCAGGATTTCATACAAAGGTCTGGTGCTTGGTATAAATCATTCGAACCTGTTATTGAAAAGAAGGAACTTGACGTGTTCCGTCGGTCGCCGGTTAGATGTAAAGGTTTTGTTCCCTTTCAGCCGGCACTGTGGGATAACGTGTCGATGTGGTCTATTCTAAGCAAATACCTTAATCCGGTCAGTAATGAAATGTACACAGCACTTAAGATTAACCGAGAAGGCCGAATTGTCCCTACATTAACTGTAAGAGAGAAGCCATTCAGTACCGGACTTTTCCATAAAATAAGCGATACTGGTGTTGGGAGTGGAGGTAAACTAGAAACAACCGTAGTTGACCCTGCACCTCCCGCTTTCGATTTCGAGTCGGCGACGTCCGATAAAAAGACAAGTAAAGCGTTAGATACCTATCAAAATAAAATTAAAGAGTTCAACAAGACGGTAAAGATCAATGACGTAATAAGGAATTCGCTTAAGTCAAGAACTTTATTCGGAAAGCTTCCTAGATGGCTAATAAGCGAAAGTGTAGTTAGATCATTCAGTTATAGCTCCAATGAAGCAGCTAGGATTAATTTTGTTCAGGTTTGGGGTAGAGATTCTGGAGCTGTCTTTACTGGATCTCAGGTATCTCATCAGACTTTTACGCAGCAACAGTTCAATAACGGCAATTTCTATATCGACCAGCAAGACATATCTCGTAACGGACTAAGGGCTTATATTGTTACGTCGGAATACGACACCTATTTTAATTCCCAGACAGAAGGGTTTGCTAAGTTGTGGGCTAAGCTTAATGCGGACTGGTTATTTAACGGCCAACTTAAAGCTAGTGGTAGTATTAGGGTGGATGGGGTAGTTGACCCTATATGCGAGGGAGATAACTTAGAATTTAGAGGTATCTTGTTTCACATCGACTCAGTTAATCACCAAGGCTCACTTTCACCTGAAGGTAGAAGGCAATGGATTACGACAGTAAATTTATCTAATGGTATTATCGCAAGCAGCTTAAATGACCCAGAAAATGGAATTCCTAAATACCCAGCACACAGAAGATCGAACAGAGATGAGTTGGGGCAAAGTGTAATACCTGGCTATACTGAAATACAAAGAAGAATAGGCGATAAAAGCAAAGGCCCTTTAGGTGACAGCCTTAAAGCTCCTGGTTCACCTAACTCGAAGGGCTTTTAATGATAACTAGCGGTATATATTTAGGCACAATAACAGAAGCTTATAATCCAGAACATGAATCAAATGAATCTGCTGGGTATCAGTATATTTACGAGGTCGTGGTCGCTACCGATAAGTTTTCTTATTTGCCAGTGCGTTGCGTTAAGATGGACGCAATGGCCGGCGGGGTATTTAATTACGAAGACATCATCTTAGGTGTAGGTCAGCAAGTATTTATAGCTTTCCCTTTTTCTGATACATCTAGGGGTGTTATATTAGGAGGAAGTCGCGAAGAGGCCGAATCTCAATTTATCGACGAAGGTTCCGGCATTCGGTGGAAGATGCGCTTTAATGAAATCGACCAAAGCATATCCTATAAAGGGGTGTGGACTTTAGGTCACGTATCGAAAAACAAAACGAAAGGTCCTTCTTATTATTTAGATGACAAGTCAATCCTAATAGATGACGGGGGTGTTTCTGGGGATGGAAGCGAATCTCAGTTCATTAAGCTTGACGCAGAAAACAACAAAATAGAAATAAGTTCAGGTGAGTGGACTGTTACTGTGGCGAAAGGCGCTACGCTTAATGTTGATGGCGATGTTAATCTCACTTGCGACAATGCGGTGGTTGATGCGAAAAGCTCAGTTTCAGTTAAAACAAAAGCGGCTGACGTTTCAATCGAGTCGGGCGTTAACATAAATATAAAAGCAAAGGGTGTCGCCAACGTAGAGGCTACCCAAATAAGACACAACTCTAATGGCGTACCGCTAGACGGAGTATTAACAATGACAACACAACCTACGTGTTATGTCACGGGAATCCCATTTAAGGGTTCCACCACAGTATTAGCAGGTAAATAATATGGGATTAGGTCCAAGCAGTAACCCACAAGACGTATTCGCGGCAGGCAACCCAGTAACTCAAGGTGGAGGTCAAGTACAAGATCCTCGTCAGTTCTGGCAAGCAAAGAGCAGTCAAATGAACCTACTGAAAAAAGTAGGTGATGATTTTGTAATAGACGGTCTGTTCTTTAATTGGATGAACCTGGAAGCTGGAGACGCTTGGCAGCAATTCCCTTACCAGTTCGAAATACACGACGGAAAGGAACCTCTCAAGACGCTAAGTATGCCGCTAGCACCTCAGTCTATATCGATTAGCGTACCTGCGGCTACGACCACTACGGTAACCATGAGAGGAATCACTGAAGAGCACAACGACGCACCTCTTAGGCATATAACCATATCAGGAACTACCGGCATTATGCCTGGCGAAACTCAAACCCTGTCTAAAACTGGACCTAACAGTTTATTAGAGTATGCTTTCGCTAATACAATCCAAGCAGCTAATAGGGTTAAATCAACGGCAGAAAAATTCTCAAAAGTAGTTGACAATCTTGGTGTAGGAGGTCGATCTTTAAATAGTCCGCTAGCTAATCAAGAAAACATAACATCTAACAGTATAAGCAACGCATATAACGCTATTCATAATATGAGTCGTTTTTTTGATATGTATTTGGCAGCAAAAAAGAAAGGTATCAAACAACTCTTCCTTTCTTTTTACATGCACAAAGACCGAATGTATTATGATTGCACACTTAATAACTATTCGATCAGGAAAGTCGCCGGCTCAATGGAATACCAATACACGGTATCATTAACTGCCTGGCGACGTAGAGATCAGCCGGTCGGTAATAAACCCGCCGAACCTATCACTAGAAATTCTGCTTCGGCTGATGCCTTAAATAACGTATTCGCCGGTATTAATCAGGCATTATCTCTTGCTGTAAAAGCTATGAATGAGATAGCTGGAATACTGAAAGGTATTAGTAAGGATTTCGAAACAGTAGTTTTGGGTCCCATTAAGCGAGTAGCTTTACTTTTCAAATCAATTATAAATGTAGCTATGACCATAATGGACTTCCCTAATGCAATACAAAACCTGGCTAAAACTAGCATTAAATCTGCATTCAGAGGTATTGGAGAGAATAATTCAAAAACTTCTGAATTGGAAACCCTTAATCAGGAAATTAAAAATAAAAACCTTAATTCTACGGCTCCTGACGCTCAACCTGGAGCTTACTCTGAACTGGTTATTCCAAGTAGTATAGCTAGAGATGAAAGTGGGTCTACGGCAGACCTATCAGAAGATAAAAACAAAGAAATATCCGACCCTTTTGATGCAATGTTTAGGGACCCGCAAGAGTTCGCTAATGTGTTCGATTTTTTCAAGCTAGATGAGTTGGAACTAGGAGAAGGCATACAGGCTTTAATCGACGACGAAATAGCCAAAGCCTTAGCTTTAACGTCTGATGATGTTAAGTTAATCAGAGAAGACTTCGAAAGTTTTATCTCTAACTATTCTGAAACCGTAGGCGGCGGCGATTCCACGTACAACCGAATAAACAACAAAGGTACAATCAAGACAGTAACGAAAAAACTAAGTGTAGAAGATATTCGGGTTTTAAGTATGTTTAATGATACACTTACGGCACTGGATTCGACAATTATCTTCTTACAAGAACAGGAAGGCTCCACAGAGGATGACTACGCTAGCTATTTTGCAGATCAAGCTAGATCTTACGGTATTGATTTCGCCGAAAATACATCAAAATTCTACGTACCTTTCGAGTTTGGGTCAACACTAGAAACAATGGCCTACAAATACTTGGGAGATGACAGTAGGTGGATAGAGATTGCGGCAATTAACGCCCTCAAGGCTCCTTATGTTGATGAGGAAGGGGATTACGTAGACTTCCTAGCTTCTGGCGCTGGAAACTCATTCTCGCTCAGCTCAATAACTAATTTATATATCGGCCAGGTGGTTGAGTTGTCATCCGACACTCAAAGACCTGAACCTAGAACTATAATAGCTATCGATCAGGTCAGCGCGGTAGAGTCTATAATCTCAATAAAAGGAGAAGGGGATCTAGCTAAATTCACTACGGCCGATAATGCAAAAATGAGATTTTTCTTACCTAACACAACAAACTCGAATCAATTAATAGCAATCCCATCAAAGGTTGCAGTTAATATCCCTGGTGTGGTAAGGTTAAATCCGGACAAGGAAGATTTAGATTTAATATCCTTAACCGCTAAAGCTGATTTTATGTTGAATTTCAACAAACTTAATACTGCGGACATAGCTTTCACAGGGGCAGACGTTAAGGTTTCTAGGGGGATGACCAACCTAATTCAGGCCGCGAACGTAAAAATACTAACACAGAGAGGGGATTTATTGTATGATCCAACATTCGGCAATCCGATAGAGGTCGGATCTAGTACGGCCAATATCGACATCACCGATACCATCAGGCAGCTATCTCAAATGTTCGAACAGGACCCTAGATTCCAAAGTGTGAAGGCGGGTAAGGTTGTCAAAAAAGGTAATGCTATTATCGTTGATTTGATTTTAGGTGTGCAAAACTCGCAAGCTTATTTGCCGTTTTCCGCCGCAATACCGGTTTCGGCCTAGTTATGCCAATGGATGAAGGTCTTTTGACCAAAAACATATTAAATAACATAAGGTTAAACATGAAAACCTTAGACCCTAGAGCTGAACCTCAAAAGTTCCAGGAAGAGCTAGCGGCGGCGGTAGCCAAAGGGTCAATTAACACCCTAAAAACACTACAAACTATCGGTGTAGGGAACGTAGCTATTGGCATTAGCGGGGTTGGACTAATAACGGACGGAAACCTAATGGCAATGGTCGCCATTAATGCAATGAAGGGATTCACTGGTGGTGGAGGGATAGCTTTGTCGAAAATAATGGAAGCTTTACTTTTACCGATTTCTTTGCATTTATCGGCAAACACAGAAGTGTTTAGCGTGTCCGGTTTTGGGGGGCAAGGTGCACCTCCTGTAGGTGGAGTACCTTTCGTATTTGAGTCGGCGATATTCTCGGAGCTGTCAATAGAAACTCAAACAAACATGAACAAATCTGACCAAGGGAAGTTGTTTATCAAGGCGATATCATTAGGTTTAAGCGCTGGGATCAGTGCGGGCACTCCGGCTTTTATACCTATGGGTTCAACCCCTCCACCGCCTGGTCCGCTTATTGGCAACTTCAGATAAAAACCTAATATTAATAACACGAAAATAGCTAATTAAGGAAACATAATGGCTAACCTACCAGAATTAAGATCCAGAGAAAAAATAATTGGCGACCTTATCGATGGCTTCCTAGCTAGAGTTAAGGACGTAAACGACTTAAATAGAGGGTCGGTCATTAGCCAGTTTTTTCATGCTATTGGTCAATCAAACTTTAAGGCGGCCGCTGATGTCATATCTATGATCGACGCTTTGTCGGTTGATAGGGCAGAAGGTGAAGCTCTACAAAGATTAGCGGCTGATGCCAACGTAACGATCAGCTCTGGTACTTTTTCAGCTGGACGGGTCAGTATTCAAGATATTAGTTTTGCTAAGGTTTCTACTAATGTGTTCGCCGGGCAACCCGCTCCAGTGGCAGGATCAACAAAAATGTTTGTTGTTGATGCGTCAAAGATGAACACTAGTGGCGGTAAGATTTACATCGGAAGGGGTACCCCTAACGTAGAAGGTCCATTAACTTTCACTACCGTACAGGCAGAAGCGGGTGGCGCATACTGGTCTATCACCTTAGATGTCGCAAGCCCTACAACTAAATTCCATAATATCGGTGAAGAGATTGTGGTTTCTCAAGGCCAAAACCGCAAAATCAACTCAGGTACGGTAGTTAAAACTCCGTCAGGTTCAGGTGTAAGTTCTGTTAATTTCAAAACAGTTTCGCCGGCAACTATCGCCGACGGGGAAACAAAAGTAGACGATGTGCCTGTTGTGGCTGAAGTTTTAGGAACAAAAGGTAATGTTCCTAGGGGTGCTATCCGCGAAGCTATAGGTTTGTCATTTTCAGCTATCGTATTTAACGACAACGCATTCGTAACCGGAACACCTCCGGACGACGAAACGACTATCAGAGATAAAATAAAGAGCGCTGAGCAAGCTAAATCAAAAGGTACTGAGCAGGCCATCAAAGCTTCTGCTATTGGTGTCTCATCAACTGACGACCTTAAAAAGGTTATATCTTCTAGTGTATTAAGAAAAGCTGACTCTTCGTCGGCTTTGATTTTCGATGACGGATCAGGGTACGAACCTATCTTTTCTGGGATAGGATTAGAACAGATTATAGATGACGCCTTAGGCGGTGAAAGAGAACTTCAATTAAGACAGAGACCTGTAGCTGAAGCTCGAGTTAAGTCAATAGAGCTTGCCCCATTTAGAATACCAGAAAACTATGCCCTTTCGGTTGACGTGCAAGGTGTAACAACTACGCACACTTTCGTAGCCGGAGATTTCAGAGTAAAAGAGTCGGCTACAGCATTCGAAACAATTGCATCCATCAATGGTAATCCGAACATTAACTTTAATGCCGCAACATCAGATAGCGCAAGTAAAATAGTACTTTACCCTAGAGATCCATCTAAAAACGATATAACAGTTAAAAGACTTTCATCTAATGACGCTAACGACTTCTTAGGCTTACAAACAACCACCCAATACACCTTACTGCTTTACAAGAACGATAAGATATTATTCCAAGATGGGCTTCCGGCTAACGTAACAACTCGACTTAAATCGGCATGGTCTACGTCAATCACTGAAGGCGACACTCTTGTTTTTTCAGTAGATGGAACACCTCCTTTAGAAGTTGCATTCACAAAAGAGATATTTCAAGAATTCGACCTTTCAGCTACCGTAAATGCTTTTACTGATATTGAAATCTGGGTTAAGGTTTTTAATCGACTTATGTCTGGAGTGGTAACCACTTCAAGCGGCGAAGAAATTGTAATGACTTCAGCTAGAGGAAAGAATAACTCAGCTGCGGTGCAAATCATCGGAGGCACATTAAAAGACAAGATCTTCGAGACCGGTATTGCTATTGAAGCTTTCGGTAGAGAATCAGACTACACCCTCAACAGACAAACAGGACAAATAGGTCTATCAGTTGGATTAAGTTCGGGTGACAAAGTGACGGCCGGGTCTTCTTTCACTAGAGCTAATATTACAACCACTCAACTTCCGGACGGGACAAGTTCCGCAGGTAACATATGGATGGTCGTTGATGGTGGAGTAAAGTATATTCCATCAGGGTTGGAAGGCAACACCCTAACAACATTCTCTAAATCTGGATCTAAAATAACAATTGAATCAACAAACCCCAACCTAGACCCTGTAGCTTATGATGGAGTTTCCGTAGGTGACTGGGTGGTTGTGTGGCCAGAACAAACAGACTTAGCAAACTTCCCTTCTTTGTTTTCGTTCCAAGGTTTTTGGAGAGTAGAAAGCGTAGAAAGAGGGAAAATCGTAGTAGATGACGGCAATACCGTACGTAGTGTGCCAGGAACAGAAACGATCCCGACCGACCGCATAACTATACTTCAATCTAAAGCTCCGGTCCAAAAACTGAGTTTCGGAGTTAATCCGCTATCTGGGTTCGTACAAGAAATCGAAGATAATATTGAAGGTGTCACAGCTGATGTTATTGGATCTACAATCAGAATATCTACCATATCCGCTGGATCTAATGGGGAACTAACCATAGTTGCCGCAGACTCAGAAGGTAAAGCTATCGGCATCGCAGTAAACGAAATAGAGTCAAATATTCCATCACAAAAAGGGTTTGTGGTAACAGAAGACTCAGAAGTCGGGATGCCAAGCTTTACTTATTCAGAATTAGGAAGCTACATCTCTGACACTCAATTCTCCGAACCTAAGTATGATGAGATAGGTGGAACTACAGATGATTTCGTAGAGATCCTTAATAGATACGACATAACATCAAACCCAGAACAACTAAGGGAGTTGTTAGATCCTAACAAGTCACGTAGGATGTTTGTAAGAAAATATGATCCAACAACCGACATACTGGAAATGCAAACAAAAGAGTTCAGTAAGGATGACTCTTCAGTACTAAAAGAGCTGGACAGGTATTTCCTTAGAACTTCTTATCAGTTCGACTCTACAGATACGGCTACGGCTATCGTTGATGGCGACGTAACAACAAAAATATTCGGATTACCTGTAGCAAGAAAAGTTACTGTTAATAATCACTCAAGCCCTTCACTTAACGACTTTAGCGCCGACGATGGAGAAAGCTCGCTAGAACTAAAAGACACGTCGTCTTTTTCTGGGTTTAACTTTAATGACTGGAAAGCTTGGCGGCAATCATCTGCCCTGCTTACTGATGGCAGCACTTACAGCGTAAGAATAAAATCAGCCGATTACGGCCCGGCCGGTGACACTATAAGATCTGGTTTTGTTTACCCTACAAGTCTAGATCAAGATTCGCTAGATTTAATCATTAATAACGCAGAGATGATTGATGTTGGTGTTGTTTTACCTGTAACAACGGCTAGGGTACCTAATTGGGACGGAACTAGCTCATTCACTACGGACGTAACTCCTCTATCTTTAAGTAGAGATAAGGTAACATATCAATGGAGAGTGGGCGTTGAACCTAATTTTTTATCAGGAGGTGGAGGTGCCTCTTTAGTTGTTGGTGATGTAGCTATAATAAGCAAATCTTCTGACTTCTTAAAAGAAAACAAAGAGATAGAGGCTAAAGTTACAGATATATCTACTAACTCTTTCTCTATAGAGATTCCTTCTGGTATTAGCATTTCAGATAACATCAGTATAGATCAATCACAAAACATCGGCGGACTATATTCTATTACGACATCCACCCCCCACCTTGTAAATCAAGGTGACCGTGTAGGTGTGTGGGATACTCAATTAATTGATGGAGTTAACGCTCCCATAGATGGTTCGTATTTTGCTACTGTTGTAAGCCCAAACACGTTCACCGTCAATCTTCCACCTTCCGTCCCTGGCGGTGAAATATTATCAGCCATTCACTCTGCAAATATTGTTGTTTGTACTTCAAGCCTACCTCATGGGTTAAGCGAAGGGAACGTTATAATTGTCGGAGGTTTTAGCACAGGAAACTATAACGGACTATCAATTATTCAGAGTGTATTATCACCTACCCAATTTTCTTATGTTAGAGATGGATCATCATCTAGCGTGATAAATGGAAGATTTGATTATCAGTCTTACGGGTCTGGCGTTTCCATATCGGCATTAACTTTAAATCTCGTATCTGGCGTGGTAACAGTGGTATCTTCCGCAACTCACGGATTAATACAAGGTGATATTGTCAGCATAGATAGCTCATCTGTAGTGGCTTATAATTCTAGCGTAACATATGCAGTTGGTGATGTTGTATCATTTTCAGGTAACAATTACGAATCATTAGTTTCCAGCAACACAGGTAATACACCAAACATATCACCATCAGATTGGAGCGTATCATCTATAGATTTAAACGGTATATATATTGTTTCTGTTGTAGACTCTACAACTCAGTTTAAATACAGCCACTACCATACAGTAGGATCAATATCGTCTACGGGAGGGTCAATATCCAACCAAGCACCAAAAGGTAGACTAGCTCGATCTGTAGGTGACTCGGCCGCAGCATTAGCTTTTGCAGAAGTTGGGACTACATCTCAGGAGGTGGTAGATTACATAACAGAAAATAAATCAGATTTACTACAAGCTTCTATTGAGTTGCCATACGACGGGACAGAAATTATAAACACATCAACCAAAGAAAAAAACCTAAGTCCGGGTTTTCATTTTGGTATAGCCGTATCACTAACAACCATTAAAGCTTCCAGGAAAATAACACTAAATGTTAATTCCTTTGTAGAGAGTGGTTCAACAGTATCATTAAAATCAACAAATGCACCTCAATATGACGGAACTTATTCTGTTTTTTCACAAAAACAAGATGGAGCTGAGTATAAATTAACACTACAGTCCAATATATTATCACCAATAACGTCTACAACTATTTTAGTGTCAGGCACATACCAAGGGGTAACTGATTATGTTGCTTTACGTGATGGGGAAAACTCTATAAACATTACGGATCTTGATTCATCGGCCACCTTCCCTCAGTTCCAGCTCAAAAAAGACTGGTCTTTGATACCTACAGTAGGAGAAGAAATAAGGCTAGTTGCGACAAACACAAAACAACTTAACGAATTCTGGAACCGACTAGTGGTTACCGGCATTAGCAATGTAGCAGAGGTGGAAAACTCAGAGTACGGAAGGCAGCTTCAAATAACTACCAATCAGTTCGGGTCGGAAGGTTCAATTCAGTTCACTGGAGGTACAGCGAATAATTCGAGCGTTGCTATTGTGGGTTCAGGTTCGGAACTAGCAGGTAAAGTAGGGGTATTTAAAATACCTTACGAGCTAAGGCGAGGTTTAAGCAGGAAGTCTTGGGTCAAGATGGAACAAACTGTCAGACTTAACAAGATTCTCGGGTTTGAAGGAAGCACAACACTTAACGTCTATTCTACTGGATTAGAAATAACTGGCGGAACAGATGGGTCATTTCAAACAAAAAGAGCCACAAGTCACGACGAAACATCTATCTTTAAAGTGGAAAAGCACGGTAAGTTCACAGCATTCATCAACATAGGAGGTCAGAACATAGGTCTTGATGTTGGAGGTGTTAAGGAAGGTGATTGGGTTCGAACAACTAATACGTCAGCCTTAGCTTATGATGTGCTGCAAGATTATGCGGCAGGTGATAGAGTTCTGTTTGCAGGGCTAAACTGGACAGCTGTTAGAGTGAATGGGGTATCATCTACCACGGTAAACCCAATACCTAGCGATATTTGGGACATAGATACAGATTATGCACAAAATTCCACTGTTACGTACAAAGGAAAGGCTTACATTCAATCATCCGCAACAGTAACTGTCGGCCAATACCCTGACAGTGCAGCTTCTAACTGGAACCTGATTTGGGAAGTGCGTGAGTGGCAGGGTGGTAACACTGGAATATATAAAGTGGTTCGTGTTTTCGGTTCTGATTCATTTTGGGTAGAGAATGATAATTCCATTGAAGGTATGATCACTTTAGGTGATATTAATAACTTAACGTTCTATAGTCACGACTCGGTAATGCCTAATGATGTTTTGGTTATATCTGGCAATAAGCTAGGAACAGCCAACGCAGGTCGTTATGTTGTTAGGGATGAAACGTTCGGGTCGGCTTATCTTTTTCCTACAAGTACGAGAATATTCACCGATCCTATCCCAGTAGCTACCGGATCTGTCGCTTTAGGTGATTCAGTTAATCAGGTGAACGTCGAAGAGCAAAACCCTGTCCGGATATGGAAGCGCATATTAGCTGTAGGTCCAGCTGAAACAGGTTTAGCTAACATAATAGTGGACTCTCCAAACCTACTTAATCGATTCTCCTCCTCAAATGCGGCATTCATTGAAGCTCAAGGTAAAATTGGATACGATACGGTACCGGCTTTCGGTATTGATGCCTATAAGAGTTTCGGTGGTCTGATTAAAGCCCTCAATCGGGTCATATATGGCGACCCTACGTCTCCCGCAGAGTTTCCTGGAACAAGAGCTGCCGGAACAGACATCGGCATCAGAGAGGCTATTATCAAGCGAATTAAGGTATCTCTAGGTGTTAGGGTTAGGACTGGCATTTCCTTCTCTGATATTCGAGAGTCTATCAAGGCGGCAGTTGCTGGGTATGTCAACAACCTAGGCGTAGGCGAACAAGTGGCTATGTCAAAAATATTAGAAGCAGCTTCGAAGGTTGGGGGTGTCGCTTCAGTGGTGATAACTTCGCCAGACTATAACGTCAGCGCTGATCAGATAGCGGTAGGAGCACAAGAAAGAGCCCAAATCATAGATCCATCATTCGATGTAACTATTTCTATACTTGGATCTTAAAGCATGGTATGCTTTACAGGGATAAATAAACTTAACTAAAAGGATAAAGGGAAAATGGCAAAATCTAAAGAAGAAAAGGAAGCTATCAAGGCGGCCAAGAAAGCAACAAAAGCAAAGAAAGAGCTTGAAATAGGGCACAGTGATGGAGCTAGTATTAAGAAGGAAACAGAAGAAGAAACCCCAGTGGTAGAAGAAGAAACCCCAGTGGTAGAAGAAGAAACCCCAGTGGTAGAAGAAGAAACCCCAGCTGAAAAAATAAGGTCGGGAATCAGAAAAAAAGAGACCCTTAAGATTGGAGATCACGTACTTACTTCTGTAGAGGACGATAAGTGTCGGGGGGCGGTAGAGCTTTTTCTTCACACTAAAGGTAAGAAATTTAGAGGTCATACCTTAACTCAGGAAAAATTAGACATTCTTATGAGTGATGGAGATTTCCTTAAGAAGCTCGGATACCTAAGACAGCACGTTAAGCCGAGAAAATAAAATCAACAATTAAGTCAGTAATTACAATGCCTAGGGGTTAAATTCCTAGGCATTGTAATATTTAAGCTAAAGTTATCCGCTATTCAGCCGATAAGTAATATGTAACAAGGAAACACTAACAACAAAAAGGGCGAAATATGACACACAAAATAGTAAAGCTAGAGTCTGTTTTTGTAAAGTTTCCTGATAGGTGCGCTAAAGCTTGGGCTAAAGGTCGAAGATTGACAGCTAAAGACATCGAAGAGGAGTTACTTAAGATATCTGAAGAGATAGCTAGGACTGCAAAAAAATGCCGACGTTAAGCTTTTTTTTATGCCTATCTTGTGATTATCGGTGGGTAAAAGATTGTGGGTATTCCGGGAAGTGTGATCTTTGCGGTAATTTGTACGTTAAATGGACAAACTATAAAGGTGGTATTTATGACTGCAACAGAAAAGAAGTCAATAATCAAAAAAATACAGAAGCTTCTAAGTCTAGCAGGATCAGAAAACGAAAACGAAGCAGAGCTAGCCGCCGCCGCAGCAAGTAAAATGATAACCCAACATAACCTGTCAACTCAAGAAGTTGAAATGGATCAATCATACGAAAACGCCGAAGTGGTAGAAAAAAATAGATTATCCCAAGAAGATAAGTGGGTTTTGCCGATCATCAAAGCTTTTTTCTTTGTTAGTCCTATGATTTGCAGTAGGGTTGCAGGGTATAACAACAAAACTGGTAATGTTCGCAGGACTCATACTATTAAGTTTGTTGGTGAAGAGGTTAATGTTGCCGTAGCTAAAGAACTATATATCTTTTTGGTTCGAGAGTACAAGATTTTATTTACCAGTTATAGGATTAAAACTGGATGTAAACTAAGCAGTAGAGATTCCTATTATGACGGATTGACTTTCGGATTAACTAAAAAACTAAAAGAAGTAAGATCAGCAACTGAAAGTGAAACAGGACTAGTTGTTTTGGAAGACCCTAAATTAAAAGACTTTGTTAAAGAACTTTACCCAACAGCAAAAAAAACAACCAGAAAAGCTAACTTGAATGACCGTAAAGCCCAAAGTCAAGGGGTGACGGATGGAAAAACTATCAACTTAAATAAAAACATTAACAGTTGACACCTAACTAAAAGAAAGGGTAGTGTTATGGGCGAGATAATTAAACTTTTTAAAGATAAAAAGATCTCACACACAAAAAACAGTGAATTTAAAGACAAGGTGGAGAAAATTAAAGCTTCATTACAAAGAATTCAAAAATTAATGGAAGTTCTGCGGGAACACCAAAAAAAGGAAACCTAAATGAAAAACACCAAAAAGAAGATTTTTTTCTATTCCGACCCTCATTATGGGCACGATAACGTAATCGGTTTCTGCAAAAACAGAAAATACAACACAATCGAAGAAATGAATGAGGATTACATTAAAAAATACAACCAAATGGTACCTGAAGATGGGGTTGTGTTTTGGTTAGGCGATTGTTTTTTTAAGACAAGTAAGGACAACGCAAAAAACATAATGGATCAGCTTAACGGAACTAAGGTTTTGATTAGGGGGAATCACGATTGGGGTGTTAATGCTATGTATAAATTGGGTTTTTCTGCGGTGGTAGAATACGCTGAAATGTATATTTCTGGTTTGCCCGTAAAATTAAAGCATTTTCCTAGCAAGTATACTTCCAGCAAGATCAAAAACTGGCTTAAGTTTAATAAGTTGACTAGGTGGCTATCAAGGGTTTTGCCTGTCAAGCCTATCTATATTCCTAGGTATTTCAATAGGTTTCCAGAGCAGGACGGGAAATGGTTACTTCATGGTCACACCCACTCTACGGATAAGGTCGATTACAAACACAAAATGATTCATGTGGGCGTCGATGCTTGGGGCGGACGTCCCGTACCTTTTAGTAGTATAGAGTCAATCATAAACAGAACAATAACACAAAAAAAGAAAGATTAAAGCACACTCAAGGTTTCAAAGGCTTAACGGTAGGTTTAACTACGACAGAAGCCCCTCTTCGAGTTGATGGGTGTATTATTTTCATAGTTGAGTCCTAAAAAAAAGTGGTTATTTATTATATTAGGCTAAAGTTTTTCATCAAACGACCGATAAGGTTAATAACAATAACGCTTCAAAGGAGATAGCGAGATGGCAGAACTAAAAGAGAAGTTAACGGCATTAACAAAAGATCAAGAAGGGGCTATGGAGGGGTACAAAGACGAAGGTTGTCGTATCGGTCTTACTCTTGAAGATAACAAAACCGACCCAAAAAGAGTTCATGATATTATGAATCAGTTAAGGGTTTCTTGTGGTTTTGAAGAAGCCGAAGATTTTGTTTACCTTGATAGCCCTAAGGCGGCTGTTTCAGGGTATGAAGAGTGTAATGTGCATAATTGTATGTACGGGTATCATGACATCAACTGGATTCAACACTACATGTTCTTTAAGAAAGAAACTGAGATTGAAGTTGACGATCGGATTGATCTTATGTTGGAGTTAGCGGAAACAGCTGGCTGGATGTGGATGACACCTAAACTGAATATTATCACCAAAAGACCGGTTAAGTTAAACATGATCAAAAAAAGCAACAACATTAAGGTTATGCATAACTACAACGGAAAAGCTGTCGAGTTTGCTGACGGTTACGGGGTTTATATGATTAATGGGGTTCAAATCCCAAAAGATCTAACTTACTTGGTCGATATGCCGGCCGAAGAGATAGACATCAAAACTGTCCTTGATATTAAAAACACCGAAATTAGAACAGAATTCCTAAAAAAGGTCGGTATCGAAAAGGCTTTTGATTCTCTATCTAAAACAAAACTAGACGAAAAGGAGATGGAAATTGGTGGAACTTACGAGTTGTTTTCTGTTCAATTAGGTGAAGTTACTCGCATTTACCTAAGAGGTGAGTGCCCAAGCAATCAAGAACCTTTCTTTGAAGGTTGCCATCCGGACTGCAAAACAGTAGAGCAGGCTTTGAATTTCCGTAACGGGTTCAAACTTAACCTTAAGTTTAATGCACCACTAAACTTAACCTAAAAGCCTAATAAAAAAAAAGAGGATGCTGAGGCACACCCTCTTTTTTTTAAAAAAACACTTGAAACTTAATATTAATTGTAGTAGACTAACCAACGAAAAGAGCAATTAAGCTCAAAAGGAGAAATGTATATGCAGTACTACCAGCAAGGTGACGTTTTGCTAAAGAAGGTTTCAGTCCTTCCAAAGGAAGCAAAAAAGATTAAAGGGAAGGTTCTTCAAGAATCTGAGATTACAGGCCATCACCATCATTTTAAGGGTAACGCAGCGGTTGATCTATATCAAACCCTCGAAACTCCAACTAATGATAAAACCATCACACCGAACTTTGGCAAATTCATCATTGTTAAAGAAATGTCAGATCTTTTCCACGGAAAAGGCTTTGACGCCACCCCTGCGGCACTAAACCGAGGCGACCATGACGCAATCTCTATTCCACCTGGAATTTACGAGATCGATATCGTTAGAGAGTACGACTTTGACGCAAATGAGGTTTCTCGAGTGGTCGATTAATCGACCACTTAAAGGGGTGTCATTTTTACATGACACCCCTTTTTTTTATAGCAAAAAAACCTAATATTATAAGCAAAGAGAGGTAACTGATTGATATGTTTGAACTGTAAATTAGGTTATATGACCAGGCATCATGAACAACCATTTGGTGTGAATGAGTGGGTTAAGTGTTCGTTATGTTCATACTGTTGCAAAGGAAGTACGGATGATAGTTGTTATAAAAAAAAGCACCTTAGCCGAAATGAAGAAAAGAATCCAGAGATTAGAAACCCTCCACTTGAAAGCAGTAGAAAGAGCTGAAAAAGCAATTAAAGACCTCGAAAAAGCAACTAAAAAAAAGAAACCTGAGTGCTCACACACTTTTAACCCAAAATGGGAATCACACATTGGACCAGCCCCTTGCTTGAAGTGCGGCCATGTAGTGTACCAAACGGACATCTAATGACTTTACTAGTAGACCTACAAAACTTAACGATTGGCACACAGACGAAGCAGATCGACGCTAATGATTCATACATGGAACATGCCGGACCGGTAGACTTCCGTTCGTTCATGGAATCAAAAGCAAGAAAAGGCGAAACTTCCGCCATGTTCCACTTAGAAAAGGAAGGTAATGCCAGAATAAGAAAGGCAGGTTACCAGTCTCTCAGTGGTCAAATAGGCACCTTAAGACCAGAACCTGGTCGAGGACTGATAAGTCGTAATGGGGTAGGGTGGCTTTATATGAACCTGTCCACTTTAAATGAAACACAATTCAAAGCAGAGGTGCAAGATTTTATAGATTATCTAGAATCAGAGGGTATCGTAATAACATCAGAGATAGTAGGTACTTCCATGGCGGACATTGGGGTTTCTTGGGCTTAGCTCGCAAAACTTAACTAAAGTTTTTCAGCAAAGATCCGATAGGGTGTATGTAAATGGCAAGTAGCTAACCCAATAAGGGAAAACCTAGATGGAAACTAAATCTATTGCAAGTAAGGTTCACAGGAAGGTTCACGAGCAGATTCGCTGGCAGGTTTTCGGGCAGATTAACTGGGAGATTAGCAACCAGGTTGCCGATCAAATAATCAATCCAATAATCAATCCAATAAGGGATGATCTAAATGGAAACTAAAGATATTACAAAAGATGTTCGCCAGCAGGTTTACGAGCAGGTTCGCCAGGAGGTTTACGAGCAGGTTAACCGGCAGGTTCGCTGGAAGGTTGACGAGCAGATTCACTGGCAAATTCGAGATCAGGTTTACCGGCAGGTTCGCTGGCAGATTAACTGGCAGATTAGCGATCAGGTTAACTGACAAATAACTGAACCAATAAAGGATAACCTAGATGAAAGCTAAAGATATCACAAAAGAGGTTTACCGGCAGGTTCGCTGGCCGATTCTCGAGCAGGTTGCCGATCAAATAATCAATCCAATAATCAATCCAATAAGGGAAAACCTAAATGGAAGCTAAAGTTATTACAAATATAACCGATAAGATTTACAGTCAGGTTCTCAACCAGGTTAGCGACCGGATTCACGAGCAGCTTTACTGGGAGATTTACGGGCAGGTCCACGACCAGGTTCTCGGGCAAATATCTGACCCAATAGAGGAAAACCTAGATGGAAGCTAAAGTTATTACTAATAATATTTACGACCAGGTTCGCCAGAAGATTAAACAGCAGATTTTCGAGCAAGTTTATTGGCAAGTTAGCTTGCAGGTTCGCTGGTATATTAGCGATCAGATTAACCAGCAGGTTCGCGAGCAAATAGCCACCCCAATAAGGGAAAATCTAAGTGGAAACTGAAGATATTACAAAAGAGGTTCGCCGGCATATTGTCAAGCAGATTAACTTGCAGGTTCGCGATCAAGTAACTAATCCAATATGGACTGATCTAAATGGAAACTAAAGACGTTACAAATACAGCCGATCAGTCCCGCCGGCAGGTTCGCTGGAAGGTTGCCGATCAGGTTTTCGACCAGGTTAATGATCAGGTTAATGATCAGGTTTACTGGCAGATTAACTGGGAGATTAGCAACCAGGTTGCCGATCAAATAATCAATCCAATAATCAATCCAATAAGGGATGATCTAAATGGAAACTAAAGATATTACTAATGAGGTTCGCCAGCAGGTTTACTGGGAGATTCACAGTCAGGTTAACTGGCATGTTCGCAACCAGGTTCGCAACCAGGTTCGCCGGAAGGTTTTCTCGCAGATTTACGAGCAGGTTTTCGGGCAAATAACTAACCCAATAAAGGAAGATCTAGATGGAAACTGAAGATGTTACAGATAAGATTTACTATCGAATTACCGGACAGGTCCGCAATCAGGTTGAGTGGCAGGTTCGCAGGCAGGTTCGTGACCAGATTATTGACCAGATTTACGACCAGATTGACGAACAAATAGTTATCCCAATAAAGGAAAATCTAAATGACTGAAGCTAAAGTTATTAAAAATAAGATTTACCGGCAGATTCGCGGCCAGATTTGCCGGCAGATTAACCGGCAGATTCGCTGGCAGACTCGCAGTCAGATTTGCCGGCAGATTAACTGGGATATTCGCGATCAGGTTCGCATTCAGATTTACGATCAGGCTAATGATCAAATATTTAATCCAATAAGGGATGATCTAAATGGAAACTAAAGATATTACAAATACAGCCGATCAGTCCCGCCGGCAGGTTCGCTGGAAGGTTGCCGATCAGATTTTCGACCAGGTTAATGATCAGGTTTACTGGCAGGTTTTCGGGCAGATTAACTGGGAGATTAGCAACCAGGTTGCCGATCAAATAATCAATCCAATAATCAATCCAATAAGGGATGACCTAAATGGAAACTAAAGATATTGCAAAAGAGATTCACGAGCAGGTTTACGAGCAGGTTTGCGACCAGGTTAGCGAGCAGGTTCGCCGGCAGGTTCGCCGGCAGGTTTACTGTCAGATTGGCGACCAGACTTACTGGCAAGTAACTAACCCAATAAGGGATGACCTAAATGGAAACTGAAGATATTGCAAAAGAGATTCACGAGCAGGTTGGCGAGCAGATTCGCCGGCAACTTTACGAGCAGGTTAACCGGCAGGTTCGCTGGAAGGTTGACGAGCAGATTTACTGGAAGGTTCGCTGGCAGATTCTCAACCAGGTTTCCGAGCAAATTACCAATCAGATTATCTGACAGATTCAAAACCCAATAAGGGATAACCCCTAAATAAACTAAGAAAGGAACTATTATGGCAAAGCAAGAATCAACACCGTGGGATGACCTAGAAGGAAGATTGGTCAACTACAAAAAACTACACCAGAAGAAAGCCACCGGACCACTCAAGGAAGAACTGGCTAAGGCAAAAACCCTAACTCAAGCTAGAAAGGTACTCTTCGGAGAAAAGAAGAAAAGAATCAATTGCTCTAATTGCTCACACAAAGTTTGTGTTTGCGGGAAAACTTCCCGTTGATTTTCGCAGTGAAGGTCAAAATAGAATCATTTGACTCGAGGTTTACTGAAATAACCCAAGACCTTTATTTCAGTAAACCTCCTAGTGAACAAGAAATAACCAAAGAGGCTTCTATTGACCCGCAAGTAAAGTGGTCATACATCGTAAAAAGAGTAATCATAATCAACAATGAAGGTATTTAACTTAATATTATGGCTTAAGGGATTGTTCTCTAAAAAGGGTATATCACACACTATTATGAAACCCCAAGGATTTAACGCCCTTAAGCCTAGCACCCCATCTAATTGCATTTATTGCGAAAACCAATGGGAAGAATTCGACCAGCATTCTTATGAAAGATGCAGTAAATGCTTCGATCTAACCAACCTCCACCCAAGCAAAGTAACTTTAAAGAACAATAAAATCACCATTAACTTCGAGTAAACCCATGACTAAATACGAACAATTCAGACAATACATCGCCCAATTCCTCCAAGGCCCTAACGTAGAAGCGATACTTAATAGTTTAGCAGACGATTCAACTAAACTAGAAAACCTATCGAGATCCGTAACAGACCAGCTAACCATATCGACAGCCTCAAGTGTTTACTTAGATAAAAGACTAGCTGACAAAGGAATAACTCGCCCACCAGAACTAGGCATGTCTGACATATCATTCCGTAAGATGGGAATACAAATAACTGCGGCTAAGCAACTAACTGGATTAATCCATACGATACTGGGCACTTTCTATGGTGAAGAAGCAGTAAGGGCTAACCTGAAGAATACTAAGACAGGACCTTACAACCTAGAAGAAGGAATGGAACTAGAGTTCGAACTAGAGGATGGTATTACTAGGGTGGTATCATTCAAAAACACAGACTTCATAAACATCAACCAAGCTACGGCATCAGAGGTAGCATCAGTAATAACACGATTCATAAGAACACAGAACTTAGGAGCTTTTGCTAGTACAGTAAAGGACTTAAACACAGGCTTAGAGTTCATAAAGTTGTTCGGTGGAGCTGCGGGGCCATACTCAACAGTGACAGTCACAGGAGGCGAAGCTAATACAATCCTGCAATTTCCTAATATTAGAGGAACCGAGCTGTTAGTTAATGATACAGCATGGGAGATTACCCGTACCGTAGGCAGCACATTACGGTTCAGATGGGCAGGCAATTCCAAACCGGCATTAGACTTGATATTTCCAACCGACCGCGTAATGATTTACGGGCAAAGTTTTGAGTCTATTGGACTGGCCGGAACTTTTATTGTCTCAAACGTACGACCTCCACTGATCGGCCCAGACCTAGACGCAGGGTGGTTCGAGATAGAAGTCCCTGCTTTCAGTGGCTTACGTTCTACTCAGCCTGGCACAACACCCCCAACTAACGTACCACCCGACACTATCTATTCTTATACCATAGTTCAAGCCAACTGGGAAGAGCTAATGTTCATGAAGCCAGTCAAAGCTTTACCTAACCGCCAGGTGCGTTACGCCTTAGGTTGGGAGCCTAGAGGTGATTTGCTGCGAATTTATATGCCGGCAACAACTGGTATTGTCTCTAGGGGGATTGAAGGTGCAGCACACTTACATTCGCTTTACGAGGACGGTAATCTGGATGGGGCTTTCGGCTCTGTTACGGATCTTGACTCCGCAGTGGAAGTTATCTCAGATCGCATTATACGATACCGCCAACTAGGTTACGATAATCACGCTACGGGAGGAGTATTGTCTTGGGGTGGTAATGACTACGAAATCGATTATGTCCGGCGTGAGCAATTCACCTCTACCGTATTTTTGAATGAGCCCCACGGATTGCCGGTAGTGCAAGATTCTTTCGGGCGCGACGTTTCTTTGGAAGTGGTATCTGTTGTGGTGGATATTATGCAGACAGACGATTTAGAATTCAAATCCCCCTATATGGTTGACCTAGGTAAGAACTACACCGTCAGGTCTGAGTTTGTTACTTCTCGCGCTAAGGTGTTTGCGGGTTCCACCCTGTCCACTTTGGATGTGGATGGTATTTTACCTAATGAGCCAGGGGTATTATTGTTCGACTTAAACACCGACAAAGAAGAAGGCCCTATTCGTTATGTTGGGGTTCAGGCTCAAAACGCCCCTAACGTGGTGAATATAGTGACTATTTCCCAAAACGGGCTGAATGTTACCATTACCACAGATGCTCCTCACGGCGCTACTAGTGGCAGCAACATAGTAATATCAGGTACAACTTTCTTTGATGGGGTGTATCCCGTAGTGGGCGTACCTAACCCGACTACCATCCAAGCGATTTCCACTGTCGTCCAGGTGGAGAATGAGGTTGGGGTAGGTAGCTTGTCTGTTGTGGTGGATAATGTTCGGTCTACGTTGCTGCTCGACCCTAGCAATGAATTCAAGTTTGATCATGAAATAGGAGCTGACTTAACTTTGATGTCTTCTAGGAATGCCTACCAGCCTGCCTTAGATGGCTCAGATTACCCGTTCTACGTTACTGGGGTAGCTGAGGGTAGAGTTTTCGCTGCGGACGTCATAGAGGCTATTACGGCGTTAGGGATTAATATCGAAATATTGATCGTCTACCCAAGCGATAAAGGCCTAGGCAACGAAGGAGGTTCAGATGGTAATGAAACCCCTGTGTCAGATAAAGTTACGGTTTGGGGTGTTTAAGATCTCCCCTTATCAGGTTAGCTACTTGCCAGCTAACCTGCCAGTGAACCCGGTTGCTAGTCTGACGTTGAATATGCCAGTAAACCTGTCCGCTAACCTGCTCGTAAACCTGCCGGTAAATCTGCTCGCGAATCTTATTAGCAATATCATTAGTTTTCATCGATATCATCCTTTATTTGGTTAGCTACTTGCCAGCTAATCTGCTCGAGAATCGGCCAGCGAACCTGCCTTCTAATCTTATTGCTAACCTGCCAGCGGACCTGCCAGTGAACCTGCCAGATAACCTGCCAGTAAATCTGCTCGCGAACCTGCTGGCGAATCTCTTTTGCAATATCATTAGTTTCCACTTAGGTCGCTCCATATTGGATCAGTTATTTGCAGGCGAACCTGCTCGCAAGCCTGCCGGTGAACCTGCCATCCAACCTGCCAGCTAACCTGCTCGATAACCTGCTCGAGAATCTGCTCGTAAATCTGCTCGCGAATCTTACTTGTAATATCATTAGTTTCCATTCAGATTATCCCTTATTGGGTTGGCTATTTGCTGGCCAACTTGGTCGATAATCCGGTCGCTAACCTGCCGGTAAACCTGCTCGATAACCTTCCAGTAAACCTGGTCGTCAATCTGCTCGAGAATATGCCAGCAAACCTGATCGTAAACCTCCTGGCGAATCTCTTTTGCAATATCATTAGTTTCCACTTAGGTCGCTCCATATTGGGTTGGCTATTTGCTCTTGAACCTGCCAGTAAACCTGGTCGTTAACCTTCCAGTAAACCTGTCCGCTAACCTGCTCGTAAACCTGTCGGTAAATCTGCTCGCGAACCTGATCGATAACCTGCCCTCGAACCTGCTGGCGAATCTCTTTTGCAATATCTTCAGTCATATAGATCATCCTTGATTGGATTAGCTACTTGCAGGCGAACCTGCTCGTAAACCCGCCAGTTAATCTGGTCGTCAATATGGCCGTAAATCTTCCAGCGAATTTCTTTTGTAATACCTTTAGCTTTCATTAAGGTTATCCTTTATTGGGTTAGCTATTTGATCGAAAACCTGGTCGATAACCTGCCCGCTAACCTGGTCGTCAATCTGCTCGAGAATATGCCAATAAGCCTGGTCGTTAACCTGCCCCAGAACCTGCTGGCGAACCTGCCAACGAACCTCATTAGTAATAACTTTAGCTTTCATCTAGGTCGCTCCATATTGGATCAGTTATTTGCAGGCGAACCTGGTCTCGAATCTCCCAGTGAACCTGCTCGATAACCTGCAAGTTAATTTGCTTGACAATATGCAGGTAAGCCTTCCAGCTAATCTCTTTTGCAATATCTTCAGTCATTTAGGTTTTCCTTTATTGGGTTAGTTATTTGCCAGCTAACCTGCTCGAGAATCTGCCAATTAACCTGCTCGATAACCTGCCAGTAAACCTGTTCGATAACCTGCCGGCGGATCTGGTTGCGAACCTGCCCGCTAACCTGGTCGTCAATCTGACAGTAAACTTGCCAGCTAATATCTTCAGTCATTTAGGTTATCCTTTATTGGGTCAGATATTTGATCATGAACCTGCCATCCAATCTGCCATCCAATCTGCCGGAAAACCTGCCAGTAAACCTGTCGGCGAACCTTCCAGAGAGCTTGGTCGTTAACCTGATCATTAACCTGCCGGTGAACATCTTTTGCAATATCTTCAGTTTCCATTTAGGTTATCCTTTATTGGGTCAGATATTTGATCATGAACCTGCCATCCAATCTGCCATCCAATCTGCCGGAGAGCCTGGTCGTTAATCTGCCAGTAAATCTGTTGGTGAATCTGCTGGTGAATCTCATTAGTAATATCTTTAGCTTTCATCTAGGTCTTCCCATATTGGATTAGCTATTTGCTCGAAAACCTGCTCGTAAACCTGCCGGCGAACCTGGTCGTAAACCTGCCCGCGAATCTGCCAGTAAATCTCCCAGTAAACCTGCCAGTTAACCTCTTTTGTGATATCTTCAGATTCCATTTAGATCTACCTTTATTGGGGTGGCTATTTGATTGCGAACCTGCTCGTAAACCTGCCGGCGAACCTGGTCGCAAACCTGCCCGCGAATCTGCCAGTAAATCTCCCAGTAAACCTGATCATTAATCTGCCAGTGAAGCTTCCAGTGAACCTGGCCGTTAATCTGCTCTCGAACCTGCTGGCGAATCTCATTAGTAATATCTTCAGCTTTCATCTAGGTCATCCATTATTGGGGTGGCTATTTGATTGCGAACCTGGTCGCTAACCTGCCGACCTTACTTTACATAAACCTTATCGGTTATGTCTGTAATAACTTTAGCTTTCACTTAGGTCTCCACCTATTAGGTTACGAACCTGCCGGCGAACCTGCCAGTGAACCGGCAGGTTAATTTGCTCGACAATATGCAAGTAAGTCTTCCAGCTAGTCTGCTGGTTAACCTGCTGATGGATCTTCCAGTGAATCTGCCGGCGAATCTCTTTTGTAGTATCTTTAGTTTCCATTGAGATTTTCCTTTATTGGGTCAGTTATTTGATTGCGAGCTTGATCGTCAATTTGCCGACCTTACTTTACATAAACCTTATCGGCTATATCTGTAATAACTTTAGTTTCCATGCAGATCTTCCCTTATTGGTTCAGTTATTTGCCCATGAACCTGGTCGTGAACTTGCCAGTTAATTTGATCGAGAATCTGGCCGTGAACCTGGTCGCCAATCTGCTGATAAACACCCCGGCTAATCTGATCATTAATCTGCTGGTGAATCTTACCTATAATATCTTCAGTTTTCATTAAGATCTTCCCATATTGGGTCAGTTATTTGCAGGCGAACCTCCCAGTAAGTCTGGTCGCCAATCTGCCAGTAAACCTGCCGGCGAACCTGCTCGAGAACATGGCCGCGAATCTGATGGTAAATCTCCCAATCAACCTGCCAGTGAATCTTACTTGTAATATCTTTAGTTTTCATTTAGGTCTACCTTTATTGGAGAGGTTGTTTGCCAGCGAACCTGCATATCAACCTGATCTAGAATCTGCCGCTGAATCTGCCAGCGAACCTGATAGTGAACCTGATCTCGAATTTGCCAGTAAATCTGCCAGTTAACCTCTTTTGTAATATCTTTAGTTTTCATCGAGGTCATCCTTTATTGGGTCGGATATTTGATTGTAAACCTGATTGTGAACCTGATCTAGAATCTGCCAGTAAGCCTGCCAGTAAGTCTGCCCGCTAGCCTGGCCTTTAATACGCTCGAGAATCTGGCCGTGAACCTCCCAGTGAACCTGATCGTAAATATGCCCGCTAGCCTGCTGGCCAACCTGATTGGTAATTTGATCGTCAACCTGCTCGTCAACCTGCCAGTAAATCTGTTGACTAATCTGATTATGTACCTTGTCGGCTATATCTTTAGTTTTCATTTAGGTCATCCTTTATTGGGTTAGCTACTTGCTGGTGAACCTGCTCGTGAACCCGCCAGTAAACCTCCTCGTAAGTCTCCTCGTAAACCTCCCAATAAACACAATCGTAAAGATGCTTGCTAACCTTATCGAGAATCTGATTGCGAACCTGCCAGTGAATCTCATCGTGAATCTTACCTGTAATACCATCAGCTTCCATCTAAGTCTTCCTTTATTGGGATGGTTATTTGCCAGCGAATCTGATCGCGAACATGCCAGTTAACCTTCCAGCGAACCTGCTCGAGAATCTCCCAGTCAACCTGCTCGCTAACCTTCCAGCGAATCTGACTGTAAATCTTACTTGCTATATCTTCAATTTTCATTTAGGTCATCCTTTATTGGGTCGGATATTTGATTGTAAGCCTGCTCGTGAACATGCTGGCGAACCTGCCGGTTAACCTGCTCGTAAACCTCCCAGCTAACCTGGTCGCAAATCTGCTCGAAAACCTGGTCGCGAATCTCCCAGTGAATACCCCAATGAACCTGGTCGTAAACCTGCGAGCGAACATCTTTTGTAATATCTTTAGTTTTCATCGAGGTCATCCTTTATTGGAGAGGTTGTTTGCCGGCGAACCTTACCGTGAATCAGCCAATTAACCTGTTCGCGAATCTGACTGTAAACCTGCCAGTGAACCTGCTCGTAAATCTGCCAGTGAGCGTGACTGACAATTCGATTGTGAATTTTGTCGGCTATATCTTTAGTTTTCATCGAGGTCATCCTTTATTGGGTTAGCTACTTGCTCGTGAACCTGATTGTGAACCTGATCTAGAATCTGCTCGCTAATCTGCTTGCGAACCTCCCAGTAAGCCTCCCAGCGAATACCCCAATGAACCTGGTCGTAAACCTGCTTATAAACCTTATTTGCGGCAATTTTAGCTTCCATTTAGTTCATCCCTTATTGGGTTGGCTATTTGATTTCGAATTTGCCTATGAATCTGCTTGCGAACCTCCCAGTAAACCTCCCAGCGAACCTGCAAGTTAATCTGCTTGACAATATGCAGGTAAACCTCCCAGCTAATCTCTTTTGTAATATCATTAGTTTCCATCTAGATCTTCCTTTATTGGGTTAAGTATTTGATCACGAATCTGCCAGTTAACCCTCGAGTAAGCCCTCCAATAAACCAAATAATCAACCTGCTCGCGAACTTGCCAGTAAATCTTCCGGTAAACCTGCTGGCGAATCTCATTAGTAATATCTTCAATTTCCATTTAGGTCTTCCCATATTGGATCAACTCCTTGCTCACGAACTTGAGCGTAAATCTGCCAGTAAATCTGCCAGCGAACCTTCCGGTTAACTTTCTCGTGAATATGATTGATAGTCTGCCGGCGAATCTGCTGGCGAACCTGGTCGTGAATCTCTTTTGTAATATCTTCAGTTTCCATTTAGGTCATTCCTTATTGGGTCGATTATCTGTACGTGAACCTGCCAGCGAACATGCAAGCGAACATGCTCGAGAATCTTCCAGTAGGGGTTCCGGCCAACCTGATCAACGACCTGCTCTCGAACCTGGTCGTAAACCTGCTTATAAACCTTATTTGCGGCAACTTTAGCTTTCATTTAGATCTTCCTTTATTGGGATAACTATTTGCCCGCGAATTTGATCGTTAATCTGCTCGTTAATCTGTTCGCGAACCTGCCCTCGAACCTGCCAATAAGTCTGCCAGTCAACCTTCCAACTAATCTCGCTACACACCTTATCGGTTATACCTGTAATAACTTTAGCTTTCATTTAGATCTTCCTTTATTCGCTCAAATACACAGCACCATCAACAAAACCCGGAGCTATCTTGTCCAGGTACTCTCTATTCATATAGGTTTGGTTCTTGATTAGTTCTTTATAATTCGGAGGGTTAAATATCTTATTGATCTCTTTATGAATAAAAACATTATCTTTAATTGTCTTTTTAGAATCTTCCATTGTTACAATACATCGAGACGGACAATAATAATACAAGTTATGCATCATCATTGTTGCTTTTGGCGTTAAGTGCCTGGTATCACACAAGGTTGAAATATAAAAGGCCATACTTAGGGCTTTCTTAATCAGGCAATGAACTTTAAACCCTCTCTTTTTAATGTCCTGAATTGAAGCCCCTAGCTGAAAAAAAGGCGTAACCGGCCCTCCAGGACTGTCAATTGTTAAATAAACATCCCGATGGGTCAACCTAATATAAACTGCCAACGCAGATGCCGACATAGAATCGGTAAGCTTTAGTTTAGATACTTCACTAGCTGAAACCTGACTAGGCAACAGGATCATTAAAATTAAAAGTAAGTATTTCATATTGTTCCTTTCTGTTAGGGTTTAATCTCTATTCCATTAACCTTATCGGCTATATCTGCAATATCTTTAGTTTCCATTTAGATCTACCTTTATTGGTTCAGTTATTTGCTGGTCAACCTGGTCGCAAACCTGCCAGTGAATATGCCAGTCAACCTGCCAGCGAATCTCCCAGTGAGCCTGGTCATTAATCTGACGGTCAACCTCCTGACGAATCTTTTTTGTAATATCTTTAGTTTCCATTTAGGTCTTCCTTTATTGGGAGGGTTATTCGGTCGTCAATCTTTAAGTGGATCTCCCAGAGAACCTCCCGGCGAATCTTCCGACTAATCTGCTCATCAACCTGCTCATCAACCTGCTTATAAGTTTGGTTGTCAATCTGCAAGCGAACCTGCTCGATAACCTCATTAGTGATATCTTTAGTTTTCATCTAGGTTTTCCTTTATTGGGTTAGCTACTTGCTCGTGAACCTGCTCGTCAACATTCCAGTAAATCTCCCGGCTCACCCCCCTGTCAACCTGCCGGTTAATCTGCCAATAAACCTGATCGCTAATCTCCCGACGAATTTTATTACCAGTATCTTCAGCTTTCATCTAGATCATCCTTTATTGGGTTAGCTACTTGCTCGTGAACCCGCCAGTAAACCTGCCTGTGAACCTTCCAGCGAACCTGCCCTCTAGCCTGCCAATTAATCTGTTTGTGAACCTTCCAGCGAACCTGCTCGTCAAACTCTTTTGTAATATCTTTAGCTTCCATCTAGGTCTTCCTTTATTGGGAGGGTTATTTGCTCGTCAATCTTTAAGTGGATCTCCCAGAGAACCTCCCGGCGAATCTTCCGACTAACCTGCCAACAAACCTGCTCATCAACCTGCTTATAAGTTTGGTTGTCAATCTGCAAGCGAACTTTATTACCAATATCTTTAGCTTCCATCTAGGTCTTCCTTTATTGGGTCGAATACTTGATTGTAAACCTGGTCGTGAACCTGTCGGCGAACCTGTCGGTGAACCTGCCATCCAACCTGCCGGAGAACCTGACAGTTAGCCTGCCAGCTAACCTGCCAGCTAACCTGCCAGCTAACCTTTTTTATAATACCTTTAGTTTCCATCTAGGTCTTCCTTTATTGGATTAGTTATTTGCTCGAAAACCTGGTCGCAAACCTGCCCGCGAATCTGCCAGTAAATCTCCCAGTAAAACTGATCATCAATCTGCCAGTGAACCTGGCCGCGAATCTGCCAGTAAACCTGGTCGTCAACCTCCCGACGAATCTTTTTTATAATACCTTTAGTTTCCATCTAGGTCTTCCCTTATTGGATTGGTTATTTGACCGAAAACCTGCAAGAGAGCATGCAAGCGAACATGCAAGCGAACCTTCCAATAAATCTGCCAGTCATCCTGCCAGTTAACCTGCTCGAGAATCTGGTCGCGAATCTCTTTTATAGTATCACTAGCTTCCATCTAGGTTTTCCTTTATTGGGTCGGTTATTTGCTCGAAAACCTGGTCGTAAACCTGTCGGCGAATATGCCGGCGAACCTGCCATTCAATCTGCCCTCGAACCTGCCATCCAACCTGCCGGAGAACCTGACAGTTAGCCTGCCAGCTAACCTGCCCGCGAACCTGTTCGATAACCTCTTTTGCAATATCTTTAGCTTCCATTTAGGTCTACCATTATTGGGTTAGTTATTTGTGTGCGGATTTTACTGTAAGTACTCCAGCTGACCTGCATGTTAACTTCTTTTCGAGCGTTCCAATCAAAAACACTGCAAGCGGGTAGATTAGACAGATTAGCAATCTCATCAGTAATACCCAACCGTAAATCAATTATGTCTGTCATCGAGATCTCCCTTTATTGAAGCCATCACCTGCAAGCGGACCTCCAAGTGAATTGCAAAAGTGGTTTGTTGGTAAATGTAACTCCGAACATTAAACCTAAAGAGATCTGGGGAGTTACGTGTGCATTGACTTAGAAGGTCGATGGCTATCTTATGTTGAATATCAAGGACTTTCATTTCATACCCTCTAGAAACTCAACTATATCTTCAATATCCAAGTATGAGTTGTAATGGTTAAGCACTTCCACGTCATTATGGTCCTTATCTATCAACATAAATTTCGTTGATAGGCCGTGAGTGTCGCCTTCCAAATTAACCCCTAAGTACATGTCATATTTAGCATATAATGCCCTTAGTTCTTCGCAAAACCCTTTAACCTTATTCACTACTAGCTCCTTTAACCATCTCTATGATTAAATCATATATTCCTTTACTTTTAAAGTATTTAATTTCGAAAGACATTAACCCGCCAATAGACCGTATTTGATGCACAGCTTCCGACACCTCACAGCAATCCTCATAAAGGGTTGATTCATCTTCTTCGTACATCTGCCTCTGCAAGAATTCTTTCGTTATGCAGCTGCTGGTGGACATATCAACGTCCATATGGGCGTAAGACTGGATAATGATATCCTTTATTAGTTCGTTTCGTTTTGCTGTCAAAACTGTGCTCCTTCATTGCGGGTGATTACGCGGGTTCGCCGCCTAAAGGGTTTATCGGTTGACTTGCGAAAAACTTTAGCCTAATATTAACATAGAAGAAAGTGAGTTGTTTTGCTAATTTAAAGGCCATATATATGTGTAAAGACGAAGAGTTAGAAGAACTCAAAAAAGATATAGCTGAAAACAGCCGCCAGTTAGACTCTGATGTCGAAAGAGTTATCTACGAAAACCTGTCAGAGGTTTTCGCCTAATCGATTCCCGCCGTAAGAGAGGTTAAAGTTGAAGAAAATACTATCAAAATTGCAAATAAAACAAAAGCTTACCTCTTTAGCTGGCAAAGCCAAAGAAAAGATAGATCGCACCTCCCTCGGCAACCCTAGTGATAACTTATACAGTGAAATCAAGAGCTTACGTAATATGCAAAGAAAAGGTGCCCGTATGGGTAAGTCGGAAGCCGCTAAGCTACTTAAAGGTTCTTTGCAGCGACGTAACCCTTTCAATCCCGAAAACGTAGACCCGGACGAAAGGTACGACGTTAAAAGTTGGACTGACAGTTACGGCGACAGAGCTGACATTCCTCAAATGCAACCGGAAGCGAAACAGCGCGGCATGCATAAACTACACGGACTCACCCAGTCAAGGCAAAACGAATCAGGTGAAATGGAGTTCTTACTCCACAGGGGTATGAACCATGATGAGCACGAAGCTATACAAACTTACGGCACCGGGGATAGTACCAGCTCTTGGACTCCTCATGTCGGAATAGCCCAAGACTTCGCCTCGCATTATCAAGATCAATTCGACCCCCCATCTAAGGTTGTATCGGCCTGGATACCTGAATCTCAAATCCATCATATCCCAAACACCATCGGAGGAAAGAGGTACCCTGAAGGTAATATTTCTAACTCTAACCATAGCCACGAACAAGAAGTTATAGTTAAACCTCACAGATTCAATACGGTAGATTACCAGCAACCCGACAGCGACGACACGATAAACTCAAGAATAAGTGCGAGAGGTAAAAATCTCACGAACTTTAGGTCTTACGCTAAACGCCGACTGGGAAAGAAGGAGGAACTAGAAAAGGGATCTTTGCAGCGCCGCAACCCTTTCAACCCAATAAAAGATGTTTCACCTAAAGACCGGCGAGACGTAGAAAAATGGCATAGAGGTGTAGGGGAGAGGTCGGACAGGGATTCTGCTCCAAGTAAAATTCCGGAAAACGCCACAAAGCGCGGCATGCATAAACTACATGGACTTACCCAGTCAAGGCAAAACGAATCGGGCGAACGAGAGTTCCTGCTCCATAGAGGTGCTGGCGCTCAAGAATCCGGATGGCTAAACAGCTCTAAGGTTCTTAGCGGACATTCGAGCTGGACTCCTAAGTATAAAGTGGCAGAACGATTTGCTAGTATGAACCCCCACGCAAAGGGCAATGTTTTTAGTGCGTGGATTCCTGAATCTCAAATAGCTGGAACACCTAATGCGATTGGGGAAGCTGGGTATTCTATAAAGCAAGATCACCACCTCCCCAAAGAAACCCCAGCCAAAATGATGAGGCCTGCATATTTTAGCAGCGAACAAGAAGTCATAGTTAAACCCCACAAGTTCAATATAGTAGACCATCAACACCCCGACGACCAAGAAACCTCCCTTAACTCCAGAGTAAACCTAAGAGGGTCAGGTTCGGACAGCTTCAAGGATTATGCCGAAAGGATCATCAGGAGGAGACAAAAATGACAAACAAAGATTACTCCCTTTATGGGTTGCTAGATAAGTACTATGAAGCTAAGCGCACTTATTACCGTACCGGCAAATGCAGCATAACCGACCAGGAATACGACGCGCTAGAGGCATCTATCAAAACAATCCACGGCGAAAACACAACTATAGAGTTCGGCACCGTCGGTTATGACTCAGAAAAACACGACAAGATAAAACAGCTATTCAAACAACAAAAAGAACTATTCCGTTCTACATTTAATGGTAACAATAATGATTAAGCAACCCTTAATGGTCCCTACAGGGGAAAGCGAATATACCTTAGTTGAAGACTATAGTTACACCTGGGTTGCCATGGGTAACGACGGGAAAATTAAAGAGCAGGTGATGGTAGTGCCAAAATACCACAAATCTGACGGTGCTAGTGTTCCTCGGTTTTTATGGTCTATTACTGGGATTCGACCTGATGGGCTAAACAGAGCTGCGGCGTTAATTCATGATTTCATTTATGAAAATAAAGGGGTTATGCCAAAACAATCCCATTTTGTGATAAAAAAAGATCGATGGGTTGAAGCTGACCACAAATGGACAAGAAAGGAAGCCGACAGGATCTTCTGTCGGCTCTTAAGGCAGGCCGGTGTCGGCAAGGTGAAAAGGCGCATGGCCTTTATAGCAGTGAGGGTTGGGGGGTATTTTTCATGGAAGGAATAACTTTATTTTGTCCAATTTTCATAGTGTCTTGTTGGGTTGTGGGGGATATCAGTTCTTCTGATTGAATCCATAGCGCGAACGATTTTGTTTGCCGGTTGAACACTGCGAATTACTCCCTCATATCTAACTGTGACTTCAGAGCCACCTTTAATGTCTTTTATTTTAATTATGTAGTTAATATTAATCCACACCCCTACTTTTATCTCTAGCATCATAACTCTACCTCCTTAAACCCATTAAAGTTTTCGGCGTATTCATCTAAAGCTAGCTCAGCTTTGAGTTTGTCTTGCTTACTTAAACCTTCCGGAAGTCCAACTTCCAAAAAACTAAAACCCGACATAGGAAACCCTCTATTGCCGTCTGCGTCAGCCCCATAGTTTGGGTCACTCCAGTATTCAATTATAGCAGACAGCTCGTGCTCTTCGCCTTTCTCGTCTGCCCAGTCAACATAAATAACTACCGTTTCGTTTTTCATTTCTCCACCTTAATGTAAAGTTTCTTTGTTTACCTTGAAGTTGACACTAATTGCCTTAGATCCCTCATCAATCAGCCTCATCAGAGATTCAGGTGATGTTGAAATATTAATTACATTGGAATAAGCAGTAGTGTTCTTGTTCGCTAAACAAAGGTCGCAAAAATCCGTAAGTTTCGAGGTTTGGCTTTTGTTGAGTGCCCTTATTTTGTTTTGACCTATAATTGCGACATCTACGGTTGTCGCTTTTACGAAATTGTCGATATTTATAGGTTCGTTAGATTCTAGTTTTGCTCGCTCTACGTCAGCCATCATAACGCAAGCCCCTTTTGGGTGAATAAGCCACTGAACTCTACCTTCAGTTTTTAGGGCTACCTCATCACTTAATTTCATTTCTTCTAGCATTAGGTTGGCTGCCAAATCTTCTGATGTAGCAGACTTATTAATCAAACTAGACCATAAACCCTTCTTTCCATACCTTTCGAAAAAATCAACCTGAAGGTTGGCTCTTTGTTTTTGTTCTAGGGTTAACCCCTTAATGATTTTGGTAGCTCTTTTCAGCACATCGTTTTTTTTGATCTCTTTAGATGCATTAAGGATATTTCTTTTTTGCTCTTCTGTGCATCCTTCAAGCACCTTATCTAATTCGTCTTTATTTAAAACTATCGTCTCATCTTTCATGGTAAACCCTTCCCGGATTATGATTTGCTGCAACAGTCGCCTGCTTGCTGGTATGTGTAGTATTTAAGTTCGCACTCTTTGCATTGATGGTTTTTTGGTTGAGCTTTTCCGTCCGAGATAGTGTATTTGTATGGCACATTGCTCATTTTAAGCATCTGCACCAGATCTTCTGCGTGCTCTCTTTCGTCGAATTGCTCGGTTCGACCTTGAAATATAACTAAATGAGGCATCTTAATTCCTTCTTCAATTACCTTATCGGTTGTTTTTGGCTAAATCTTTAGCTTTAGTTGCGCTTTTCCAAAAAATTATAATAGCTTCTTTGTCTGCCAGTAAAAAAGAGGTGTAATGACTCCTATAAACCGACTCTAGATTCAACAGGGCTTTATCTGTTATGTTGACGTACTCCTCTTCTGGAATCGTATCAAGCATATAAGCCAACATACTTCCGGCTTTATATGTATCTATCGTCGCCCCGCTAGACCATTTGCCGGTTAAGGTAGCTCTTGAGTATAAAGCTATAAGCCGGCTAAATCTAGCCCCTTCGGTTTTTGCTTTTCTGGTTTTGTTTGTTTTAGTTTTAAGCTTATCGACTAGTTCGTCGTAAGTGAAATTAAAGAAAATGTCCGTTACTTCACCTAATTCGGTGACCACTGGAGAATCCACAGGCGCTTCCAAGCTAAGAATATCCCCTTTTCTTAGTGTTACTTTTCTTCCTTCTGTTGCTTTCATGGCTAATCTCCGTAAACTGACGAACTACTGAAGAAAAAATCCCGCATCTTTTCTTTTTCGGTTGGTTCGTTTTCTGACTCTGTGAAGCCCTCTACGGCTTGGAACTGACTGGAATCAGCTCTTCTTATTAAGTCCATAAAGGTCGAATAAGTTACTTCTGGTTTGGGGCATGTCGAAAAATAATCATCGATGTTTCGACTTATTATGTCGAAACCTTCATCGGCCGCATTGACTTCTAGCCAAGCCCCCAAAGAAGGAGCTATCACTCTAACGTGATCTAAATCTTTCGTTAGTTCTTTAATTTGACCTATTCTTTCTGGCGCTGACAAAACAGACAGCCAAACCTTGCATTCTTTCATTTTCATTGTCCGTTTACCATCCCAATCACAATCATAGCTAAAAGGTTCATCTCAATCAAAACAAAAACAATAATCAGAGTAGCTCCGATATCTTCCAGTAGCTTTACCATTTTAGGGTTATCTTCCTTTCGAGCTTTAACCCAAAGACGAGATAACATATAGAGACATATTACGATGATAATAAAAACTATAAACATCACTAACTCCTTATTGTTCTTATCGGGTGTTCGGTGAGAAAACTTTAGCTAAAAACTTCAAGATTGTTCTTTTATCCATTTAGCTAGGTTTTCATAGGCGAACTGTAACGCTTTTTTGTGTGATCTTGCCACGCCTTCAATATGATGAACCCTACCGAAAGGGGTTTCTACGCATGCTGTTACGTATCCTTTTTCTGGTACATCTTGAATAAACCAGGTGACGGTATCAAATGCGTCACCGTCTCGATCTTTAATTGATTCTAAATCTTCTGATAGTGTTGTTGTTCTCATGGTTAATCTCCGTAAACTGACGAACTACTGAAGAAAAAATCCCGCATCTTTTCTTTTTCGGTTCGCTCTTCTTTTTTTGGCATTCTAGGCGTAATAGGCGTGGTGGGTTCATATGTGACAGTTCTGGCTTCGGCAATCTCCTTCGTTAGCCCTCCCTTATCTACCACCATATAACCTGAAATGTCAATATTTGACGAATTAATAAACTCGGCAACAATATGACCATTATCAGTGTTTTCAAAAATAATAGCATCATTTGGACTATCTGGGGTGTTTAGGTTTGTTTTAGTTGAAATGCCGAAATCCCGAGACAACCATATAGATAAATGACGAGACACCCCACACCCTGAAATAAAATACATGATCAGGTTACTCTCCAGTCTCATCCGCCACCTCTTTATTTTTCATTTTTAAGGCCAGAGATTCTAAGGCGTACCTTATGGATGTGTTTTTATTTATTGAGATGCCTTCACCTTCTAGGTTTGTGAATTCCGGAAAAGATATGGTAGTCAAATAGCATCCTCTTTTTTTATCCATCTTAATCATAGCTTTTAATTCCTATTTCATTCCCGGATCTAAACTCTAGGGCTTTATATAGCTCCACAACTTCCGGGGTTTTTAAGCAAAGTTCGCTAACTTTAAGTTGATCAATACTCAACCCTAGGTTTATGTGGGTTTTAATATCAACCAAAGATTTAGATAAATACGCATTATCTTTACCTTTAATTAGGTTCGCAGGTAACGCATTACCTTTAATGTTGGTGATGTTTTGGTAAACTCCATCCAATGTTCCGAACTCATTCAGCAAAGCAGAAGCTTTTTTTGCCCCCACTCCTTTCACTCCTGGCACATTATCGGCAGCATCACCCATTAAAGATAAATAATCGATCATTTGATTGGCTTCGATACCCAACTTGAGATTAACCCCTTCAGCTCCAACGAAAGGCTTATCTGTCCACCCTAATGATACGTTAGGGTGGTCGAGGAGCTGCATGAAGTCCTTATCTGAGGATAGAATACCAACCTCTGCGTCGTCTTGAAAGAACCTTACAGCCGACCCTATGACGTCATCAGCCTCAAACCCCTTGCATTCAATCAAATGAATACCCATACGCTTGAACATATCGTAATAGTCTGGAATCTGCTCTAGGAATTCTGGATCTTTCGGCTTCCGTCCCGCCTTATATTCCGGATACATATCGTGTCTGAAGGTAGGGCCTGGGGCGTCGGTTACCGCCAAGAAATGGGTGGGTTTTATTAGCTGGAAAACATCCACCATGAAGTTTCTAGCTCCGAAAACCATACCGGTATGTCTACCTTTGGAGTTCATTAGTTCTTTATGAACCCAATAGCATTTATGTGCCAGGTTCATTACGTCCAATATTAACAACTTAGTCATTAAAGTGAAACCCCAAAAAAAGAATTACAATTGAAATCACTATAACGGCAATCCCCAACTCTGAATAACTCATGTTTCCATCCGGTACATATAGGATTGATTACTGAACCCGCCTTCGCGTTTACATATCACTGTATGTCCGCCATATTTTTCCTTACGTAAATCCCTAAGTCTGGCTGAAACCGAAGCATCTGAACCGCCGCAAGAGTTTTTAATCTCCGACAGTTCATGCCACTCACCGTCACTCATAGCATCACGAACCCGATCTAGCAGTGTTCCTCCGACTTGAGCGATTACTGGACTTGGAACCCCGAGACCGAAAATACCTTTGATTGCATTAAACATAACTAACCCTTTAATATGACTTGAAAACCGCATAACCCAATGAAACTAAAGCGTCATTGATATTGGTTTCGTTAATGAAAAGTTCGGCTATATACCTGCCGTACTTACCTTTTTTGATTTTAGTCGTCCGAATGGAAATGTCGGCAGCTGGATTAGAATAAACCTGAGACTTAAGCCAAACTTTAGCTTCCAGCCCCTTAGCTTTCATCTTCGGAGTTGTCCCTCTACCTAAACGGGTTTCGTAGGCGTCAATTCTAGCTAGGCGGATATCTAACCCCTTAAAGGTTATTCCGAACCCTAAATCGACATCCACAATAATACTGTCACCGTCTTTAACCCTTACGACTTTTACTTTATATTCAAACACATTACACCTGCCACAAAGCAATATCTTCTGGTACGTTAGCTTCAACCCAGTCGATCATGATAGTTCGAGCTTCTTTAATACTTATGCTTCTGTTTTTAATGTCGATACTTTCCCACACATATGAGATGGCCGTAATCCAGTTTTCAGGTAGAGCTTCGTCCCATGCTGTAGGAGAAGGTTTACCTTTAATTTGGTGAATAATATCATCCTCGACTCGAAGTTTAGTTTTCGAAGAAAACGACCTGAATGTTGAACCGACAGCGCAAACTTTACATTTATATTCCGATATAGGTAACCGGCTATCTTCATACATACTAACTTTAACCCAAGTCCCAAAACCTAAAGGTTCTGTTGCTAATGCTTCAACTAAGTCTTCTTTGTAAATGTTCATTTAAGTTACTCTCCAGTGGTGTAATATTTTCCATTTAACGTTTCTAAACTTTCTGCATTGCAAATATAAGATATTTCTTTTCGCCAACTTAAGGGTAGATTTGACAGGTCGCCGGACTCATCAAAAGACCAAGCTTTTTGACACTCACCCCTAAACCTAGCTAAGAATACCTCTTTTTCTTTGTAAGGTAAAGCTGTTTTTGTCGAAAAAGATATACTTTTATGATGCAGCTTACTTTGCGACTCTATCAGGTAATTTAACGTTCCGTCATCTTCTTTACCTGCTATAGATATCGACACGTAAACCATAAATACCATTTTAACCCACATAACAACCCCTATTCTGGATCTCTAGGTATACCAACAGGGCGTTTAACGACCTTACTTCCTAGATATCTATCCCAATTTCTATTTCTTTCTTCGTCGTAGCTTTTCCTTAGTTTGCGTAGCTCGTCGCTGAGATTATTAATCGCAGCAAAGATAAGAACTAAAGAAAAGAACACAAAACTTAAACCAATACTAACCATATCTATTCCTTTATAAATGATATTACCGTAACCTTATCCGAATTCGATATTTCTTTTTTGTTGTAGTATAAACGAAGAAAAGCTCGCAATGCCTCCTTAGTTAACCCTTCGTTATCCAACACAAAATCCTCGGATAAGGAGCCAAAGCAAAGGTGCTGTATAGAGGTGACCCTCACTTTAATGTCTGGGGTTCCATCTACCAATGTAGATATTATTGTAGTCTCACCTAAGGTTACCTTCTTTAATCCTAAACGCACCGTCGATTTTTTCAACCCGCACTCAACTAAGGTCATCCAAACTTCGTCCAGCATTAAAACCTGTTTATTATCTTTCACAGTTCCGCCTCATCAGTAATAAGTAATAATACACCAATAGACGCGAAAGCATAGAAAGGGTAAATAAACCGCAGAGCACCCTCATGCATATCAAAATACAAAAACATTAACACATCACCCAAAACTACACCAAAAAAAATAAGAACATTGACAAAAAATGAGGTTTTTAGCATATCAACTCCCTTAATGTTAAACCTGTTACTCTTATCGGTTGTTTAATATAAAACTTTAGGTTAAACTTCTAGTGCTGCTGGTGATGTCATCAGTTTGTTATTCTTATATTCAACCCACTTAGCAAATAACACAGGCTCTTTGGTGTCCATCCGGATGAATGAATCACCTTCGTAGGGGTTATATCTTATTTCAACCGTGGCGTCAGTAGCTGGATGTTTATCGTCTGTTGTGTACACCGCACAAGCTACGTAAGCGTGCACGTTTTTGCGTTTTTCTTTTAAAACTCTTTCCCTGCCCTTTTGAGACACCTTGAATTCTACCGAAAAAGCTATTAAAGAGTTTGGACGTTCAATAACTAAACCCTTAAACTTAACCGACGCACATTTTTTATGTAGGTTTCTGTAGACGTAATATTTAGCCATAACTTTACCCTATGAAAACCAATATCATTAATAATACCCAAATTACGGCCATTGCTAAAACAGTATAATTCACTTTAATTTCCTTCCAGGTCTAAATCTTTAGGCGTACCAACAGGACGCTTAATAACCTTGCTTGCTAGATATTTATCTCAATCTCTTTCTTCGTCGTAGCTTTTTCTAAGTTTTTTTAGTTCATTGAGTATATCCATCATAACCCAAATTGTCCAAGATGTAACTACTACAGCTAAAAATATATTCATTATCATCACACATCCTTTGGTTAAGTCTCATCAGTTACGTCATCAACGTAAGACCACCCGAAGGTGGTTTCGACTTGGTTAATCGTCATCACTCGCAAGAGGTGATGGGCAGGTTACAGTTGGGATACTAAGAATTCTGGTTCGTGTAGACCAGTGATAGTGACCACCACCACCATGATAATATTTATATCGCTCTGATATAGCCACTGTGGATACAGTCACGCTACACACTAAGTCAGGGTTTGATTCTAGAGCCGCGATAGCATCCGAGTTAGCCTGAATCAATGCGGTTAGTGTTTCGATGCTACCACCAGCACCAGAGATACTCTCAATGTCCGCCTGAACTTGAGTGTCATCATAAACAGTATCTGAATCATTTGCATCGGCGTAATCGTTAGCTGCTTGTTCAGCGTCATCAATTGCTTGAAGTAATGATGTATTTTGAGCATCTAGATCAGTTTGCAAATCATCAATCCTATTTGATAATGCTAAGTCAGCTCCATCAATATAACCCTTAGCTAGCAACAACACTTGATAAGCTACGTCATTTTGATAAGAGTTCTCAGAGTCAATATACAACTCTAATGTGCTAACCGCAGATGCTAATGCTTGATCTTGTCTTCCATTTTCAGAGTCAACATAAGATCTCAACAACTGATCAGCTAATTCGCTAGCTGCCTGATTAGTATCAACATCTAATTGCAGTCTATCAATCATCGCTACCAAGCTTGACCTTAATGCGCCGTCTTGTCTGTCTGCATAAGCCTTAGCAGATTGTTCAGATCTAGAGATTCTGTGTTCTAAAGAGTGAACTGCCGAATTTAGCCGTCTAGACATTCTTGAATCTAATCGCCTGATCTTGTATCGCAATCTTCTCTTTACTCGTCGAATTTTAGATCGCAACTCACTTTCAAGGATGTCATCTTGATTGTCAGCGTACAATTTAGCAGCTTGTTCAGCTTGTCCAATTTCAACCCTCAGTTGAGCAAGTTCAGTTGCTAGTACTGTATCTTGATCTGTATTTGCTTGATTTAGGATACCTACAGCTTCCTGCAAAGCAGCTTCAGCGAGACTTACTGATTCAGCATCTCCTTCAGAAATTGCTGTGTTCAGGTTAGATATTGCAGTTGCTAGTACTGTATCTTGATCTGTATTTGCTTGATTTAGATCTTCGAGCATTGCAGCTATCGCGACTTCAATTTCACCTTTGGCTGTATTTAGTGCGTCCATTAGCTCCATATCAGCCTCTTCCATGTCGGATCGTAAAGAGTCCATATCGCTATCGACATCCCGAAACTCACCATCCACCAATATAGCTCTTAATTCTGCTTCCAGTTCTAACTGGCTAATCAAAACAGTATGCGCTGATGATTGAGCCTCTTCAGCACTTAGACGCGACTCACTATTAGCCATCCGCTCATCAGCAAGCTTCTCAGCTGCTAATCTATCCAAACGCTCTTGTTCGGCCTGATTTTGCAGTCGCTTAAGCTCCTCTCGCTCTTCTCGGTTAGGATCTCTCATTTGATCAAGTCGATCGGTGGTATAGCCTTTGGTTATCTCACCTTTGCGCCGAACCTTACCTTCGTAGTCATCGAATTGCTTGCTGAAAGCATCTCCGGTGATATTACGATCTCCAGTATAGCCGGCAGCTTTATTTTTGCTAGCTGAAACTTTGTCTTTGTTGTTCATATAACCAGAGTCAACTTTATCCCGACTATTAACGTAACCTTTGTCGGTATCGCTAACTGTGTCGTTTTCAAAGTTTTGAAGGTCTTCGCCAGTCATATTCCGATCATTCATATAACCAGAAGCTTTCTTATCTGTGGCAACAACCTTCTCTTTCTGGTCAACATAACCTTTGTCGGTGTCACTCGCCACCTTGTTTTGGAAGTTTTGAAGATCTTCACCGGTCATGTTGCGCTTAGTGAAGTAATCCTTAGCTCCTTCAGTACCAAACTCAAAAGTCGGAGCATTTAGTGAAACATCACTAACACCATTCATGCCATCAAGCTTCATCTCTTGAGTACCACACCCAAGGAATAACAATGCTAGCGTTAACAATAAATACTTCATTTTCTCTCCTAAAAAATTAAAAATAGGCGTGATTGCCAAGATTAGTACTATTATCGGTTTATTTTCAAATAACTTTAGCGGTTTCTTATTATTTCTTCTACACCCTCAAAAGATACGGAACAGCAGTGAGATGTTTCGCACTTAGGGCATGCATTCTCAATAGATATGTATTCCCCACTTACTGAATCTTCTATTGTTCCGTCTATCAGTTCGGAATAGTCGAAAGTGGATTTACAATCAAAACACTTAACTTTTTTGGGTAGATATTCATACAGCCATTTCGGTTCCGGGGCCATAGACGTAAATACCTCATGAGGAGTATTTACTTCATAATCCCGCAAATTATATGCTTCCAACCCCTTCAGTTCAGTTTCAGTTAGCGGCCTACTTAAAACAACAACACATGTTTTATTTTTTGACCAGGTTTTTTGATAATCCACTTTCCAGCACATTATGGCACCTATGGAGCCTAAACCTAAAGGTAAGGCCTCTTCAGGGTTACAGTCTAAAGTTAATGTTACCGTAGTTCTACCGCTAGGAACCAAATATTGCGTTTCTCCTGCATCAGGATTCTTCTTTATGGAAGACTTCCTGATTTTTACTAAATACATCATTGATTCATGACACTACGAACAAACTTAAAGATTTGCCCAGAAGCCCCTTTCGTAATTGCTTTGATTTCATCTTTGCTGCCTTTAATTTCGCCCTCATCGACAAGGTCTTTAGTGTATTGCTTAACAATTAAACCTAAAGATTTAGGGAAGTTGCGGGTAAGAGCTTCATCTTTCGAAACCACCTTTTCTAATCTGATCGGCTGGCAAAGGTGAGAGTAATCAACCACAACTCGAGATGTTTTAGTTTTTTTGTTTTTATCTCCACCAGTCCATTTGGTGCTTTCAGGTTCGAACACTTTTTTGTATCTTTGTCCGCCAATCATAACCACAACACCTTCGACCCGCATAAAACCTTCAGCTCCTTCAACTTTAGATCCGCTAGTTTTAAGGGTTTCAGCTACTGTATTAATCATTGAACTAGATATGTCGTTTCCGTCGTAAAGTACCGGCACTGTACCTATGCGTTCTGGTAAAGACCTTTCGTATCTCCACCAGTCAAACAACAAAAACCTTCTCTCTTTTAGACCTTCGCCAGAATTCACCCCTAAGCCACACCATTCACCGTCATGGCGACCTAAGCCTAACTTTTCGACAATCTCATCCTTGTTGCTGTAACAAAAAGAGGCGAACCCATAATTGTCGTTTTCTGGTGTTATGAATCTATTTCTAGAACCGCAAAGTAGGCCCTTAGATCCGTCTTCATTTTCGAATACTAGAATATGAGCATTAGTTCCATGGATCTTCTGAGTTATAGTCATCCGAAGATCTCTGAGTTGTTTTATTTTCTTGAAAGACTTGAATTCTAAAGACATAAACACCCCCTTAAGGACAATAATTAAAAATAGGCGTGATTGCCAAGATTAGTACTATTATCGGTTTATTTTCAAATAACTTTAGCGGTTTCTTATTATTTCTTCTACACCCTCAAAAGAAATAAATACCTCCTTAAGGATAATAATTAAAAAAATCGAAAACCATGCCAGTTATGTCGAACTGAACATCTAAAGCGTGGAATAAAATACAACCGATAAAACAAACAGTCAAGTGAATAACCGCCCCTCCTATAAATTCAGCCATCACGATACCTTCTTTCTTGTTAGGTGGTAAAGATTACAGTTAGGGCAAAGGTAAGGTTCTTGGTCGCTTTTATATAAATAAAAAGCCAAAACCGCTGCATCCTCTGCCTCTTCTTTTGTTGCTAGAGTTTTCTTGTTCCAGCACATTTTACTTCTTGCTTTGAACTTATTTGATTTCTTCCTAAAACCAGACACTTTAACCTCCTAGCTGTCCTTATAATGTTAAGTTTAGTACACTGAGGGTGTTTTATTTATGTAGTTTACGCTAAAAATATCCATAGATGGCCATAAAATACCCGAAAGCTTCCTTCCATGGCTAGTATCTACACAAACTGCAAACTTTTCTTTGTTTTTGGTGAAAAAACGCACGTTTTTCATTGCATTATGGCCATGAAATTGCATATTCACCCCCTTTATTGGAGTAGGTGCCCCTCTATTCCAACAAAGACTGTAATCCTCCATGGTGTTTACTTTTTTTAGTTTTTCAAATCCATAAACAGGATTGATAGGTGCATGGGTAATGATGATTTTACCGAAATTGTCTTCATGTTCAATAAACAGCGGAAGCCGATTAAGGAACTTAATGTGTTTTTTTGGGATTAAATCTACCCCACCATAAGAGTCTACAGTGCTAAACCCCCCATTGCCTTTCCATACACCCCAGTTGTATTTTTCGTTGTATTTCGGTAAGAAGCCCTCATTATGACCATTAACGAAATCTCGCATTAAGTCTTCGTGGTTTCCTAAAATAGCTTTTGCGTCTTTTTCAGCAGAAAAGAATTCTAAAACCTTGTTAGATTCGCTACCCCTGTCAACCATATCCCCTACAGATACGACAGTAAAATCCCCACAAGCTTTTCTTGCCATATCCATAAGCATCTCTAGTTCGGTAAACCGACCAGCAATATCACCTATTATTAGTATGTTATCTTTCACTTTCACCTTCCTTGTAGATAGTCGCCGCGCCATCTATGGTTTCATGTGGCACAGTAGAACCTCTACTATACCTATCGGTTTTTTTGTTAGAAACTTTAATGTTATTTTCTTTTATTGCTGAATTGTACCCTGCATAAAAACCCTGAGTGTAAGCTGTTTCGATATCTTCAAAACCTACATTCGCGATAACTCGCTTCCAGGCATCACACGATTTGATCCATAACCACATCTTAAATTTATTTTTTGACACCCTTTTCTCCTAACCTTTTATCTAGCTCTATAGCCAAATACGTACCCACAAAAGCCCCGGCAATTGCCGCAGGTGCTTGTTCTGGATTACTAACAAAACCAGTAATAATAAAAACATTTGCCGCCATTATTAACATGGCATAGGCACTAGAAGCGAAAGATTTACCTTCAGCTGCCGCCCTTGTATAAAAAGCAAAGAAAAAATCCAACAAAACTACCGCAAAAAAAGCAATTAAATGTTCCATCATGCGGCAATATCCCCCTCGTCTTTATTTTTTATGGTTGAAGCAACCCACAACTTCCAAAAAAAGAAATAATAATATTTAAAGTAAACAGAGTCGATAATCTCGACATAATTAGACATATCCAATATAACCCCATCACCAACCTTAGGCGAAGAACCCCAAATCGGTGTTTTTATGATAGAGATGCCGGGTATGGTAGCTTCTGCTTTCCAAATATTCATAAATAATACCTTTACCAGTAAAAAGGTTCAACTTAATCGCAGAATAGCACTTTAAACCTAATATTGAAAGGGAAATAATCCTCAAAAGCCTTATTCTGGGTTTTATTATTATATATAACAATAACGGTAACTTATAATATGGCACAATCACAATTAAGAACAGCCCCAAATATGACGTTAAAGGTTTCTTATGGCAGATCAGAAGCTGCTGAAAAAACAATAGGTTACGCTCAAAACTTATCTTTTAGTCAAACCTTAGGTCAGAAATCTATCTACACTGTTGATTCTCCTTTTATTCAAGAGATAGCTCAAGGTGCTGCACCTAGCGCAATACGAGGCACCGTCACATTATTTATGCCTAAAGGGTCAGATCCGGTAAGGGCCGGACTGGTAACTCCAGCGACAAATATAGAAAAAAAAGACGGAGTTCCTTTGCAAGTAGCTAGCCAGTTTTTAAACTGGCGCTTTTATGATAGATTTACTCAAGAATTAGCGTTTGCTCTTAATTTCGTAAAAGTTTCCAGCTGGTCCGTTTCAGTGTCAGCAAAAAGAACTGTTCAGGTATCTTTAAATTTCGAAGGTATTTTTTATGAACAAGGAACCCAATAATCACACCAAAAAGTCAATTATTATCCTAATATTTACATTGACTAAACTGTAAGGTACAGATAAATGAGTGTAAAAAGAAGACTAACAGGTTACAGCGGAATGAGAGTCGATTGGCCTCATATCCGATCTATTGAATCATCTATTTCGTTCGACTTTGATAGTGTTTTGCGTGGTATGGTTACCGGGCTGGATTCTCCTTATCTAGTTCGAGGGTTTGAGATTCAAATACCTGACGCCGCAGTCAACGCTAATAGCCTACAGATTGAAGTGGCTGATACGGCCGTCTTACATTCGACTGCCGGAGAATCAGGGACAATTTTTACTATCCCTAACGGAACCCCATCAGACGCACTAAACAACTCGAACAGTAGAGTTGTCGGATCTTTTCAAAGTGGAGTTCCAAATTATGTAAGTGTCGAGCTGGTTAGAGTTACAGATCCGGACTCAGCCGACCAAACAGCTGGATGGTCAGAAGCGCAAAAAACAGAATTTCAAAGAACTGTTCCTATTGGGACAATGCTCGACTATCGCTATATTATCACAACTAGCGGCTTTTCAACAAACCTCCCACTTTACATTATCGGAGTTTCCTCTACAGGAGCCGTAGATTATATTCAAAACAGCCGGACCAATCTTTTTCGTTTAGGTAAAGGTGGCACAGTGCCGGACCCTTACTCTACTTTTGATTTTGGTGGGACCGGTAATGCACAATCACCCACTTCACCAAGAAGAGAGTGGATCAACCAAAACACAACAATAAACCCGAACCCTGTAGTTGTTACTCCTGGAGATGACATTGCGGCGTTTCGTTACGGTGATTTTTCCATCACATCCTTAAAAGAATGGATGGATGCAATAATGACCCGAATTAAAGAAATTACGGGTTCTAGTTATTGGTACACAGACAGCACCCTTTTAGGTGATTCGATTAATACGTTTGATTTGTGGTGGGACTCTGTAGGTTCGGTTATGACCGGGGCGGGACAGATATCTTATAATTTAATCATGGAAATAACATCGCTTTCAAGTGGAGCGTTGCAAACATCCTTTACCGACTCTAACGTTCTCCCTGGCGACAGCTACATCGAAGGTGCTATATCTGGCAATAAAGCAACATTACAAGCTTTTAATAATAATCAGCTAGTAATAAACTCTCTAATTAGAGAAGAGTTTGTTTATGATGAAGAACTAAGAAACCGAAGAATATGGCGACCTAACGCTTCTATTTTTGAAATAGATGATGATTCTGATCCGAATGCAGGTGAAAGGTACGGCGTAGTAAAAAGAGTTTCCACTGCTTCACTGTCTGGTCCCTTTTCTATTTCTTCCTGGGCATTTACTGGTAATATTATCACTATCAATACTGCGTCATCTCACGGGTATGAAGTAGGTGATTACGCATTAATTGAGAATCTAGAGCATACGGCTATACCTGCCGAGCTTAACAAGTTATTACCAAACGGGGTTCATCTCGTTAAACAAATAACAAGCCCAACTCAATTTCAATTTACAGCCCAGTTTACCCCTTTAGGTACCCCATCAACCGGAGGTGCACCTAAAACAAGTAAAGATAGCAGTGACTTCCACCCTTTTATGCCTAGATTTGCTGTAGAAAATTGGGATGTTGTGGGTTCCGAAGTGTTCTTTACTATTCCAGGGCATAGCTTTAAAGCTGGCGACGATATCGTCATTAGCGGGACAACCGCTGCGACTAACGCCCCAAATGGAAGATTCCTAGGCATAAGTGTAGAGCCTGATTTAAAAATAAAAGTGGACGTAACGGGGGTTGAACCTACTGTCCCTTCCATTACAGGTAACGAGATTTGCCGTGCCGACAAATACGAATTCCTACTTACTGTAGGTGGAACACAACCGGACACTTACGAAGTTAATAATATAGTAGCTACAGCCTGGTCTGACGCTCAATTATCTTACCTTATTGGTCCAGACACTTTACCTTCACAACCCACAGCGTCTGGGGCTATAATTTTAGATGGAGTTGTTGCCTCTACAACAGTGGCCAATCCAGTAAAAGTACTTCGAGTTGATAATGATGGATCAGGTAATCTATTAATATCCACAAGTGCAGCTCACGGACTATCAACAAATGCAGGACCTTTAACTTATACTATTTACGGCGACCAGTCTCTTTCCACCTACATCAGAACTTATGAAAATATGGGAATCAACACTATCAATAAAAGTATTGTTGGTATTGTTAAGGGTGGATTAAAGGCTAAGTCAACACTATCAATAACAAACAATACTTTTGATGGTGGAGAAACAGTAGAAATTAATACTGTGGATTTCACTGAAACTACAAATTGGGCTGTCGGAGTGGACGCCGATGCAACGGCCGTCAATATAGCCGCAGCCATAAACGCAAGTGTCGATATTTCTATTGCCGGTATTGTAACCGCAACCCCAATAGGAAGCACTGTCGAAATCGAAGCAGATCTGGAGGGGGTTAGTGGTAACTCTATAATGTCGATTGTAACCAATGAAGGGGTTACAACTAACTTGCAATTCAGTTCGACTACACTAACGGGTGGGTACAGTTTCTTAGAAGTAACAACAACAACACCTCACGGGTTTTTTGTTGGTAATGAGATAGAAGTAACCGGCAATGCGGAAGTTGCGTTTAATTCGACATTCACACTAGACTCTATTTTAAGTGCTACGTCTTTTAGGTTAAATTTTGGCGGAAACGGAACACAAACATCTCAATTAGGCGGGTCTGTCGAAAATAACAGTCAATTCCAGTTGGTACCTATAGCTCCAGACGGAACATTAATCACACCTCCTCCGTTTAGTTATGTTAACCCTGGGAATGAAGACACTTATGCTAGATTCCCTGATAATCCATACCCTGGTCCGATCCAATGGAATAAAGATATCTTTGTTAAAGGTATCGTTGGTGATAGGTATTTCAGAGTACCTCAAACAGCTTTAGCTACCGGCACAGCCCTAGCAAATAGATTTAACATTAATGGGCTAACCGGAACTGCATTCTTGCAAGATGGGGAGGTTGCATACATAAACCTTGAGAGAGGTGGATTAACAAGCAATGGCGACTCCTACGAAATGTCGGGAAGTTTCACTATTATCGGTGCTACCCCTCCTGTTGATGAAGCTGGATCACCTCTAGTTTCTGGAGATTTCGTAAGGTTTGAATCTGATTCTGAAGCTCGCTGGCTTAGAATTGCGGGCACTTATGGGGTTCCTGTACTAACCAACACCTTTATTTTAGAGTCCGACAACGGACAGCCACCAACTCAAGATCAAAGACCCGCAGCTACCGGCAGGTTGATTTACGCTAAGACTACATATGACGAAGTTATTGTTAAACCTCACTGGGAAGTTACCCCTTCTCCAGATATTTACTGGTTAGCGGTAAGAAGAGATAATGGATCTGCTAAGTCTAAGATATACTTTAAAGGTTTGGAGTTGGAGCAAGGTGAAACTCGCGAAATTAACGACAACGAATTGAGCAATCACTTAATCTATACTGGAGCTAAAACAGAAGCGGCAATTAACCCTAATTACACAGTAATCGACTCGACCGGTAACTATGGACCTTCACAATCTCTAGTTGTAGGATCAAATATAGAAGATATTGATGTAAAAACAAAACAAATAACATTTAACGAAGGTCCAGAATTAGGTTTTGAAGCTGAAGATAAACTAACTTTCACTCATCCAGTTAGTTCACTTCCAATAACTTACATCATCAACTTTCTTATTAGTAGTAGAACTGTCGTAGTAAAAGAAGATATTTCTGATTTAACTTTAAGTCAAGATGTTCTTTTTATTAGAGATAATTATAAAATAGAAGATGCGGATAACCTAACTTTAGCTGTTAGAAAATCAGATAGAGAATCCGCAAGAATCAACACGTCACTGGAAAGACCGGTTTATGATGAAAGTGTTTTTCCGGTACAAATAAACCTTTCCGGTGTAGGGGTTGTTAAATCGGGTAGCTTTATTTATCAAGGACCTGAAGCTAACCCTACAGCGCTAGCTTGGGTTTTACACGGATCTGATGGAGTTACAGAAAAAATAGAATCATTCGACAAAAACATGCCGGGAGGTCACCCCTCTATAGGGTCAAATGCGATATTGGTTCATGTTTATTCAGGGCCATTCCTTGACACTACCTCGATATTCCAAAATGGGAGCAACACTGGAAGATCGGTCGATAATGCCGGAAATCCAGACTTTGGCAGTCCTGAGTTGGCTGGAGGGAGCAATGGAATTGAATTGGTTTTACCTCCAAACAGAAGAACAAAAGTTGAAGGTACGGCTATAGTAACTTTCCCTTCTAATTCGATATATAAAGCTAGTGTTGAGGATGGGTTAGCTGGCGAAGAGTTGATGGTCATATCCAACGACTCAATACGAGAAGCTAACGTAGATTACGAAGAAACTTTCGGCGGACCTAAAGCTAAAATAAAAATATTAAGAACTATGCCCCCTAGCACTAAACTAAGGTTTAGAGTTATGGCTGCTTTCGGTAGCGCCCTAGCTAAACTTGCAGGAAACGTAACGCTCCAGTTAGCTTATGATGGCGGTAGGATTATTTCCACCATATCCGGAACTCCAGTTGATATTAGAGCGGGAGATGCAGTGACGGGAGGGTCAGCTCTTGTAACTAGAGGTTCTGTTGAAATCAACGGGCAAGGTTCCTCTTCGACAGATATAGTTGGTGGAATTTTCGGGCCAAGAACCCCAATCAATCAAGATCAAGCTTTTTTGATCGGAAGAGAGAATAATAAACCAAAAGAATCATGGAAAGGAGAAGATTATGTTAAATCACATTCAGGTTACACTGGCTCAGCTTGGGTACGTAAAACTGGAGCAGGTACTTCTACTGGCTCTAGTTCTTTCCCTTTGGTTAGTACCGGGTTAAGCACTGCCGTTAAAGTAGAGACAGGTAAATCAGCTAGAATAAAAATGAATGCTACAGCTAGAAGGACTGATGGAGACTTAGGAATAGCTTCTTTTGAGATAGAGGGGACATTCTATAATGACGGAACACTGAAAGCGGCCGGAAGCCCAACAACTACACATCTCGGAGGTGCAGGTGACGGAGACTTCTATGCTGTAAGTTTCGGGATTATAGGTGATGATGTTGTTTTAGTTGTTTTTGGAACTAACGGATCTACAATCCAGTGGGTTGTAGGTATGGATTATCAAATCCTGGAGGATAGCCTCTAATGGCAATAGCTAAAGTATCTGGTTTAAAAATTGGACCAGATAACATTAACAGTAAAAATTTAGAATGCGAAGTGTTCTCTTTTGATCGGAAACCTAAAGATGGCACCCCGGCAACGTTAGAGTGGGCTTCTGGTACCACGTACAATACAGGTGATGCGGTATTATTTGAAGAGATTAGTTACAATTCACTTACGAATTCAAATAACGGTAATCAACCTGACACTTCACCTTTAAATTGGGTTGTTGTTGACGGGAAGGATGGCGATTTATGGATTCAGGTTCCTGCCGGTGGATTTCCGGCTGGAGGTGGAGATACCGAAATTTACATCAAAAACTTCACTGTTTGGCGACCTTTAAGTGGATCTAACCCAAAAACTATAAGTTTGGTTGACGGACAAACCACCGAAGCTACAGCTTTTGAATTCCCTTCCGGTTTTTTACCGTATGCGACTATAGAATACACTGTACGCAGGGGTAGTGGACACGGAAGAAAAAGAAAAGGTGTGTTTAATATTCTTAACGCAAACGCAGACCCTGAATTTACTCACGAACTATTAGAAATAGGGTCTGATATTAACGTACCTTTTAGTGTTGACTATTCAGGTGGAAAAATAAGATTAAGGTATACTTCCGTACTTGAAAGTTCGGCAATAGAGTTAAGGTTCCTACTTAAAGGGTGGCAATAATGGCACATGACGACACAATAGAAAAAAAGCAAGGTGCTATCAAGGTCAGTGAAACCTACACTGACGAGCAACTAAAAATAATACAAAACGCCGTCGGCGAATCTGGTATAAAAACCTTAAGATTGATCATGAATCCGATCAGTGATGCTATTCGGATGAACAACTTTATCCTACATAGTAGCGGGCAGATTAACTGGACTGGTACCGAAATACAATTCGACAGTGACAGTAAAGGTAATAATATTACACTTAGACTTTTAATGCTAGATGATGAAGCTAACGCAAAAACTGTCGATCTGATACTGGAAGGCACTACAGGGGCAAACTCTGCACTTCTCTTTAATTCTATTTCGTTAAATAACCAAGAATTGCTTTATATAGAACTTGATCGTCAAAAAATACTAGATGCCGTAAGTGTATCTCCTGGAACGGAACCAGCTAAGATTGTTATTGAAAATGGCGTAAGTGGAGGAGCTATCACCCCAGGTTCTATCCTGAAAAAGGTTAGTTTATCTGACACTTCCGGTATGCCTTCTATGTTAGCCACTGAAACCACATCCGAGACGGTAAATATACCACTAGTTTCCCGGTTTGATTGGAGTGATGGGATAACGCCAACAGATTTTCAGGATATTTGGTGGATACCTCACGGAATTAGATGGCCTACAGGAACAAGAAGTGTTCTGGGTGCCGTTGTAGTTAAGGGGCTAGAAACCTACCCTACAACGTTCGTTAGGAAGCAAGTCGAATTACAGAACGCACTTTTAGATATTAATGTAGCTGCGGAGGGTGGTATTATATTAGTCAGCGAAAATATCGATATAGACTCAGTAATAACAATCCCTTCTGGCGTTACTTTGCTTTCTAGGGGTTCACCTCAAGACGGGACAGTTCCCGCAATTTCCAGTTTAAGGTTAGGTGTAGGGGGTAAGATAATCCTCGAAACAAGATCTAAGCTTTTCAATATTAATATTGAAGCTACATCCGTTTTCGGAGATGCATTAGAAGAAGATCTTGTTTTGGTTAGCGGCGATAACGTAGAAATAAGAGATTGCGCCTTCAAGTTGGATGTTTCATCTGGAGCGACTAAGGCGAATTGCGTGAAAATAACAGGAAGCAATAATAGAATATGGAACTCTAAATTTAGAATTCAAAACATAGCCAACCATGTAGGTATTAGTTATTTCGCAGGGGCAAATAACGTAGATACTGATTCAATTTTTGATTATACGGTGTAATTAAATGGTAGATATAGCACAAAACACAACAGACCTTTTAACAGGTAGCGTAGCTCAAGAAAAGCTTGTGCCTTTAATGAATGGTGCCGGAATTATACCGGTAGGTGGTATAATTTCTATTATGCCGCACTTAGCCGGCACATCTAATATCACAGCGACCACGATAGCTGGACTAGATGGATGGGTTAGATGTAACGGGCAGACCATATCTGACCCTCAAAGCCCAATGAACGGAACAGTTGTCCCTAATATTAACAACAGCGTATTTTTGGAAGGACACACCACTTCCGGATCGACTGGCGGGTCTAATTCGAAAACTCTTGCTGTTTCTGAGATACCAACACATAAACACGGAATGCTACACAGTCACAATATCAACCATGGACACGGATTAACTATAACATCTAACGCCATCGATAGTTCGCACGCTCATGTCGTAAATTCACACTCACATGATAGCGGATCTTACGGCGCAAGGATAGGTCAGCACGTCAACTCTATTACCACCCAAATAGCTCTTCAACATAAACCTATGCCTAATTGGACTTCAAACGTAATAGGTAACGTAATCCTTAATTACAGTTCGGCAGCAATCGCAACTCAATCTTGGGGTGTGGATGTTGCCGGGTTTTCCGGTACCAGCGCTCCTACTACTGGGTTCGCAGGTAACTCACCAGCAACAATAACAGGCTCCGTAACGGATATGTCGGGTTTATCAGGCAATTCCCCATCAAACACATCAAACGAAGGTTCTTCAACTGCTTTTAATATGAGACCTAACTACATTACAACAGTTTACCTTATAAGGATTAAGTAATGGAATATAAATTCAAATACAGAAGAAAGTGGTTTTGGAGGTCTATTAAGATTGCTGGTCACTCTTATCAAGAAAACCAAGACAAGATGGTTTTATACAAAAAAGACGGATCTATAGAAGAGATTCACCACTGGAAAGATTGCAGCGCCAAGCTGGGCACCGACTGGGTTTTGTTTACTAAAACACAAATGGAAAAACAATCAGGTCAACAAATAAATATAAACCAAGAAGGTTAAAATGAGTATTGGATTTAAACAATTTGAAGCTGGATTGCGAATAAAACCTCATTCGTCATTTACTAGTGATCCTATCACCGGCAAAGTCGGGCAAATATACTGGAACGTAACTCGCAGTGTGCTCCGGATTTGTATTTCTGCGACACCGGAATGGCAAGATCTTTTTATTCATAACCATACAATTGACGACGCAACCTTAAGGTGGGATTCGACAGCAGATAGATGGATTCAAAATGATGACCTGAGGATCAACTCAAGTTCAATCTACACCCCCGACGGAACAACAGCGTTAGGATTAAACTTAACAACCGGAGACACATCAACAGTTTCAGTTGACGGAGCGGACATCACATTAACTCCAGGTTCAGGTGGAGCCGGAGCAAACCAAGGTCGATTAATATTAGACCTGGCTGAAATTACAGCACTACCTGTAGCTGGCGGTAAGGCGTTAAGCTTTTCGACTCCAGATAATACAACCGCAGGTCAGTTTGGTAGCGACTTTACTTTTTCTACGGGATCTGGACCTCTAGGTCTTGGGTCATCCACCTGGAACGCAGAAAACGAAACCCATAATGTAACCCAATCATTTAATTTATCATCAACATCTGCCTTTATAGAAGGCACAACCAGAATAAACCTTTCATCTCAGCGTATTGGAATTAAAGCTCAATCTTTAACTGATCCATTAACTGCGGAAGAGGGCGATATTTATTACAATTTAGAATTCAAAAGATTAAAAAAATATATAGGGTCGAGGTGGGAGTTTTGGGATGTCAACGACAAACACCAAAATATCAATCTTATCACCTACAAAGACGACATCTCTACCATTTACCCTGCAACAGACGCCACCTTAATTGAAGGTCAAACTATAGTTGACGGCGATTATGTTATTTTCACTAATTTAACTGTCGCTCCTAATAAAATGTACAAAGCTAACGTTGACGGATCAGGCAACATTATATGGACCGATCTTGTCTTTAGTACTGACGCTACAGGGAACCCAACAAAAGGTCAAGTAGCTTTTATTACGTCCGGAAATACCAACACTGACTATTTGTTTATATGGGATGGAACCCAATGGTTAAATCATGGTTTATTTCGAGGCGAAACTGACGATATTCTTCGTTGGGGTGGCACTCAATGGGAACCTAACGAATTTATACACTCAGACGGACAAAAATTCTACCTAAAAGATAATGCAATAGCTGATACAGTAAAAGCGGAAGACTTCACATTAAGAGCTAGCAATAAAACTGCCGGAACCGGAGATGGTGGAGATTTAATTGTTCGGCCAGGAACTTCTCTAGGTGGCATCCAAGGACGAACAATACTAGAAGGAGATAGGGTTAAGTTTGCGGCACAAAGCGCCGGAAACCCTGCCGCAGAGGAAGAATCCGACGTTTATTACGACACCGTAGATAAAAACCTCAAGCTTAGAAATGATGGTGCATGGAACAGACTGGAAAGTTCTCGAGTTATCAACGAAAACCAAATAACTACTGTTACAGGTGGCGGGACTATCACATGGGACTCAACATCAAGTTCTTTAGCGTGGGCTAGCGAGATCTCAGTAAATATCGCCGGAGTCGATATAACAAAAAACAAAATAGCTGCATCTAACTTACTATTAAGTAGCGATGGAGATGCCGCCTATGCAATAATAGATCGCACAGGGGCAACCACCATAATTACAGCTACAGTACAATCAATGTCAACAATCGCAACCCAAAATAACGTAAGTGAAAACAAGGTAATGTTAGCTTTCCGCGACAAAGGTGAAATCTATTGGGGTTCTGGAAATGACATTAAATCAACCGTAAATGGCGGAATATTTACAAAGAAAACAATCACTAATAATACCTCCGGAATTGTTTTTGCGGTAGATGCATCGGAAAATGACGCAATTATCGTTAAATATTCCATAAAAAGAGGTACAAATATCGAAGTTGGGCAGTTTTTTATCACAAATGACGGAACTAACGCCGGAATCAGTAATCAAAGTAACGCTTTGTCGCCTACAGGTATCGTTTTTGATGCAAATATTAACACAACGGACATAGAATTAACCTATATGGCCGATAATTCGGGATTAGGCGCAGAAATTAGGTATTCTTTGTCTAAATGGACAGCATAATTAACCTTAGTGGATCATGGGAAACTAGGAAATGTCAAAAAAGTTTTTAACAATACGTAACGGGATTTTACTCACCCCGCAGTCGCCACCTCCAAGTGACCCATCGGAAGGGGATTTCTATTTTGATTCCTCTTTAGGTCTCCAGATATATCAAAATGGAGCATGGCAAACACCTTCAGGGGCAATAAGTAACAGCGACAGGAACAGTGCTCTGTTAGGCGGCGGAACAATCAAATGGAAGGAATCTACTACAACTTTAAGTTGGTCTAAAGATGCCTTTTTGCAAGTGCCGGGAACTGCCTCTGCTAGAAACAAAATAACTACAGGGTCTCTTTCCCTTCCGAATGATGGAGATGTGGCTTACGTTGACGTCAACAGGGAATCTGGAGCTGCCGCAACACTAACACCTGTCGTTATTAATATTTCAGCTTTAGGTATCGACAACCCTACCAATGAAAGCCGTTTCGTTATTGCTAGAAATAGCGGCGGCGAAATATATTGGGGATTACAGGACGGACAAAGAATATCTACCGACGGTGGAGTTTTAATAGAAAAAACACTAACCGACAATACGACGGCCGGATTCGTCTTAGATGAAAACGCCGCAGACAATGACACATTAATTATCAAATACTCACTAAAAAGAGGTTCCGCTGTAGAGGTTGGACATCTTTACGTTACCAATAATGGAACCATTGCGGGATTAAGCGGATCTAGCAATGAATTGTCCACTGTGGGGGTTACATTTCAAGCTGTAATTAACGGAATTAACGTAGAATTACAGTACGATACAACAAATACAGGCACCGACGTAGAAATGCGATATATCGTAGAAAAGTGGGACGCTTCATAACCTAATATTATTACTAATAACCTTGATGGATTGGGAAATCAAGAATGTCAAATCAGCATCTAAAAGTTCGAAAAGGTCTAAATCTAACACCTCAAAGCGTGGAACCTACAAACCCTGTAGAAGGGGCTATGTATTTTGACGTCGTTGTTGGTTTACGATTAAGAAAAAATGGCGTATGGCAAACAGCCGGAGGTCAAGGTGAAGTAAAGGTCGCTTTAGTTGATAGGTCGGCAACATCACTCCCTTTGATTGCCGGGGGCATCATAGACGGCGAAGTTATCTTAGATGGAGATAAAGTACTTTTCTCCAACTTAAGTATTGATAATAATAGAGTTTATAGAGCTTCTATTTCTGGCGGGGCAATATCATGGTCTGCTCAACCTGATTTTGCCGGCCAGTTCGACCCAGCTCAAGCTGATGTTGTTCGAGTTATCAAAGGTACGGTTTACTGTAAATCTCAGTTTATATTCCAAGGGTCAGTTTGGCTTTGGGGTATGATCAATATCGATCAGAAAGAGTTAGGATCTGCGGCTGAAAGTTGGTCATCTGCACATATCGACTCACTTATAGGTAAGACGGTAGCAATCACCACCGACTCCACAAATGGCGATGCAGTTATTTCCGGAACAGAAAGTTTAATTATTAGTGCTTCCGGAGGTTTAAATGTAAACAGCGGAGTTACTCAAACAAAATCTGTTTTTCAATTAACTCAAGTAACTGATATATCACAGCTGTTTTCTGACGCCAACTTAGGTGGAGATATAGGTCAATCTTTTACTCCTACCCAAAACGGCAAACTTAAAGAAGTCAAACTTGATTTAGGTATTTCCGGAACAGGCAGTGTTGTTGTTGATATTTACGCTGATGGTTCAGGGGTACCTACAGGTCCGATTTTACAGACTAGTGCACCAATAGCAGCACCCGTATCTCAAGGGTCATTAACTTCGTTTATTTTCGATGGAACCTTTGATTTAGTTGCAGCGACTAAATATCATTTTGTTATTAATTTGGTATCACTCTCAGGTAGCGTTTCCGTTAAAGGATCTTTAGGTGGAAACGTTTACACTGGGGGTACTTTCATATTCTCTACTGATGGAGGGGTGACGTGGAATAATAACGCATTCAGGGATTTACTTTTTGAAGTTGATCTACTTGCTAATTCATCAACCGCAAACCCTAACATTAAACTAAATGCCGCAACTTCAGGTAGTGTTGGTTTAGGTACCCCTGCGACGGTTACTGATTATAATTTATTATTACCTGACGCTCAGGGAACCTTAGGGCAATTCATGAGTAATGATGGCCTAGGAGGGTTGTCTTGGTCAGATCCAGTAATAGGGTTCAGTTCATGGACCGTGATCAACTCAAACATCACAGCTTCAGTGTTTAATGACCTAGGGGTAGAAACAAACCTTAATACTGTTGATATTACATTACCAGCAACGCCAATTAATGGAGCTAAAATAAGAGTTATAGATCGATTAGGAACATTCTCTACCAACTCTTGCTTTATCAAAACAACCGACGGATCAACAATATCAAACCAAGCTCAACCTTTAGAGATTGATGTTTCGTATATTTGGGCTGAGTTTCTTTATGATTCGGCGGCCAACAACTGGGTTATTTATGGGCCTTTAGCGGATGACTCTCTCAGTCATTGGGGAACCAAAACCAAAACAAGCGCCAATAATGGCGACGTAATATTAGAAAGAGATCAGGCTTTAATTGATTCAACTGGCGGAGTTTTCGGGTTAGTTCTACCACCTATAACTAAAGACGGCATGTCTGTAAGATTCTTAGATGCCGCGTCGAATAATGATATCAATAATGTAACCATCACACCAGACGGAGCAAATACAATAAATGGAGCAGCTACTTTAGTGCTGAACATCAAAAATGGACACGTAGAGTTAGTGTCCTCTGGAACAAACTGGATTGTTCTTGGTTTATATTCATAGTAGGAACTAATGGCAAAATTAAGTGAAGTTTACAATTCGTTTTTACCTGTAGGCGCTGTACAGCACTCTATCCTTACGCTTGCTCAGTTTCAGGCAGTTATGGGAACTGATTGGGTGCTAATGAATGGTGCTAGCATTGTAGGATCTAAACTTGCCGGAATTACGGGGGATACAAATCTACCCGACGCAACAGGACGTTTCCTTAGGAATGCTGGAGGTTCTGCGGCAGCGCTTAAGGCGGCACAAGGACAAGGGACGGCTAAAAACGGTTTAAGTAATGCGGCATCCTCTGTTAGTGGATCAACCAGTATTAACCACAGCCATGGAACAATTCCGTCGAACACTGTTTCTGCTAATCATACCCACTCAGGAGATCGTATTCCTTTTGGTCATACTTCCGTCCCATCCAACTCTAGACTCGGTAGCAGTACGAACAACCAAGGTACTTTTGGCACAGGTCAATCAACTGGCACTATTTCAGCTAATCATACCCATACAGTTCCAATTCCACCATACAGTACAGGAAATAGAGCTTTAGTTTCAGGTAATGCCGCAGCACAAGCAATATCATCAACCGACGGCGAAACAAGACCGGTAAATATAACAATCAATATTTTTATAAAAATAAATTAAAAAGGAACAATCATGGGTTTTGCTAATTTTTTAATAAATGGATCTTACACTAGCATCGAAAGGGTTGTGTATAGTAAAAATACAAAAAGTATATCTTTTAGTTTAGTTACGTACGCAGACAACACTAAAACAGCGCTAATTAAGGAAGATGCCTATACGTTTGAAAAAATGGAAGAATTTTTCTATGATGGGGAAGTTGTTAATGAAACTGACGTAGACATCCTACCTGACGGAGAATACCTATCTTTAACTGGAGGTGTTGGTTATTCTGGGTCTCCTCAAATATTTAAAAAAGGTGACCAGTTCCAACTTAAGCAGCAACCCTGCACTTACGGAACCGTTTATATTTCTAAGATAGATAATTCTAGAAAGATACTAGACGAAACAAACAAAATATGGACGGAAGCGGACGAGAGAAATTCATTTTCACTTGGGGTTTTTAATAAATATTTTAGTTTATCAGATATGAACGGCCAAGGTCAAGATATTTACAGGCAAATATATTTATTTCTGAAAACACTGCCAGAGTTCGGCAATACGATCGACATATACTAACAGGTTTACTTATGACTAAATGGAGCGACATATTTGTAAAGACGGTACCTACAAGGGCCTATAACCCTCCAGTTGGTACTGTAGTGCAGTCCATACTGTCTCTAGCTCAATTCCAAGCTGAAATGGGAGACTTAAGCTGGGTATTGATGGATGGGTCTAATATCGCAGGATCTACATTATCTGGACTAACAGGAAATGTATTACTACCTGATGCTACAGGTAGATTCCTAAGAACAGCTGGGGGTGATGCTGCGGCCCTTGGTACAATTCAACCTCAAGCCACTGCGGTGAATGGACTAACTAACGAGCCCAGTGCTGTAACAGGAACAACTAGTATAAATCACACCCATAGCCCTGTTACATCAGATCCAATCTCAGCTAACCACACCCACACAGCAACCCACAACCATCCAGCTCAAGGATCTACAGGGGTTTCAGCGAATCACGTACACAATATTAGTGGTGGAAACTGGATGTTTCGCATTTCATTTACCACTTACGTCCAAACTGGAGGTACCGGATGGGATTTCAACACAGCAACCCCAACAATGGGCGGTGTTACCTCTGATCACGGACACACAACTGACCTTCCTAATTTAGGAGTAACGACAGGTACAGTTTCATCTAATCATACACATCTCGTATCTATTCCGGCATTAAGTACGGCGGGAGTGGCTTTGTCTGGCGGATCAGCAGCCGCTCAAAACCAGACAGGTGACACAGAAACAAGACCAACAAACGTAACAGTTAATACGTTTATTAAAATTAATTAAGAGGTTGATATGGCAATAGCTAACTACATAACAACAGGAACATACTCTACCGTAGAATTCGTTAATTTTTCGTCTGAATCTCAAACTTTGGCTTTTTTGTTAGTTGTTTACTCTGACAGCAGCAAAACAGACAAAATAGCCGAAAAAACTTTCGACTTTATGATGAAAGAAAAAAAAGAATCCCTGTTAGGAGTTGAGCAAACAACTCCACCGCAAAACCCTACCCCTGGAGATAAATATATCATAGCTTCAACAGGAGCTATTGGTGAGTGGGCCGATTACCCAAATAAAATAGCTACATGGAGGGAACACAGTGGAGGGTGTTGGACCTACGAACAACCTAGCGTCGGGACTATATATTACGACGAAATTACAACATCTTACGTAAAAATAACACAAAACGGATACATTACAAGGAATAACCTTCCAGACTCTAGGGTTTGGGAGTTGTTTTTTAATAAAAACGCAATTTTTAACACCCCGGGGAATAATTTGCATACCCAAATCTACAAACTGTTAAAAACCCAAAAAGGGTTTGAACTTACAGTTGACACATAGAGAGGAAGTACGATGGCATTGGCTGACTATATAGGAACAGGAACATATTCTATGGTGGATCACATAGGGTTTAATGAAAAAATCAAACACGTTAAATTTCAACTAAATGTCTTTGCGGATAACACCAAAGAGGATAAGATAGCCGAAAAGTTTTTTGATTTCGTTATGGATACACCAAAAGAATCTGTAATTAATATTGAACAAACCACCCCTCCGATAACGCCAAATACAGGAGATAGATATATCGTAGCTTCAACAGGAGCTACTGGTGAGTGGGCTGACTATCCAGGCCAGTTAATGACGTGGGATTTTGATGGTTCGGGTGAGTGGATGAGCATGAAATTGCAAAAAGACTTAGTTTTGTTTAACGAAACATCAAACTCCTACATAAAAGTGATAGATGATAGTGGTACTTACACACCTTACATAGAGAATGAATGCTCTAGAATCTGGGATTCTTATTTCACTAAAACATTAGTTTTTAACACTCCAGGTAATAACTTGCACACTCAAATCTACAAGCTACTAAAAACCCAAAAAGGGTTTGAATTTACATCTGATGTTTTTTGATCGGTGTGTTTTTTGAGTTTATTTTATGAAACTCAGAATCTAATTTGAATGTGTACTTAGACCATTTAGGGATAGAAATCATTGATAGATCAACGAAAAACAAATCCATTCTATCTAGTTTTGGGTCTAATCTGTGACCTGTTATTTTACTTTTCTTCCAAAAAAACACTTTCTTGTATTTAATAGTGTACTCGTCCATAATTTACCCCCTAATAAGTCTACCTTACTATTATAGCACAAAAAACCTAATGTTTAACAACAAAAAGGGAACGAACTGTGAATATTTTTAAAATAATAATGAGCTTCTTCAAAAAGAAAAATAAACAAAAAACACTAGAAAGAAAAGTGCAGGAAAGGCGCATACTTGAACCACCAAAGCCGATTAATTCGGCACATCACGAACCAGAAATAAAAAACCAACCAAAAAGACAAGAAGATATTTCTTGGGTTTACCCTAACAATCACAAGTACGTAGTTGACCCTGATGGTGGAAAGAAGTTACTTAAAACAAAAGGAAATAAGCCGATAGGTGTAGTTATTCATCACACAGCAACCTATAACTTAAAATCAACTGTTAACTACTTTAAAAGAAACGCCGTTGATGTTCAGTTTGTCTTAGGTCACGACGGAAAAATAGTGCAAATGGTGCAATGCAACAGAAATGCGGCACATGCCGGAAAATCAGAATGGAATGGAAAGAAATGGTTGAATAATTATTATGTAGGTATCGAAGTGATAAATATCGGATGGCTAAACAAAAAAGGCGACAAATACATAGATGGGTACAAGAGGGAATGGAAAGGTGCTGTCAGGGAACGTAAAGCAGAAGGTTACAGGTATTGGGAGCCATTCACAAAAAACCAAGAGAAGGCACTTAAAGAGCTTTGTGTGTGGTTAGTTAAGGAGTACGACATACCAATAGAAAACATAGCAGCTCACTATGAAGTGTCGCCAGGTCGCAAAAACGACCCGGCCGGAGGATTATCTATATCGATGGATCAATTCCGAAGTCTGGTACAGAGGTCGGTATCTCAGAACTAATTCTATCAACAGACCTGTCGAGATCTTGCATTGCGGCCTTCAGTTCCTTGAAACTAACCTTGACTTTCATGTAGTCCATCAAGGTTAATGTCGGATCTCTCTCGTTCAGGTTTTTATTTAAAACATAAAGTTCGGTGTTTAATCTAGATGTTATCTCAAACACCGAGCCGAACTCAGAAATAAGACTTAACATTGGCATTAAAGCCTACTCCTTTCCATAAGATAAACAAATTCTTCAACTTCATTATTAAAGGCTGACAATGTTCCTTTATTATCAACTTGGAAATCCATAGAATAGTCATCTAAATCTCTTTCTGATGGGTCAGAGCTTGGGGATTTTGAAAACCTGTTTATTCTACAAGTAACTAAGTTTTCGCCGAAAGCGTAACTTAATTGTCCAACCTCGCTTTGATATCGCATATCAGTTATTACAAATTTAGCTAAAGGGTCTTCTTTTGTTTTTTTATCTATCTGAGAAACAACCTGTTCCACCCAATACTCCGAAGATACAGATCTTTTCACTGACCCTTCCAAGATACACAAAGCTCTAGGTGTCCAAAAAACTGGAGCATAACGAACAAACACCCCCTTATTGTCTAAAATTAACCCTCTTGTTCCGTCGTCAGTGTTTTCTATTTTGGTTGGAATCTCGCCCGAACTAGACCTAAACTCCTTAATCATAAAATTATGAAGCATTAAAGTGAAGTTGTCCTCACTCTCAACAGGGAACTGAAAAAGAGGGGCCTCTTTAGTTTCTGGTGTATGGCAAACACTAACTGGAATCCCGTACTGTTTCGCCACCATCTCTTTTAGCACATCAGCAAAAGAAAATCTGATGTATTTATGGTCTTTGATGAGCGTTTCGGCTAAGGTGTCTTTTCCAGACCCTTTCCATCCAGATAAAGCAAGAACTATCATTCAACATCTCCTTCAATAAAGTTTATTATGTCATTAGAGGTAACAGCTGTGCCCCAACCTCTTTTATCCATAGACTTAATTACACCAACTACATCGCCCATAATATTAAAAACAGGACTTCCTGAGTTGCCTAGTCGTATATCTATGTCAGTTTTTATCGTGTCGTAAAAAAAACTGCACGAACCATCACTATAAACAGCCGACAATTTTTCTTTTTTGCATTCACCTGTAGATGTGTCGTAATGGGTTGTGCCCCATCCTCCATTCACACCTATAAGGTACCCTTTACTTAACTTAAGTCCGTAACCTAATGGGTAACCTAAGACGTATAAAGGGGCCCTATAAAAGACTTCTACAGATCTAGATAAAGTAACCGGATTTGCACCTTCAACTGAACTAAGAAGGCATAAATCTCTTGTTTTATGCATTTTAATAATACGAATGTTCTGTTTTTTTATGTTAATTGTTAAGGCGGAAATATCCTTATTTTTTGAGCAAAAGTGATAGTTAGTTAATATGAAGCTTTCACCTTTAGAGTTTTCAACAAAAAAACCTGTCGCATTACGTTCTGGCGAATCTAGGTATACCACCTTTTTTATATTATTGTTAATTAGCAATGACTCTTGTATAGGAGCAGATAGCAACCCAACAGAAACCAACAAGAAGAGAAGAACTAATACATTCACAACACGAACAGTAAAAAGCATCAAATTGCGATATAAAAAATCTAAAAACTTAAACATAATTAACTCCTAAAAAGTAAAACCGACGCTAACTCCGAATTCGCCGGAAGATATGCCATACCCTCCGACCGACACGGGCCCTAAAAATTGATAAGTTGCATGAACCCCATAGGTTAGCTGGTATTTGCCCGTAAAATCAAAAGGGTCTTTAGATTGAGTTAAAGCTGAGGTTCCGACCAACACAGAAACTTGCACTTTTTTCGTGTTGTATTTAGTTGTTTTTTCGACTTCCTTAATAGTGGTCTTTTCTTTTACATTAGATAGATCTGTAGCTTCTTTTTCTGTGGAGTCTGCAAAAGTAACATCCTCCTCTGACTCTATCTTCTCTTCCACTATAGTTCCGTCAGGTTTTGTTATTTTCTTGGTAATCACATGCTTCTTTTTTGCTGTTTTTTTGATTTCCTGTTTAATGAAAACCTTTTTCTCTACGGTAACTATTCGTTCAACTTCGATGTTTTTGGTTTTAATTACCACCTTTTCTGGTGTGGCATACCTACCAAAACCTACACCTATAATTAAAGACAGAACAACCGCAATAATCATAGATCGATTCTTTTTTAGTATTTCTTTCATAGTTAAACCTTTTTATTTAGTTGAGTACAATTCAAATAAGGACTTTGTAATTCTATCTTCAGGCTTAACACCTAAAGGCGATAATTTGCTTTCCCAGTAAACGATCTCATCAAAAGCTGCTTTTTCGTCAGTCCAAGGAAACTCTTCATTAGCTTCGATTTCTATAAAAGTATCCAGCATTGCACCTTCTATGTCGAATGTTGTATATCTAGAAAAAACCACCCTATCTAACCAGTAAACTTGAACATCTTTTCTTATAGAAAAATCATGCTCAAGTCCATGCATCAACGAAAAAGCCGAAGCTTTATCGAAACTCATATCTTTCGAAACTAAAGGGATGTTAATTTCTTCCCTTATGTTGTTGTCATGAGAATTGGTTTTGATTTTAGATGTCAACTCCCAAAGGTCGCCACTATTGTTATCTTGACCTTGCCTCCACCTCATAAACCTAGAGGTTTTTTTATCTGAGAAGTAATAATCTATCGGGGCTTGACCTTGACTTGGATATGCAGGTCTTTCAATACTTGAGTTAGGAAGGAACCCTTCGATTAGTTCACAAAAAGCATTTTTAGATATTCTTAGTCCGTAATACTTAAACTCCACCTCTTTAAATTTCATAACAACCCTTTCCAATTGAATGTGACTACCACAGACGAAAGATTAAGGCAGGAATACTCAAAAGTCAAGTATTAATCTTACCATCTGATGGTACCTCAACCCCAAATTTCATTTTAATTAATTTCATCTCTATTATCGGTATATTATTAATAGCGAAACCGACTTTAGAAAGCAACTCTTTGGATAAAAAACTGGATTCTGGGGATGGGGCGTCAGATTTAACGAAATCTTGAAGTGTGAGTTCGGTGTCGCCTGTTTTCTGATCTAAACTTGCAACTCCGGACGACGCAGACATAATACTTCTTAATCGATAAAGTGAGACGTTCTTGAACGACTCTCTAACATAATTCAATATATCTTCAGGTTCGGTAAGCTTAGCTTTAATTCGTGCATTGTTAGCTCGATATAGGATTCTTTTTTCTACGGGTGACAGTTTCAGCATAGTAGAACTCGAGTCTGTTATCATATTTAGCGTCATTCGGCCTATAGCGGTAGACCTAAAAACCGCCTTATAGGGAGGTACGAATTTATCTATAGCTGTCATTAATCCTTCATTTGCGTCTTGTATGAAGTCCATATAATCTAAACTGGAATTTGGAGACTTTGACCAAAAAATCTTAGCCCTGTTGATAGCTAAAGGGATATTATTTTCACATAAAACTTTTCTTAGTTTAATGATATCATCAAAAATACTCAACAATTCTTCTTTGTTTTTTCCTTCATATTTCGAACAAACCCACTTAGCGAAACTGTAATTAATTGAAAATTTATATAGAACCCAATAATTATTGTTTTTAAAGCATTTAGATATCTTGCTAGAAAAAACAGCCTGCCTCTCTCTAAAGTAAACTCGAGCTGATAGGATATTGCCTTTTTCTTCCACAATAAAATTAACAAACTCTTTATATATTAATCTACCTTTAGGGGAAGAAATTAATAGATTTTTAAATTTATTCTCAAGGTCGAACAGGTCTTCTAATAGTTTTTGCTGACCTCTTCCATCTTCTTTGGAGTTGTCAGCTAGAACGCCGTTCATTGCGGAAATAAATTCCTTAAAAACATCTTTATCCATAAAATTAACCAATTATATCCACAGAATAGTCTGTTAATGTAGAGTAGATTCCAGCTCGGCTATCTGCATGGCGCTCTAAAATAGGAGATCCTTCTATTTTAAAATCACAAACCCACAAATCCTCATGAGCTACAGGTCTGGTACCTCTCCCGATCCCTTGTTTTACTTTTATTTCAGATAAACCACCTTGAAGATAAATCACACACCCGGTAGGTTTAATATCTACGCCGGTAGAAATAGCTGTGGTTCCGATAATACAAGGAAGATCCCCGCTATTGAACTCATCGACAATATCAGCAATATCACACTTCCAGTACTCTTCAGGTAGCACTTTTTTTGTTTCTTTTGTGACAGTCCCATGGGCGAATTTATAGGCAATTTTCATATGATTCTTAAGTAGAACGAATTGACTATATTCTTCAATTAAAATAACAACTTGACGCCCAGACAACCTGTAAGCTTTCTCTGCCAGCATAGCGGCAAGTCTGATTGCGTTCGGATTTTCGTATAAATTAACCCTGGTTTCTTTTTTTGGATCTTGATGTGATTTCCTCGAAGGGGCACATTTAAACACCCTGGCTTTTATTTTTTTTAGATATTTACTTTCAGCTAATTCTTTATATTCTTTTCTGTAAACCACCGGACCTGTAACGCCCTCTAACAGCAAAGCTGAGCCGTCCGTTCTAGTTTGGGTAGCCGAGACAAAGAATCTTAGCTGGGCGGCACTGGCGACCCCATTAAGGCATATCTTCTTGAATGATTCGGAAGGTACCACGTGAGATTCGTCAAAAATTACCATTTCAACCTTAGATAGAATATCCCACTCTTTAGTTCCTGGTTTTATCTTCGTAGCTGACTGAGCATTAGCAACAGTAAACAACTTGTCGATCTTTTTTCTTCCGTCGCCTAGCTGACCCACACTAGCAACACCAAAAGCAGACTCCAGGTCGCAACGTAACTGTTTAGTTATATTAGTAAAAGGTGTAACTATTAATGTCTTGACTGGGTATTTTTTTAATAAATTAACAATAACTAAAGATTTTCCGGAACCTGTGGGTAATTCTATAGCTCCATGACCAATACCAACCAAAGCATCGAAAGCTTCTTTCTGGTACGGTCTCATAGTAAAAGGTTTTTTCTTCCAGGGGATTAAATCATCGTAACAAGTTGAAGGTAGCTCTCTTTGTACTTTCCATCCAAATTTTTCGGTTATTCTTTTAGCTAAACCAGAATAAGTCCAAGGAACCCCGTCGTCGTCATGATTCAGTAAACATTTTTTCTGAAGAGCTTTGAGTTCATCAACCTTAGCAAGAAACGAAACGGGGTCGTTTCTTCGAAAATAGACATTCTGCTTTAGTCGAGCTAGTTGGAAACCGACAGCCTTATCTGTGTAAGTAAGGAAATCCGTTATCTCTTTCGAGTCGGTTGGTAAAATAAGTTTTGTTGTTGTTACGAGTCTCATCTTCATATCTTTATTGTAGCATAAAAGCACATAATTCTTGTTTTTTTCTGAGATGAGGCATAAGAACAATTTAATACAATGAATATTATATAATATATACTAGGAGATTACTTATGCCTCATTTCAGAAAAATGAAAAAAAAAGTGCTTTATATGCTATAATAAATATGAGAAATTAATTTAGTTTATTTTTATTGTAACTCCCTCAGAAAAGGAAAAAGATGAGTATTTTTGAAGAGGTAAAAAAAACAGTCAGTGATATGGATATTATTCATACAGAAGCTTTCGCATTAAAGTTCCAAAAAGCTTTCATTAAATTTAACACAATACGAACTAAATTCCCTTCAACTACTGTTTTATCAGAAAAAGAAAGAGAGCTTCTTCATATTTTAGAAACAAGATCTGAAGGCAATAACGGTGACACTAAAATTAGAGATTCCAACCTTCAAGAGTTGATTGGAAAAAGCCGCCAAACTATCAGTCGCTACCTGAGAAAACTTGAAGATCTTGGTTATATTAACAGGTTAAGTATCCCCTTAAAGTTTAAGGGTGATCATCCGACGATGAAAGTGTGGAAAGATCGAACTATTCGATGTCTCCGAATACTTCTAAAGAATCGTTTTAAATGGGAAAGAGATCTTAAATGGAAAAGAGATTTTAGACCTGATTTTGATTTAGGTGCAGCTTTTGATATCTCTACTGGCCGGAAATTAAACATAAAATGGATATTAGATGTTGGAACTGTAGTTACTTTGATGGGCGAAGAGATAAGGGCGGCATGGGATTGGATGCCAGGTTTATGTCAGATGGGATTGCTTGATCCAGAACAGCAAGCGATGTTTGAAGATTTAAGAGATAAAATAGAAGTTAATCATGAAGATCCAGAGGCGACGGCAGTCTTGGGAATGAAAGTTAAATATACGAGGGCATGGTAATGGGTTTATTTCAATCAAGCAAGCCAAAATCGGCTGGTAAAATAATGGTTTCAGATAGTAAAGAATTAACATCTTTGGTTTCCGAAACCCTTAAACATATGGCTGAGATGGCTGGTAAAACTTTAGGTCCAGGAGGCCGTCAAGTTCTAATTGAAAGACCGGAAATGGGGATGAAACCTATCATTACAAAAGATGGGGTTACCGTTATAAAGAATTTAGGTTACTCTGACTCCGTAAAGCAGTTAATTTTAGAATCAGCCAGAGATGCAGCTCTTCGAACTGCGTCAGAGGCTGGCGACGGAACCACCACAGCAACGATCTTATCTTCAGCTATCTCCAAATACACAGAAGAGATTTCCAAAATACACCCTAAGATGAGCCCTCAACGAATTGTAAGGGAGCTTCAAGGTTTAATCCCAGAAATTAAAGAGTTTGTGAAATCTTTCAGTGTTGTTTCCTCTGCCGATAATTACGAAAAAATCCTGCATAGCGTGGCGTCTCTTTCGGCTAATGGTGATTCCAGTTTAGCTGATTCTGTTTTAGAAGCTTTCGACACTGTAGGTGAAGAGGGCAATTTAACCATCGTCGAAGCCACAGGTGCAAGCCGGTACGAAGTGGAAAGAATTTCTGGATATACCGTAGATCAGGGGTATGAGGAATCACTTAAGAGATTTTCTAATGGTTTCATTAATGATCGCACTGGAACATTAGTTGGAATGGAAAAGCCGGTAGTTTTGCTGTATGATGGTGTTATTAATGATCTTTCACAGGTTTTCCCTGCACTTCAAAGCCTTAGTGAGTATTGGGATCAAACTAAGCATCAATTCAAGAATGTTGTTTTGGTCGCCCACGGTTTTTCTGATTTAGTTTTAGGTGATATGCATCAAAACTGGGTTCACCCTTCAACCATTAATGTTTTGCCGTTAATTACTCCTCAAACAGCTATTAAGAATTGGCGAACTCAGTTTTTATATGATCTTCAGTCGTATACTGGATCTCCAGTTTTTAACCCTCTAGATAAGCCTATTTCTGACTTAAATCCGGAATCTATGACGAAAAACAACCTGGTCACTAATGTTGAATGCTCTAGATTTAGAACTTCGATTATATCTGAAGAGGATGAGATTTTAATTGAAGGTCGAGTTGGTGAGCTGAAAGAGCAACTTAAGAGCCCGGAAAGCCAATATGAAGAAAATGACCTTAATGTTAGAATCGGCAAGCTGACTAGTGGTATTGCAAGGCTTTATGTTTATGGTCCATCTCAAGGCGAAACGAGAGAAAAAAGGGACAGGGCAGAGGATGCATGGATGGCAATAAGAGGTGCTGTAAAATATGGAGCTGTTCCTGGTGGAGGGTATGTTCTGGTCAGGCTTGCAGCTAAAATGCTGGTTAGTGCTGTATCTGTCCCTCTGTCGCCTAAGCAGGTGGCAATGTCTATTTTATCTCAAGCTCTGCTTGAACCAATAGATTTCCTTTACGGCAATTACGGATACACAGAATCCGAAATAGAAGAGGTTCGAGAGAAACTTTTACTTGATGATAATCAAACATTTGATGTTATGAATCAAGAGTGGGTCGATAAAAACTCATTACTAGACTCATTACCTGCGGTAACCGAAGCTATAGAAAACTCAATATCAATAGCTTCTTTGTTGGGAACTTTAGGTGGTATCGTATCTTTCGATAGGGATACGGAAGCTGATTCTAGGGAGCAAGTTTTAGAGAGAAATTACCAGAAAGCCGTTGGTGGTAACTGATGGGCTGGTTCAGCTATAAGTGCAATACCTGTGAGAATACATTTCGAAAGTCACTTCCTTTGAGAAAAAAAACTCAAGAGTGTGTTATTTGCCACGAAGAGGCTGAAGTTATTTTGAAGGTAGGTTCAGTTCAGGTTGTTGAGCGTCTAGATAATGGAGCTATGGCTAGGGCGGTAGAGCGGCTTCATAATATTGAGGAGATTATGGATGAGCGTGATGCTAAAAGCACAAAAAGAAATATGGAAGGTTTAGAGGGTTTAGATGAATAAATAGGTTGCTGTGTTCCGTTTCTTTTGTTATGTTTTTTAGGTAATCACTAAGGGGGTATTTATGAGTGGCAATTTAAGACCAGTTGAATTAAGTTTAGAAGGTTTTAGGTCTTTTGTTGACAAGACAACAATAAAATTCCCCGACATTAAACGGGGAGCTATCCTGATTAGTGGTTCGTATAAGGATGGGGAGACATCTTCAGGTTCCGGCAAGTCTACCATCTTGATGGCTATGGCTTTCGCTTTAGGTTTCTGTGACATACCTAACACTGAACTTAAAAGCTGGTACGGGAAAAACAAATTGAATGTCAAGCTTGTTTTGACTGATGACGACAATACCTATGAGATAATTAGAAATCCGAAACTTAAACTAGTTATCAATGGAGAGAAATTTGGAGGTACGTCTGCGGGAGCTAAAGAGAAATTAGAGGAAATCTTAAAGGCACCTTCAGAGTTAATTAAGGCGCTAACTTACAGACCTCAAAGAGAGAAAGGTACATTCCTAACAAACACTGACTCTAAAAATAAAGAGTTTTTAACGAAAATCCTATCTCTGAATTCGATAGAGTCGGCTAGTGATTCTTTTCTTCAAGAGTTAAACTCGATAAATTTCAAGAGATCTTCCCTAGAAAGCTCTATTTCTGTATTAAAATCAACACTAAGTAATTCAAACGTTTCTGATGCTCAAATCACTGAAGCTCAAGCGACGGTAAATTCCCTTAAAACTAAACTTGAATCTATGGGATCGGTAGCTGAGGATGTTGCGGGATATCAAGAAAGTATCGATAGTATTAATGTTGAACTTTCACGTATAGCAAAAGCGAGTAATGAGGTTTTGGTAGCCAAAAACCAAAATCTGGCGATAAGGGTTAAGGTTGGAGAACTACAATCTGAAATATCAGAATTAAAAAAAGGTGTTTGTGTTACATGTAAGAGGGAGTGGGATCAGTTCCAATCTTTAGTGTCTATGAAGGCGGAAGATATCTCTAATCTTCTGGATTCCATGAAATCTAATATCGCTTTAATTAATTCGGCAGCTCAGCTAATCAACCCTCAACATAAAGCTCAAATGGAAGAATCTAGGCAGCTTTATCAGATAAAGATCGGTGAGGTGTCTGCGCCAGTCGGCAGTGCAACACAGTCTTATAACTTAGCTGTATCTAACCTTGATAATTTGAATAGAATGAAAAAAATGAACAGCTCTTATGTTGAGCAACTTTCATCTCAAGAGATAGAACTAAAAGGTTTGGATATTGAAGTTCATTTGCTGGATCATTGTGTTAAAATAATAGGAAGGCAGGGGTTCTTAGGTGGTATTTTTGATGAGGTTTTATCTGAAATAAAAATGAGAACTAATGACCTTATGGTTTATATGCCTAATATTAATACATTTTCTTTGGATGTTTCATCGACATCGGTTACTCAAACAGGGAAAGTAAATAAGAAAATAAATACTGTGATGTATAAGGATGGAATGCCAAAATCTTTAAAGTCTATGTCTGGAGGTCAACAAGTAGCCTCAGAGCTTTGCGCCGATCTGGCTGTGTCAGAGACTATAAAGTCCAGGTCGGGCTCTAGATTGGGGTGGGTAGGGCTAGATGAGGCTATGGAAGGGTTGGATGTTGAAACTAAGATTGCAGCTCTTGATGCTATAAAATCAAAAGTTGACGGATTGCTTATAATTGTAGATCATTCAACAGAAATTAAAGAGTCTTTTGATATGGTCATAGATGTCCAATTTGACGGAAAAAGGAGCTGGGTTGAACAGTAAAAGTAGACTTTTAGATATGTCAAGACCCTTACCTTCAATGGTAATACCTGATAGGTATTATTTGTCATATTATGACGTTGTTAGTAATAGTGGGCCTTTATATGTTGTACTGTCGATAAATGAAGGGGAATCTTCTTTGTATTTTTCTAAAAACAAAGAAGGGGAGTTTGTGTCTTATGTTTTTTATCGGATATCTGACGCAAACAAATACCTTAAAACTGTTAGAACCTTTAAGGGGGAGGATGTGTCAGCTTTAGTGTTATGGGGAGGTACAGCGTCAATATTGGCAAACTCCTATAGCAAGGTACTAAAAAAAGAAAAAAGTGGTGTTAGAGGGCAAAGGAAACTTAAAGCGGTTTCTTCTGTGTTTATTAATGATCGGTTTGTCGATCTTGAACTTTTTTGGGTTGACGATAACCTAAAAATAAATTAGAATGGGTGATGATTTGGAAGATGTTATGAAAAAACAAAGGGAAGGTTACGTAGCTCAACTAGAAGAGGCAGGGGGAGAAATCATTAAAATGAAAGAAACTCGAGAGAAAACTATAGCACAGATTGACAATCGAGTGTCTATTTTACAATCCAGGTGTGATCAACTGAAAGGTGCAATATTTGCCCTTGACAGTCTGGTTCAAGCCGAAACAGAAACAGAAACAGAAACAGAAACAGAAACAGAAACAGAAAGTGAGGGAGATGATGCGAAAAAGTAGACAGCCTAAAACCTTAGAAGAAAAAGTGTTTTCTATTGACCCTGATTTTATTACAGAAATCAGGGGAGGGACGCTAGATGAGGCAAAAAATAAGTTATTTCGCCTTGATAAGTACGAAACCGAACTTATGGATGCGAGAGATGATGATCAAGACCTTGCTTCGAAAAGAGAAGAGCTGAAGGTGGCAAATCAAACCTACTCAGAACCTCTAAAGGCTATTAAACTGAAAAGAGCTTTCGCTCTTAAGGTTTTAGCTGAAAAGGGTGACATTTGAAGGTTGTGGGTTTGGATATGTCAACCAAAACAGGGTATGCCGTCATTAATGACGGCACCTTGTCCGATTATGGTATGATCCTTAGATCCCCAAGGTCACTCGACGAAGAAACTCAGCTTAATGTTGAGGATTACGGATTCTTATCTGACGCAAAGGATATAGCTATAGGTGCTCTAGGTGTAGCTCAGAGAGAAAAACCAGACTTTATTTATATAGAACAAACCAATAAAGGCAGGAATAGGGTGTCGCAAAAACAGCTAGAGTTTATCCACTGCATGGTACTTGATGGCTTGTTAGGTGGCGGAATGGCCGGTAAAGTTAGGTATGTCGATACTTCAGCTTGGAGACGTCACTTGTCTGTGAGATTATCAAAAGATGACTCTAAACATAACAAACTAGTAAAAAACAGGCTAGCTCGGGGTAAAATAACAACAAAACATTTAGCTGTAAGATGGGCTAACGACAAATTTAACCTGAATTTGATTTTAAAAGACAATGACATAGCTGACGCAATAGCTGTCGCAACTTATGGTATTAATTACGAAACAAAAACTAAACCCAACATTACAGAAACTGATATAAATAATTTATTCAAATAATCTTAATGTTTGTGCTATAATAAGAAGGTAAGTATGGATTTTGACTGGGATGAAGAATTGATCGAAACTCAACATAAAAAACCGGAAGAAGATCCTCCTGAAGAGGATGGTTGGGAATATGTTGATGAGTTAATTGATGATGAAACTGATGATTCAACCGTAACTCTTGCGATTAAAAGAATTGAACAAGCTAAACTTTACGAGTCATTAATTACTCATGATTTTTTCGCTCCAGGTTCCGCTAGACCGGAAATCCAAAGTAAAGTAACAAAAGAGATTCGTGATTTTATATTAGATAGACTTTCCGTTCTCGTCGGTCTAAAAGACGAACCAAGCACTGTTCAAGTTAAGGCGGAAATGCCGTGGAATGAAAGTCAAATCGAAGCGTTAACTTCTATAGCTAACAGGCTTGTAGATAAAAAAAGCACTACGGTGTTAAATAAACCTACAGTTCAGCAATTTTCAGCTGTAAGTAGCTCTGTACCTGTAGTTAATGTGGTTAATCAATCTCCAGTTCAGCCTAAACAAGCAGAGGTTGATTATCAACCTGTTCAGAAAAGAACAAAAAGAACAAAAAGAACTAGAAGGCGTAAAGCTGAAGCAAAAGTCAAACTACCTTCCGGTGTAAAGATCGACGATAACACTGGACGTCCAATGTCAGAAAACGGTATCGTCCTATATGGAGGGCAAGTTACAAATAAATCTTCACCTCCAAAAAAAATGCCAACACAAGCTGAAATGAACATGATTAATAATAGGGCTGTTCAGAGAAATCAAGCCGGAACTGGAAGTATAGGTGATAAACTTTTAGGTATGGCAATTAATCAAGCCCAGAGTTTAAATAGAAACATACTTGAGGAGTAAAAATATGAGTACTTTAGAGAGAATTCAAAAACTGGAAGAGTCTATGGGACAAGTCGTAGCTCGTGTTACTCAACCAGATCAAATGCTGCAAATGGCCATGAATAAAATTGTGGGTATTGAGCAATCTGTCGCTTCGTTAGGTAAAACATTAACGGCCGTTACTGAAGAGTTAGCGGAAACAGAAACCTTAAATAGTATGAACGTAATGATTAGACTTCGAAGATCTGAAGATGAGTCTTCAAGATCTAATGTTGAATCTCTATTAAGCCAAGACATAATAGAAGTTTCTGATGTTGTGTCTGATGACTCTTTAGTGGCTCTTGAGCAGAAGATCATTAATATGGATTCGGGAGAATCGACTGTGTTAGCTGAATATAACCTAATTGGGATGGCGTCACCTGTAACTAGTGTTGTATGGAAGGACTCTCTGCTTGGTAAGTCGGTTGGGGACACAGTAAAAGGTACTAATGAGGGTGCCGAAGATGAACTTTTAACTGTTATTGCTATTTACTCAGTAAAAGAAAAAGAAGTGATAGGTGACAGTACGAAACAGGAAAATCAACAATCAGTATCGGAAGTTTAAACTATGGCAAAGAAAAAAAACAAACTGGTGGACCAGATAGCTGCCGACATGAAAAGGGTTGCTAAAAAACTTGGGATTAATCCGGCACTTCTAACTAAAGCTAAGTATTTTAGTGGTGAGCCAAAAATAAGCGAATGGGATCTTCGTAAATCTGGTGGTTTTATTGGGATTCGGAATGCTTATTTTGAGTATGATGATGACAGTAGAGACGAGGCAGCATGGACAGAAAACGCTGATCTAAGAAAAGCGTTCAGGAAGCTTCGCCGTGATTCTGGTTCTATGGATCTTATGTTTAATAGGATCTCCGAAGCTATATCTAAAATACCAAAGATTAAGGTTAAACCATACAAAGCAACTAAAAGCAAAAAAAAGGTGAAAACTAAAGATCTTAGAACTTTAAATTTAGTATTATCTGATCTTCACTTTGGTTCCGACTTAACAGAAGATGAGCATGGTCATGATTTTGGTAGGGTTGAGGAAGCTAGAGCTTTAGCTGTTGTTGTGAAGAATGTATGTAATTACAAACTAGAATACAGAGATCAAACGGAACTTGTTGTTAATATTTTAGGTGATGTTATAGAAAACGAACTTCACGGTTCCGGTTCGGCAGACTATCTTCACTTACAGTGTTGTAGAGCTATGTGGCTTTTATCTCAAGCTTTAGCTAAGTTTTCTGAGAATTTCTACAAAGTTAGGGTTAATTTTGCTGTAGGAAATCACGGAAGAGACACCTCTATTCACCCTAAAAGAGCAACTGACGTTAAATTTAACGCCCTCGAAACAACTATTTATTACGGAGTTAAGTTGGCGTGCTCAGGTATGAGCAATATCGAGTTTAATCAACCTAAAACCCCATGGATAACATATAAAGCTCAAGGTCACAATATGTATGCTACTCATGGAGATACAAACTTAAATCCGGGCAATCCCGGAAATAAACTTGATGTTAGGGGGATGGAAGGGCAAATAAATAAAATAAATGCAGCTTTAGATGACAGTGAAGAGTATGAAGTGTTTATGGCAGGGCACGTCCATCACGCTATGGCTACACCCATGCCTAATGGTACATTTCTTATTACTAACGGGGCATTAGTTCCACCTAACAGTTTTGCACAAACCTTAAATATAATGGAATCACAACAAATACAGGTTTTATTTGAAACAACTAAAGAATTTGCTGTTGGTGATTTTAGATTTATCAATATAACATCATCGGACTATAGCAGTAACAAATCACTTGATTTAATCATCCAGCCATTTAAAAGTCTGGACATCTAATAAAGACCTCTTATGATAAAAAAACCTAAAATTGTTCGTTCGGCAGCTGAAGAGAAAAAACACTATAAGGGAGTAATAAGAGATAAAAACAAAAGAATTAAAATATTAGAAAGAGAGGTTTCCAGGTTAAGTAAATACTTAGTCAGGGAGGGTTTTGAATATAAATGGGACGAAGAGGAGAATCAAGTTGCATCACCAAACCAAGGCCCTGACTGGGAATGCGTTAAGTGTGAGCATAATGAATGTTACGAGTTCGAACTACCTCAAGGCAGTTCAATTCGAAAATACTTCACTTGTAAGAATTGTGGTAACAGAACTAGGGCTGTGATTGATGGTAAAGTTATGGACCCCTCAGGGGAATAAAAAGCAAACAGAGATTGATATTAAGCTTACTAGTATAGTTAATTACACTAGTAAATTAAAAATAGATCTTACAGTTTTAAGGCGTCAACTTATAGGTATTGAGGAAGACACATACGAACTGGAATCTTGCTTAGATAAACTTAAAAATGAGGCCTTGGTGGTGTCGGCTAGTCAGTTTGGTTTAATTAGAGGTAAGTTAAACGAATCAATCAAACAAAGAGACAAAATACTACTTTTTATAAAAAATACTAAAGCTACGGTGGCTGATCTTTCTAGGCAATCTGAAGAGTTGATAAAGCTTCGAAGTTTATCTGATACAAAAATTATTCATATTGATTTTGGAAAAAAATGAAAGAAAAAAAGAGAGACTTACGGCTAGAGACAGATAGGGATTTTATTGTATCCGAAAGGTATAATAATAATCTATCCGAACTGATATCTAACTACCCTGACGGAGTGCCTGATAAGGTAATTTGTCGAACCTTACAAATAACCCAAAAAGAGCTGGAAACCTATTACGATTGTGCTATAATTAATTTGAAAAAAGTTATGGAGTAGTTATGTCTAAGTTTAAACAACTCATAAATCCTCACTCTCACAGTGACGGATCGTTAGATGGTGCGGCCACCATAAAAGATATAGTAAAAAGAAATGTAGAATTAGGGGCATCTCACGTTACATGTACTGAGCATGGCAATATGAATACCGCTATGGATTTATATTCAACGTGCCACAGTATGGGCGTTAAGCCTATTTTAGGTTGCGAACTGTACGTACAAACACCCTTTAAAGATGAACTGGAAAAACAACTAAGAGAAAAGTTTAAGGGTGATAAAGACATTGAAAAGAAAATCAATAAAAAACTAGAAGGGCATTACGTTCACCTTACTGTTCATTTTAAGGATGAGTGGGCTTGGAAGTATTTTTGTAATCTTAGCCCAATAATGGACGCAAGGGGTTTGGTTCGTTGGGGTGAGAAAAAATCACTATGCACTATAGAAGAACTAGCTGGAGCTTCAGGTCACATAACGATATGTTCCAGTTGTTTAGTTGGAGCTGTACAGAAATGGTTACTGCCTGACAGGGATACCGGACATGTAAGACCTGATCTGGCAGAAAAGTCATATCGAATGATTCGGGATATAGCTGGCGATGAAAATTTCTTCGTTGAGGTTTTCCCTCATGAGGTAACTCACAACTGGCAAGCGCCGAAAAGAGAAAAAGGTAAAAGGACGATAATATCACCAGGGTACTTTAAGGCTATCGAATGCACCCCTGACTTTCCGGATGGTGATTTGCAGAAAAAAGCCAACCAGTTCGTTATGGATTTAGCAAAAAAATATAACGATCCTTTAATTATCTCTTTAGATTCTCATTTTGCTACACCGGAACAAAAAATAACTCAAGATGCAAAGCTAGGGAATGGAAGAGAAGCTTGGAAGTTTTATAATTCTTACCATATAGCTAGCACCGAAGAGGTAGCAAAAACACTGACTTCTACCTTAGGTTTAACTGATCGAGAGATAGGTAAGATGGTTGATAATTCTTACTTGTTTGCGTCACGGTTTGATGGATTCAAACTAACAACATCTAATGATCGATGGGTAATGCAAGATCTCCCAGAAAATTGGAAGGTGATGCTTAAACAGAAAATAGATTCGTATGGAAGGATGGATTGGTCTGACAAAGCTATGTGTGACAGACTTAAGGAAGAAATTGGCGTTATAGCGTTCAACCCTAAGCTTAACTTTATTCCTTATTTGTTTACTGTTGAGGATGTAGCTAATTTTTGTAAAAAAGAAGGTATCCTTATGACAGTAAGGGGTTCCGCCGGCGGGTGCTTATTGTTGTATTTGTTGGGAGTAAGTGCAGTAAACCCATTAAAGCACGACCTATTGTTTGGTAGGTTTTTAACCTTAGGTCGTATAGACTCTAATAATATTCCCGACGTCGATATGGATATTTCAGATAAAGATAAGGTTCTAGGTTATCTGGAAGAAACTTACGGTGACGGTTTTTGCAAACTGTCTATAGATTCCATGCTTAAGTTGAAATCATCAATTAAGGACGCTGAAAGGTCAATGAAAGGTGAAGTTTCAAAAGAAACTGAAGCTATGTGTAAAAAACTGCCACAGTCCGGCCAAGGTGGAAACGAAAAGGATATTGTTTTTGGTTATGTAGATTCTGAAGGTCATCATGTGTCAGGTCTAGTTCAAACTAATCAATATTTAAGTAAGTGGGTTGCGAAAAATAAAGATATTTGGGATGCTGTATCTCAAATGCTGGGAGTGCAAAGGCAAAAGTCAGTGCA